TCGGCGTTCCTTGGCGGTTAGAAGACCATTTAAACTTGATAAATACTAAAAGTATTTGTTACTAAGAAGGCTTGTAAATCTAGCGATAAGCAGGATTTATAAGAGTTTATCTGGGTTTTTGGAACGGAGTCTCTACCCAATCGTCCTTATAAGTTAAATGAAAATTTGGAATAAAATGACAACCTGGTGTTGAATGCCAGTGTAGGTTACGTTTAAGTGATTGTAAACTTACTACCTTACTAATTAGCAGATAACGAGTTAATAATATATTTTCACATATTATTAATGAAACTTCATTTTGTAACTTTAACCAACAAAATTGAACAACGATTGTTACAATGTTTAGGGTTAGGGTTTAGGGTTTGTTACAATGCCTATTACAATGTTTGTTACAATGTATACTAAAATGTAATACTACAATGTAATACTACAATGTATACTACAATGTAATACTACAATGTATACTACAATGGTTACTACATCGCCTGTTACAATATATACTACAATATATACTACAATGTAATAATACAATGTATACTACAATATATAATACAATGTATACTACAATATATACTACAATTTATACTACAATGCTTGTTACAATGTATACTACAATTTTTACTACAATGTAATACTACAATGTATACTACAATGTAAACTACAATGTATACTACAATTTCTACTACAATGTATACTACAATTTCTACTACAATGTATACTACAATGTAGAACTACAATGTAATATTACAATGCATACTACAACGCTTGTTACAATGTATACTGCAATGTATATTACAATGTTTACTACAATTTATATTACAATTTTACTACAATGTAATATTACAATGTATACTACAATTTATACTACAATGTATACTACAATGTATACTACAATTTATACTACAATGTATACTACAACGCTTGTATATTACAATGTATACTACAATTTTACTACAATGTATACTACAATGTATACTACAATTTTACTACAATGTATACTACAATGTATATTACAATGTATACTACAATTTTACTACAATGTATACTACAATTTATACTACAACGCTTGTATATTACAATGTATATTACAATGTAATACTACAATTTATACTACAATTTATACTACAATGTATACTACAATTTATACTACAATGTATACTACAATGTATACTACAATTTATGTTACAAAGCTTGTTACAATGTATACTACAATGTAATACTACAATGCATATTACAATGTAATATTACAATGCATATTACAATGTAAACTTTATTAAAGATAAGAAATATTTATTTAATCCACGTTCCAGTTTTTTTCATCCAATAGTTACCATCAGGGGCGATAGCTGCAACGTCTGCATTATTATATTGGAAAACAAGGAGATTGTCACTTGTTCTATGGAATACTTTATAACTGCCAATTTGTAATACTTCCCATAATCTTACAGTTCTACTACCAGCAGATGTTCCAGCTCCAACGATGTTTAAAGCATTTGGGTCCCAAGTTCCTCCGTATGCAATTTTTCCGGCATTGCTGTCTTTTGAAATACCTTTTCCTAGTTCAAGTTGTGAAAAAAATGGCACATTCAAATTCTTGTTATTGGGAACATTACAATCATTTGATGTTCCGCACCATACCCCTTGCGTTGTTGCATTTGTTAAAGCACCTGAATTTACAAGATTGCTCACAGTTGCTTTAGTTTCAAACTTTGCATCTGATTCACCTTTGTTATACACTTCTGTTTTCCTGTAATTGTTGGTATCAATTGCTGACCTAGTATAGTAAATTGTGTTATGATCATGTGATGCCGGTGCAAACCTTTCATCGGCGGCACCCTTGAAGTATACGCTCGCAGCAGGTGCAAAAAGAGCATTTGCTTCACCTTTGTTATAAACCTCTGACTTTCTGTAATTGTTGGTGTCAATTTCTGAGCGAGTGTAGTATATAGTATTATGATCATGTGATGCCGGTGCAAATTTGGTGTCTGATTCCGATTTGTTATACGTGTTTGCTAATGCTCCATTGTAAGATGTAACAAAGTTATTTAGGTTATCCTTTAAAGCAAACCTTTCATCGGCGGCAGCTTTGAAATATACACTACTAGCAGGTGCAAAAAGAGCATTTGCTTCACCTTTGTTGTATACAGTAGTCAAGTCTGCAGATGGCCCCGGTGGTCCTTGAGGTCCCTGCGGTCCTTGCGGTCCTTGCGGTCCCTGCGGTCCTTGTGGTCCTTGTGGTCCTTGTGGTCCCATAAGTTCTTGAATTTGGCGTAATCTATTAATCAAGTCCGCTTTAGACTGGTCTGTAAATGTGGCCCAGTCAACATTACCATCAAAGCCACGAGGTCCTTCTGGGCCTTGAGGTCCTTGCATACCTTGTGGTCCTTGCGGTCCTTGTGGTCCTGAAGGACCTTGTGGTCCTGGTATACCTTGTGGTCCAGGTGGCCCTTTAATGTTATCAAGAGATGCTGTATTACCCATTTAGTAACTAATCTTACAAATCTACAAAGAAATAAAATACAGAAAATTTGTAAACAATTGTATCCTAACAATTGTATTTAAAAATACAAAGGAGTAAGTGTTAAAATGGACAAATCCGAAAACAAAAAATTAAAGGTCTTATTTCAAGGGTGGTTGAATGTGCCTCATAGTTATGCAATAGTTAATTGTTTTCAGCTTTTACATTTATACAAGAATTACAAAGACGTATTGGAAATTTACGTATTAGAAGCAGAGTACTTTAGAAAGGAATGGAACAATGTAAAAGCTCTTGTTTATGGAGAAGAAAGCAATAATATTATAAGAGGGTTTAAAAAATGGTCGGGCGAAGAGGTCCATCTTGTTTACAACATTACATACCCATATGACGTCACACCAGTAAATGTAAGCGGTAAGGATGTTCCTAAATGTGTTTTTTATACATCGGAGTTCGCTGCACTTGATACAAGTTACTTCAAGGTCCAACCTAACATCGGATTTGCTCACATGGGCGACGTTGTTAATCATATTAACAAAAATAAATCTTTATACTTTACATCGCCTAGCGTATGGTCGTCAACTGGATTAAATGCGTTGGGCATACAGAAAGATAGAAACAGAATAATTACACACGGTGTTGACGTGAGCAAATTCTATAAAAACAAAAGCAATAGAAAAGGAATTCGTGATTTTTACAAAGTGGGGGACGACGACATTTTATTACTAAGCACGGGAGCCATGACGCAAAACAAGGGTATTATGGAACTACTTGTAGCACTTAACATTGTTGTAAATGTCAATAATAAGAAGAACTACAAACTGCTTTTGAAAGGCACAGGAGATTTGTATCAATCAAGGCAGTTTTTAGAGTCATATCTTGTAACACTTTTGGATAGATCACTGATCACAAAAGATCAAAAAGAGAAACTACTAGATGACCATATTATTTTCACTGACAAGACTTTCTCATACGAAAGGATTAACGATCTTTACAATGCAGCGGACCTTTACGTATCTCCATATTTAGCTGAAGGATTTGGTCTCGTTCCATTAGAAGCGCTAACTGCAGGACTCCCTGTATTGGTTCCTAGGACAGGAAGCACAAAAGAGTACATGGAAGATATCTACTCAAATGGTGGAGAAGGTCATATATACTACATCGATTCTCAAGTGGCAGTGTTGCCAAATGATTTTAAACAAAACATGATTGATGTAAAAAGTATTATAGAAGTATTATTAAAATTCGAAGGGCATACAAGTTCTGAAGAAAAGAATAACACATATATAAAGATGCGATCATACATTTCTGACAATTACAGTTGGGATAAGGTATCACATTTGCTTTATGATTATCTTACTTTTATTGTAAAAAACAATGTAAACAATGAGTAAATACTAAACAATACAAAACGCATTTACACTTTATTTTGTTAATTAACTCCTTAACAAAATGAAACAGATAAATGAAAACCCTGACCCCCTATAGAATAGCAAAACCAATTTTAATTGCACCGTTAAGGGCGTTGATGTCGTCAACATTGCGAATGGCGATAGAGAATGATCCTGAAGTTACAGCTTGGACCCTAACAAATGGTGAACCTTGTGAACCAGCATAGTTTACGATGTTGCTCAAAACTACAGAATCCGCCTTGATATAAGAATTACTGATAACAAATGAGGTGGTACCATTTGTAGAAAGGGAAGTAGATACGGTAGTGACCACTCCAGCTGGTGAGTTGAGTGTAACTCCTGATGTGATACTAGTGGCTTGTGTGGCGGTGTTTTTTGAGATGCTTATTTCACTTAAAGATGAAAGACCAACAACTTCAATAGATCCATATTTCTTAGAATTTTTTCTTAACTGAGACATGTTTTATATATTTACAAAAGAAATAAAATTTGAGTTTCTTGTATCTTATATCTAATATCTAATATCTAATATCTAATATCTTATATGTTATATCTTATATCTAATATCTAATATCTAATATCTAATATCTAATATCTAATATCTAATATCTAATATCTAATATCTAATATCTAATATCTAATATCTAATATCTAATATCTAATATTTAAAAGTGTGCATCTTTTATTCTGCAAGTATAATATAGTGAAATGGAGAATAGTAGTAAGATGATAATACTTATAGGAACTCTTATTACAATTATAATAGCAATAGTAATTATTTACTATTTTGTTGGTGGACCACGAACAGAATCGACAAAAGCGGATAGTAATGAAAATCACATGATTGATGTTCAGTTCAGCGAAAAGAACATGCCGAGCAAAGTATATAAAGTAATGTTCAACAGAGGTTCTCCATGGATTGGGGGGTATGAACTTGGGATAGGAAAAACATATATTGTTGAGAGTAATGAATCAAAAAAGTGACGGAATTTTTAATACTCGACAGTATTAAGTAGTCAATTAATGCTAAGTTTTGTAGAGTATTTATTTGGATGGAGATTGATAGAGTATTGGAATGCAGTATTCAGCTTTGCACCAAGTTTACAAACAACGGTTGTGTGCGATAGTTTAGTAGCATCATCAGATGTTTATTTTAATTGGAGTGGGTCAAAGACACAAAGTGTGTATGTATTGACGCTATTAGAAAGGTATGCACTTTATGCATTGATAAGGTCTAGTCTTATAACTATTTCATTTGTGTTTAATTTTAATGGTAATGTTATAGATATATTAGGACATTTGGTTATTTTGCCAAGTGTTCAAAATTATATAAGTAATAAGATACAAAGGTTAGAGTATACAAAAGATGTAGCACTATTTACACGATACTACATTTCTTTAAACATCATAAGGTTGATAAAATCTTTGGACAACAATATAAAACCTATACCAAACTATGCTATATTTAGAATCACGAGCTTAGCATCTTATAAAGGATGTCTAAAAGTTTATTATACTTTTTTATATATTGGATTTATACAAATTTTGAAAGAATGCGAGACCACTTATTTATATTACAAGGCTGTGAAATATGCCTATTACTACAAATTTGGATATATGTTTAATAGCATGAGTAAAGATACAGCTATAGATGTAATAAATGCAATTATAGACGGAAATAGATGGGAACACCTTGCAAGTCTTGATGTAATGAATGCAGTTGTTACGATGTCAAAACACAAATTCAAATCAAATTTCACAAAAAGTGACCTATACAACTATATGGAGATGTTTGGACTATTGTGGTCTCTTTTATTATTTTATAGTATTCTTAACAATGCACTACAAATATACATAATGTTTATACTGGCTTCAGTGTCGGTTAGCTTAGGTAGTATTGACATGATATCATGTGCACTTATTTTGCCAGGAGTTCTTATTGGTTTACCAAGTATCTTAGTGACATTTATACTTGTATGTAGGCTTGCAATGGTGGATATACTTAAAGAAGCACACTTTTATATTAAAAATCGTAAAGATATGAGAATTACAATTTTAAATGTAAGTGAACGTGTCCAAAATGGGTAGCAATATATATGTATATATTTATATACTATAAAACAGAATAATGCGTTTATTTTTTTCTTGATTCATTGTATAAAAAAATAAATGTACTCGAGTTTGTATTACAATCAGCCGATTGTTATTCTTGATAGCACAGCTTCATCTGGACTAACAACTGGTTCATTAGTTTTATATGGTGGATTTTCAGCAAGTGGTCTTGCTACTTTGTCTACTACAGACATTCTTGGTGTAGCTTCCGTAAAGGACACAACAAATAGTTCAACCTCATCAAACGGTGCTTTAGTAGTATCAGGTGGTGTTGGAATTACAAAAGATGTAAACATTGGTGGAAACACAGTTATTGAAGGATCTTTGACCGCAGGATCATTTGCGGTAAACAACTTGGTTGCATCAGCAATTTCAGTTGGTAACTTTTATGTTACAGCAAACACTGTTCTCCATGGTTTAGTTACAGCAGGTGCTTTGACTGTTACTGGTGAATCTATCTTTAGAGGAGCTGTTACTGCTGGTGCTATTAATGTTACTGGAGAGTCAATTCTGCAAAAAGGAGTCACTGCAGGTTCAATGAACGTTACCGGAAACTCTCTTCTCCAAGGATTCGTTACAGCAGGTGCTTTGGACATTACTGGAGCTTCTATCCTTCAAGGAGGTGTTACTGCTGGATCAATGAACGTTACAGGAGATTCTACACTCAATGGTTTTGTCACTGCTGGTGCTTTGGACATTACTGGAGCTTCTATCCTTCAAGGAGGTGTAACTGCTGGTTCAATGAATGTCACTGGAGATTCTCTTCTAAACGGCTTCGTTACCGCAGGTGCTCTTGATGTTACTGGTGCATCAATCCTCCAATTGGGAGTCACTGCTGGATCAATGAATGTTACTGGAAACTCAACACTTCATGGACATATTACTGCAGGTGCATTGGACATTACTGGTGCTTCTATTTTGCAAGGTGGTGTGACTGCAGGTTCAATGAACGTTACCGGAGATTCTACTATTCAAGGATACATAACCGCTGGTGCAGTTAACGTTACTGGCGAGTCAATTTTGCAAAAAGGTGTAACTGCTGGGTCAATGAACGTTACTGGAAACTCAACACTCCATGGACACATTACTGCAGGTGCATTGGACATTACTGGTGCTTCTATTTTGCAAGGAGGTGTAACTGCGGGTTCAATGAACGTTACCGGAGATTCTACTATTCAAGGATACATCACCGCTGGTGCAGTTAATGTTACTGGAGAGTCAATTTTGCAAAAAGGTGTCACTGCAGGTTCAATGAATGTTACTGGTAACTCTCTTCTCAACGGTTTTGTTACTGCTGGTGCAGTCAACGTTACTGGAGAGTCAATTTTGCAAAAAGGAGTAACTGCAGGTTCAATGAATGTTACTGGAAACTCAACACTTCATGGATTCATTACAGCAGGTGCATTGGATATTACTGGTGAATCTATCCTTCAAGGAGCTGTTACTGCAGGTGCATTGGCTGTTACTGGAGCTTCATTGTTTTTCTTGGGTGTAACTGCCGGTTCAATGAACGTTACAGGTAACTCAACACTTCAGGGACACATTACCGCTGGAGCAGTTAATGTTACAGGAGAGTCAATTTTGCAAAAAGGAGTAACTGCAGGTTCAATGAATGTAACCGGAAACTCTCTTCTCCAAGGTTTTGTTACTGCTGGAGCAGTTAATGTTACTGGAGAGTCAATTTTGCAAAAAGGTGTAACCGCAGGTTCAATGAATGTTACTGGAGATTCTCTTCTAAACGGGTTTGTTACCGCTGGTGCATTGGACATCACTGGTGCTTCCATTCTTCAAGGCGGAGTAACTGCAGGATCAATGAACGTTACTGGTAACTCTCTTCTCAACGGTTTCGTTACAGCTGGTGCTTTGGACATTACTGGTGCTTCAATTCTTCAAGGTGGAGTTACTGCAGGGTCAATGAACGTGACAGGAAACTCAACACTTCATGGTTTCGTTACCGCTGGTGCATTGGATATTACTGGTGAATCTATTCTTCAAGGAGCTGTTACAGCTGGTGCAATTAACGTCACTGGAGAGTCAATTTTGCAAAAGGGAGTTACAGCTGGGTCAATGAATGTTACTGGAAACTCTCTTCTCCAAGGTTTCGTTACTGCAGGTGCATTGGATATTACTGGAGCATCAATCCTTCAAGGAGGTGTTACTGCAGGTTCAATGAACGTCACTGGGGTGTCTACTCTTCATGGATTCGTTACTGCAGGTGCTTTGGACATTACTGGGGCTTCTATTCTTCAAGGAGGTGTTACTGCAGGTTCAATGAACGTCACTGGTGTATCTGTTTTGACAGGAGATGTTACTATGGGTGCAAGTCTTATAATCGCAGGTCCACAATTCACTGTGCCAACTGGTGATGTTTTGGCAAGACCTGCAGCTCCAAGAGCTGGTGATATCAGATACAATACAGAATACAATCAATTTGAAGGTTTCGGTCCTGGTGGTGCTTGGGGATCTTTAGCAGGAGCTATCGATATCGCTCAGACTACAAAGGTCTTGGCATCTTCTTCGCCTGGAACAACAGATGGTAACTTGTATTTCTATAACGTTGGTGGCGAAACTATGCGTATCAACAGTGCCGGAAATGTTGGTATTGGAACATCTGCTCCTGGTTACAAGCTGCACGTCAATGGAACTCTGGGTGCAGATATCGGTATCACAGCTGGATCTCTTAATATCACCGGAGCATCTACTCTTCATGGAGGAATCACTACTGGTTCATTGAATGTTACTGGTGCTTCCTCATTCAAAGACACTGTTACTATTTCTGCATTCACAAACATAACAGACACCAGAGACAGTGATAGTGCCACAACTGGTGCTTTGGTTATTGCTGGAGGAGTTGGTATTGCAAAAGATCTACACGTTGGATCCGATGTCAGCATTGTTGGTAACTTGACTGTCTCAGGAACAACTACAACTGTGAACACTGAAACTACTTTGATTGAAGACAACTTGCTTGTAGTCAACAGTGGACCATACGGTCTTGCAGATGGTGGTCTCTTGATTAAGAGGTATGTTGACGGAGAGAATGACACTAGTGGTAACAATTATGCTGGTTTCTTCTACAAGGAATCGACTGATGAATTCACCTTTGCTTTGACTAACAGTGATCCAGGTGCTTCTCCTGTTACAATTGCTGAATATCTTCCATTGCGTGCCAGATATCTTGGTTTGCAAGATACTACCAATGCAACAGGTGTTGGTTCCGGTGGTTCCCTCACTGTGCTTGGAGGTGCAGCTGTTAGCAAGGATCTACATGTTGGTGGTGCTATTTATGTGCCAACATTTGGTGTAGATACTATTAGTGCAAAGTCTATCACTGCTGGATCCATCAGAGTTACTGGTGAGAGTATCCTTCATGGAGCTGTTACAGCAGGTGCTTTGGCTGTTACCGGGGCTTCATTGTTCTTCTTGGGTGTTAGTGCAGGTTCATTGAATGTTACCGGGCAATCTTTGTTGCAAGGAGGGGCTACCGCAGGTGCCCTTAACGTTACTGGTGCATCAGTTCTTCAACTCGGAGTAAGTGCTGGATCAATGAATGTTACTGGAGACTCAACACTACAAGGGTTCGTCACTGCAGGTGCATTAGATGTTACTGGAGAATCTATTCTTCAAGGAGCAGTTACAGCAGGTGCATTGGATGTTACTGGAGCATCAATTCTTCAACTAGGAGTCACTGCGGGATCAATGAATGTTACTGGAAACTCAACACTTCAAGGACATATCACTGCAGGTGCTTTGGATGTAACTGGAGCTTCAATCTTGCAATTGGGTGTCACTGCTGGATCAATGAATGTTACTGGAAACTCAACACTTCAAGGACACGTCACTGCAGGTGCACTGGATGTTACTGGAGCATCAATCCTTCAACTCGGAGTCACTGCTGGTTCAATGAACGTGACTGGAAACTCAACACTTCAAGGATTCATCACAGCAGGTGCATTGGATGTTACTGGAGAGTCTATTCTCCAAGGAGCTGTTACTGCAGGTGCTATTAATGTAACCGGTGAGTCGATTCTGCAAAAGGGAGTAACTGCTGGATCAATGAATGTCACTGGAAACTCAACACTTCAAGGACACATTACTGCAGGTGCATTGGCTGTTACAGGAGCTTCACTGTTCTTCTTGGGAGTCACTGCTGGATCAATGAATGTGACAGGGAACTCTCTTCTACAAGGTTTCGTTACTGCAGGTGCATTGGACGTCACTGGAGAGTCAATCTTGCAAAAGGGTGTTACCGCAGGATCAATGAACGTTACCGGAGACTCGACTCTGCATGGATACATTACTGCAGGTGCTTTGGATATTACTGGTGCATCAATCCTCCAATTGGGAGTCACTGCTGGATCAATGAATGTTACTGGAAACTCAACACTTCAAGGATTCATTACTGCAGGTGCATTAGATGTTACTGGAGCATCTATCCTGCAACTAGGAGTCACTGCTGGATCAATGAACGTGACTGGAAACTCGACACTTCAAGGATTCATCACTGCAGGTGCATTAGATGTTACTGGAGAGTCTATCCTGCAAGGAGCTGTTACTGCAGGAGCATTGGATGTTACTGGTGCTTCAATCCTGCAAGGAGGTGTAACCGCAGGGTCAATGAATGTGACTGGAGTGTCAACACTCCAAGGTTTCGTTACTGCAGGTGCTATTAACGTTACTGGAGAGTCAATCTTGCAAAAAGGAGTCACAGCTGGTTCAATGAATGTAACCGGAAACTCTCTTCTCCATGGCTTCGTTACTGCAGGTGCATTGGACATTACTGGTGCTTCTATCTTGCAAGGTGGTGTGACTGCAGGTTCAATGAACGTTACTGGAGATTCGACTCTAAATGGATATATTACAGCAGGTGCTTTGGCTGTTACTGGAGCTTCATTGTTCTTCTTGGGAGTCACTGCTGGGTCAATGAATGTGACTGGTGTGTCAACACTTCAAGGATTCGTCACAGCAGGTGCATTGGATGTTACTGGTGAATCTATTCTTCAAGGAGCTGTTACTGCAGGTGCTTTGGCTGTTACTGGAGAGTCAATTCTGCAAAAGGGAGTCACTGCTGGATCAATGAATGTGACTGGAAACTCAACACTTCAAGGACACATTACAGCAGGTGCATTGGCTGTTACAGGAGCTTCACTATTCTTCTTGGGAGTCACTGCTGGATCAATGAATGTGACTGGAGTGTCAACACTTCAAGGATTCGTCACTGCAGGTGCATTGGACGTTACTGGTGAATCTATCCTTCAAGGAGCTGTCACTGCAGGTGCATTGGATGTGACTGGAGCATCAATCCTTCAACTTGGAGTCACTGCTGGATCAATGAATGTGACTGGAAACTCAACGCTTAACGGACACATTACAGCAGGTGCATTGGCTGTTACAGGAGCTTCACTATTCTTCTTGGGAGTCACTGCTGGATCAATGAATGTGACTGGAAACTCGACACTTCAAGGACATATCACTGCAGGAGCTTTGAACGTTACTGGAGCATCAATTCTTCAAGTTGGAGTTACAACTGGTGCATTGTATGTTACTGGACACAGTATCTTTAATGGATCTATCACTGGAGGATCATTGAATGTTGTGAATACAACAATTCTCAACGGAGCTGTTACAGCAGGTGCAATTAATGTAACTGGTGAATCTTTGTTGCGTGGAGCAGTTACAGCAGGAGCTCTTAACGTTACTGGAGCATCAATTCTTCAATTGGGTGTAACTGCTGGATCAATGTATGTTACAGGAACTTCATTCTTGGTCGGAAGTGCAACCTCAGGCTCATTCAACATCTATACAACTGATGATGCAACCAACGGAACAACTGGTGGTGCATTGACTGTGCAAGGTGGAGCATCTATTGCAAAATCTCTGTATGTGAACAATGTTAACCTTACTCCAAGCAGTGGTGATATCTTCTTAGAAGGTTCATTCAGTGCAGCAAATAACCAAGCTGTAGCAGCAAATGTAACCGGATTTGCTTTTGCAAATGCAACAGTTAGATCTTTCAATGCTTTGGTATCAGTTTCCATCGCAAAGTCAGCAGGAACAAGCTTGTATGCTGTATACGAATTGAAGGGTGTGCAAAAAGCAAGTGGATGGGTATTGAACTCATCATTTGTTGGTGATGCAACTGATGTCATTTTCTCTATTAGCTCTACTGGTCAAGTGAAATATACATCAACAAACGTTGCTGACTTTACAAGCAACACCATTAAATACAGAGCACAAACTACATCTGTTTAAAGGATATGGGTTGTAAAATTTGATAAAAATTTAATTGTAATTGATAATTAGTTTTTTAACAGTAAAAGTAATTAACAAATGAGTTTGCGTTCGTTGTTAGAAATTGATGACAGCACCCACAACATGTTCAACCAAAAAATAAATAAAATATACACTAGTCTAAATCGATAGAAAATATCTTCAAACGATCCTCTTCTGATAAGTTTTTATTTGGATAAATTATATTAAATTTGATATGCATGTGACCATATTTGCCAGTTGGGTCTCTTAGTCCTTTATTAAATAGTGTATATTGCACGTTGGGATTTACAATACCAAATCCCTTAGTATTCAGTTCTATGTTCTCTCCAAAATAAGGAATTGCAATTAGCTTGCCCACCAATGACTCCTTTAAGGTCAACGTTGCGGTGTAAGAGAGGTCGTTTTGAACACGTTTAAAGTCCTTGTGATCTTTTACGTTTATGATAGCTACAAAGTTACCCGACAGTTCATTTTTCCTGAATGCTTGTGGTCCCCATCCATTGAATACATATGTCTTACCATTATTGACTCCGATAGGAATATCTATAGTAACAATATCACAATCAGTAATGGTGCCCTTCCGATTACAAGAATTGCAATTTGGATTCACGTTTAATATTCCTTTTGTGCCACATTGATGACAGTGTCTTTCAATTCTTTGTTGCATCATACCAATTTGAATAATTTGCACTGTGATTCCATTACCATCACATGCACCGCAGTGCCTTATACAATGACTGCAAGGTTTTTCTCTTGTCAATTTTAGTTTCTTTTGTAACCCGTTAAACACATCATCTAATGTTATATAAACATTGTAATGGGAATCTGGCTTTTTTTGCGGTGGTTGGGCTGCAAATGGATTAAAGAATGGAAAAGTATTACTGTGCCCATCGTATTCGTTCCTTTTACTTTTATCACTAAGTATTTCATAAGCTCTTCCTATTTCTTGAAACTTTTCTTTGTTTCCATTTTCTTTATCTGGATGATATTTTAAAGCCAACTTCCTGTATGCCTTTTTAATATCATCTTCAGTTGCATCTTTTGTTACACCAAGTGTATCATAATGAGACATTCTTTTATAATTACAATTAGATCTGGTAGTTATAAAATAATTTAATAATAAACAAAGCACCTAGAGAGTTGTCGTCATTGCTCTATATTTCATTGTAGTAGATATCCAATTAGGCGTTAGTTTACTTGTGTATTGAACTTGACCACTGCTTGTAATCTTAAATGCGACGCCGATTTCATCTCCGATAAAAGATGTATTCATTATCCATCCATTTTTTTTGCGTATACCCTTTACCTCATACAAACTGTCAAATGTGTCATCAAGTGCTTCAATAGTAACACAAACAATTCCAGAAAATGATTTTATTACGGGGTCTATGAAAGCAAATCCTATGACATTTGCTGGAGATGTTTGATTATTTGCAGCCATAAACTGACGTTGATTCAAGTCTCCTATGCTAGGTGTAACATCAATATTATTTACCATAACACTTCCCCCAACATGTAAAGATTTTCCTATAGCTGCTCCTCCATATGTTGTGAATGTGCCACCAGATGTAATACTAGACACGTCAGTGGTGTTCTCAATTTTGATGGCACTGGTAGATCCAAGAATAAGTGTCTCATCTTCATAAATAAAGTCTTGTGTTCCAATTATAGGGTCGATTCCGTTACCTCGAAGAACTGCGTTAGGGCGTAAATAACTTGATCCAGTGCCACCTTTCTTAACCGATAAAGGTATAACTAATGGTGATTCTACAATATATTTAATATAAGCATCTACATTATTAGTATTTGTATATTTTAGTACACCATAGGTTAGAGTGTCTACAGAAAAGGTTATACCTGTTCTATCACCAATGTAGTGAGAATTCAACTTCCACATTCCATCACAATATAAACCCTCGATTTCATAAAATGCATACAAATTTAAATCAGGGACTTCTACAAATGCTAATACCTGAAAAATGTGTTGTGTTTTTTCAAATGATAAATATTTAGAATCGATTTCGGAAGGAGAAATAGTATTATCGTTCAATGTAATATTTACATCTGATTTTAGAATTTTTTTCTGTTGGATTCTCAATGTCAAATTACTAGAATTGTTATTTGTGTATTGAATTACTCCTGTAGAACCAATATTGAGTATTCTAAAGTTCAAATTAGAAATATTTCCACTAGAATGCGAGTTCAATACCCATGCATTGCCCTTTAATACTACATTTAAAATATACATGCCATATTTTGCATTATCTTCACTTGCGACATACACAACAACTTGTAGAGAATCATAAATTGAGTTTTGGTATGACAATTGAGGTATATTTGTAAATGTGGTTACATTTCCTGGTAGATTAACATTTATTTGTTCATCTTCTGGAGTGTCTTTAATAAGTGTTGCTGTTTTAAAGTTGATTGTGACGGCTCCTACAGAGTTGGTATTTGTATATTTTATCTGGGCAATGTTGTTTACATTTTCTAAAAAGAAATCAACATTAGTCGGATCACCAACAAAAGTTTTGGATAAAAACCAATTTGTTTGACGTTTTATTCCACGAAGTTTGAAGACGGCACACTCTGTATTTTTATATTCTACATAAACATATGCAACAAATGCTTTTGTATCAGCTGGAAAGGTGAATGAAGGGACATTTTGCGGTATTGATACGTTATTATTCAACACGAAACTGTTAGAATTTGCTAAAATGCCATTTACTAACTTGTCCACATAACCTTTGTTTGCAGCATCAAGTTCTACTTCAGGATCCTTTACATTTTTTATATTATTATATTGTGCATCAATCTCTCCACCTACAATTAGATTCTTACTTATTGCTGCACCTCCAAATATCGTAAGCGCCCCTCCAGTTCCTAAGCCTGTAGCTGAAGTCGAATTATTTACACGAATTGACGACTCATTGCCTAATATTAATACTTTATCTTTGTAAATAAAGTCACTTGATGCCAAAACTGCTTCTGTTCCATTACCACGTAAAACAGCATACGGTGTCAAGTAAGTCTTTCCAGTCCCACCTTTTGTAACAGGCAAAGGCTGAAATGTTGGCGGTGTATTTAATAGATATTTTATCACAACGTTTTCTGCAGTTGTATTTGTGTATTGTAAAATATAGTTATCATCAGTGCTAAGAACGCTAAATTTTATACCTAAAGGATCTCCGATTAAACGACTATTAATTTTCCATATATTGTTTTTACTAAGAGCTGTTATTTCATACAATGCATGCTTATTAATTGACGGCTTCTCTGCATAAATTGTCAAATTGAAATTCGTATGTGTTTTAGGAAAAGTGAAATCCTGTATTGTTGTAGACGTAGGAATAGTAGTATTTGCGAGTAATGTGTATGTGCTGAGGATTGCTGCAATAGGAAATTCTTGAACCTTAAGACGGTAAGAGCCAGATGTATTGGTATTGGTGTATCCAATCACACCACTTGTGCCATTTGAAACAATACTGAATGAAATATTTTCAGAAATGTCACCTATAGAGTGTGAATTTAAGACCCATGATCCATTCTTTTGTAAAATATTGATGAATAGCAACCCATCTTCTGTATGAGAGTCGTTTGAAACGTGAACTACAAGTTTTGCTCCATCAACTTCATTATTACTATAAGTGAGATCTGGTAATTCCAAAAGAGTTCCAACATGATTAGCTAAAGTGATATTTTTCTGAGATCCAATCACTGAATCAAAAATTTGTGTAAAAGTCCTATAGAATATAGATGTATAACCAGAAATGTTCAAATTAGTGTATTGCACGATTCCCTTTCCATCTGTAGGATTACGTCTTATGTAAAAATCTACCCCAGAAGGTTCTCCCACAAATGTATTTACGATATACCATTGAGTGCCAGTATTTATACCTCGAATAGTATAAACTGCACTTCTCTCGTTATTGTTATTAACATAAATGTAAAGAACAAAAGCACGTATTGACGAATCAAATGTTAGTGCTGAAATATCTTCAGGCAAAGCTGTGTTGTTGTTCAAAAGCAATGAATTGTCTCCCACAACGGATACATCTATCAACGATTGAACATACCGCTTGTTTACAGCGTCGTAGTCTTGGATTGGATCATCAACGCTGGTAATTCTGTTGAGTCCAACGTCAAGTTGTCCACCTATGTAGACATTCTTGACAAATGTTGCACCGCCAAGATTGACAAAAGAACCTCCTATTCCTAAGCCAGTTGCATTAGAAGTGTTGTTGATAAATATTTTCGTGTTCTTATCAAGTGTTAGTGATCCTATAGTGCCATCAGATGTCGAAAATGATAGATTATCGTATCCTCTTATTGCACTACCATTTGTTTGGGCAATGATAAGTTGTCCTGTAGTGAAGTTACCTTGGAGTTTATTATTATCAACATAATATTTCGTAGCTGCATCACTTCCATTCACTGGCTCAGCGAGGTTTACGATTTTATTTCCCGAAACGTCTATTTTGCCACCAACATACAGATCCTTGTAAATGGAAGCACCACCTAGTGTTTTAAGAGAAGATTCTCCTGTCAAACTTGTTGTTGCAGCTGTATTAGAAATAAACAACTTTCCATTCTGTGAAATTTGTAAATTTTCACCATCAATTGTAAATGCCGGATAACTAGTAAGAGCATTAGGATTGGTGGACCCTGTTATTATTTGTGTATTACCAAAAGATCCTATAAGGTTACCATATGTTTTGTTGTCAACATAATACTTTGTAGCAGCATCGCTATTGTTTTCTGGTTCTGCAACATTTATTATCTTGTTATTGTTAACGTTTAATCTTCCTCCAATAAAAGCATCTTTTGATATTGATATTCCACCTAGGCACATAAAAGCTCCACCAACACTTCCAGTCGCATTTGCAGTGCTTGACAAGAGTAGTTGTATTCCATCAAAAGTAAAATTGTTGTAACCCCTTATATCATAACCGTCGGATTCTGCAATTAATACTTGTCCGGTAGTAAAGTTTCCTGAAACTCTTTGGTCATCTACATATTTTTTAGTTGCTGCGTCGTTATCCTCTACAGGATGTTTCACGTTTTTAATAAAATTTAATCCTACATCTACTTGTCCACCAACAAACAGATCTTTTTTAATAGACGTCCCTCCCTTAATTGTCAAAGCACCACCAGAGCTTATGTTTGCAGCGTTGGTTGTGCATTTTATAAATGCGCCACCATCTAACACAAAGCTAGCAGTGCTTTCGTTAGTTGCTGGAGATGTGTAAGGAATGTATATTTGATCATCACGCAAAATAATGCGTTGTATGTCAACGCCGTTATTTTTATTGTATTCTCTAATAGAATTGTAATACAAAGTCCCCGACCCTTCAAGTGATCCGTCTCCTTGTGAATTGGGGAGCAAAGATGGTGCAATAGAAAGATTTCCTTTAACGAGAAATCCCTCAAGGTTGGTCCCAAACCCTGTATCCATTTAAAATATGGTTAATCTATAATGTAAGCATATTTTTAAAACGTATTTTTAACGACAATGGTCAAGCTTCTCCATAGAAGGACAATTTCAAGGATGATATATTATAAATTGATGTATTAAGTTTGTTTACAAAATCTTTGTAATATGATGGAGAGAAATATGTATTGTTATACAATGTAAACAACTCGTTGAGATCATCACCTTTGAGTTCTACAAATGGAATATCAATGCTTTTAAGATGGTCTAGAAATGAGGTGCATTTTGTTGTAGAATTGTTGATAACAATTGGAATAACACCCAAATAAAGAGATTCCCAAAAACGATGAGTATCGACACCATTGCCTCTTAGGCACAGACAAAATCTGTGACTTGCAAGTTCTGTTAAGTAGTCTTTATATGATTTGTTTTGAGATATTTTAAAAGCGCCTGTTACGTTGATTGCATCTAATACTTCTTTGCGATATCCATAAGTATTTGGATTGATGTTGACATAAACAGCATTTTCTTTTTTATATTTATATGTATCTTTCATTACTGTATACAGTTCTAAAAGATTTCCATGCTTCCACATTGCATTAGCAATACCTATAGGTAATGCAGAAAGTTTATGATGCGGTTGCGAGTTTACATTTTGGGCATACACATGTGTGATAACTTTGTTTTGAAGGATTGGCAAGTGTGCATCAGTAAAAGCACCATCGGAGTTGTGAGTATACAATGTATATGTAAGACTTTTGTCCAAAACTGGTAAGATGTGATCAATAAATGAGTCTAACAAATGAGTGTAAATAAACAATTTTATGTTCGTTTTTCCACTTATGTGACTAAATGTTAAAAAATAAGAATTTAACAAACTAGTATTAATGTTAGAAAAGTCTTTTACAATAATTACCTTTGACATGTCAAACCCACGTGTAAAGTAATCTATGTTTTGATGGAAAGCAAAGATTTCTTTAGTGCTTATAACAAAGTCACACAGGTGCAAGATCCTATCACCCGTTATGATGTCACTGAAATTAATGTCAAAGATGCTGCTAAATTTGTAAAGCTGCTTAGAATGCACATGCAAGTTGGCAACTAAATGTAGCTTGTTATCATTTGGTGCATTAGATGTAATTAGCTTTAGCGGAACATTCACAGAGTCAATATATACTAATGATTTACTAAACTGTAAACTATTAGGTTTGAATCGAGAACGTTCATTAATAAATCCAACTGTAGGGTTGTCGTATATATCTAGATACCTTTTTTCACTTCCAGTGTTGTTGGGATCAACTCCTCCCAAATACTGTCCAATTGCTGCCCCATCAAAAAATGTTTGGGACGTGGTTGGGATCAATGGAAACTCATGGATATTTTCATACAATCCCAAAATGTCCATGTCATTGACGAATGCATTTTGATTAGAAAACATTCTGACTGTATTGGATATGTGCTTTGTAAGAGATTCCATTTCTTGTAGATTTGGAAAATATAGTATAGATGGGACTATTCTAGGAGGGTTGTCAGAGTCTTTGACAGCACATATTTTTTCATGGCCGTTCGTCTGATTGCAGAAATTTGTAAAGATGTTATGGAATGTTTCATATACAATTACATCGTTTTCAATGTGAAATGTATTGGTAATGTTAAAAACCTTCATCAAAGCTTTGATATAAAAGAATCTCGCGGTGGTAGAAATCCAAAAACCACCCCTAAAAGTATTCTTGTCTTTATAAACAGCTGATGTTCTTAACACATTTGTATACATGTTGTAGTATGAATCATGTGTTAGCTCATCGTTTAAAATAGACAGAGGAACTATTTGCACAACGTCTGTAATGTTTAGTGGGTTTTTAATAATTGTGCACAAATCAAATTTTTGTAGTTCACATCTTACTTTAGGGACATTAATATCATCTACACATACATAAATTTTTGTTCCTTTATTATTGATTAGCAAAATTTGATAAATGCAATCATAGATATATGATGGCAAGTTTTCACCAATATGTATTAAAGCTACCGAGTTCATGTGTTAATTGTTGTTTAGTTGTGTGTTATAAATTTGGTTTTTTTAAGTAACGTGAACAAATTTGAAATTGTAATTAATTTTATTGTAATATAGTATCTAAATGTTTGTAATAGCAAAAGAAGAATTGGGTGTAAATGAGATAATAAACATTATATTTGGTCAAGACGAGACCATTGTTGGTAAATGGATCATAAATTATATTTTGACTATAATTGACAGCTACAAGATGTGCCCATTACCTAAAAATGTCAAAGCTATAGACTACAGTTACAAACTCAACAGAACACACGAAGGGCACATATGTTATGAAATTATAAAGCACGTGAAAACACTGCAAAAGGGATATGTATACAACTCGTGTTTAAAATTAGATGAAACTGTTCTTTTGATAAAAGTTTACAATTATGAAGGAAGTGATATGAAAATGGACAAAAGTGTGTCCACATTATGGACAGAGATTAATGAAGAGATCAATAATAGAGTTCTTAAGTCTCTTGACAAAGATTCGTTGTTCCAATTTCATCAACAAGTAATGGAAGGATTGAATACGAAAGCTCAATGGACACGTAAAGAATATGTTGCTTTAATGTCTGAGGTGCTAAAAAAATTCAAGAAAGAATCTTATAGTTCTGTTGTCAAAAAATTACAACGATATGGAAAAGTTAAGAGTGCGTAAAGCCTACGTTTGGAAACATTAGAGAATATAAAAGTTAATATAAATAAAAACATGCTATTACAAAACAAATCGGTAAGCTACAATGATTTTCATGAGAAAGGATGTGGAGCCCTAAAGGAATTTGAATACACGGGAAAGGTATACAGAACAGCATATTTTTGGACTGATGTAGTAAAACTAAATGGTCAAAAAGAAATCAAATATCTTGAAATTGGAGCGTTTCAAGGTGCCAATGCACTAACATTTTGGAAGTTGTATTGTGAAAATACATCTGGTAAATCTGAAATACATCTGGTTGATCCATGGATAAGTTACAATGATTACAATGAATACGCTAATGAACAAAGTTCAAATTACAAAAATCTACTAAGTAACATTTCAAGGGCACCAGAGGCATGTATTTCAAGTTTCTACATCCATAGAGGTTTTAGCTATGATAAACTCTTGAACTTCAACAATGATTATTTTGACATAATTTATATTGATGGGAACCATAAACCTGAATATGTGATTGAAGATGCTGTATTATCTTTCCGCAAATTAAAGCGTCATGGATATATGATATTTGATGATTATGGGTGGGAAGAAGTTCATGTAGGAGTAGACGCTTTCTTAACAGCATACAAAGATAAAGTTAAAATACTGGGATGTCAGAATTGTCAAGTATTTTTACAAAAGTTAATGTAAATAAAGTTAAAAATAATGGTCCTACTCGTAGTCTAGTGTGTGTTGTAGATATCGTTGATACTCAAAGTTTAGTTTTTCTTTCAAGAACTTTTTTTGGAGTTCTTTAAGGTCTGCTGATGTTGCGTTTTGAATGTCGTGATCAGATATGTCTCCGTGAATTTGGAATGCGTTATGAATTTGATCAAGACCACATACACCTGAACGTGAAGGGTAATTGTTTAAAGGTGTTTTTAAATTTTCTGTAGGACTGTTTTTATAAGTAGTAAATATACTCCCGGATACAGATTTTTGTGCAGTCTTTTGTTCATCTATTATTTCTATTTTTTGTATTTTATCAGCAATGTCAGGAACTGATATATCAGTATTTGCAAACGTTTTCTTGAACTGTGATATTACTATTGGAGAAATGCTTGGTCCATTAACGACAAGAGAGTCGTATTTTTTCAACACTTGGGTAATGTAGGTCGTTGCTCCAGTGCGATATCTTCTATACATGCACATTTGTTTTTGAATATTGTGATAAAGTGTGCTATAATTTCCTGCAGTCGACAAATGTTGTTCATTAAGTTGTTCATACTTTAAGAAATTAATAAGAACACTAACAAAAGTCACAATGTATGTAAAAATGTTACGTAAAACTATCATATATAGCTCGTTACTAGTCTCTGGCATCAATGTTTCAGCGGTCAGTCCTGTGCTGAATACTATAAGAATAATGCTCATAATTCTGTGGTAAAGGCGATAATTTTGAGCACATTTTTCATGCATCCACTTATATGATGCTGCATTTTCTCCTATGGAGATAACAATGCGTTCATTTTTATCATTCCAACCCTTATTGATCTCCATTATATCAGACTTGTAATGGAGACTTGTAACTACATCGTTTCTCTCCTCTGAATTGTTATGGTCCATTTGTGTACTTTGATCGGCACGTTGCTCGCTTTCGTTATTGCCAATTAGCTCGCTCACTGTTGCCAATTCGCTCGTTGTGCTTTGATTTTCTTCATATACTTGGTCTTGGTTTCGTTCACGGTATCTACGGTTAAAGGTGTCCATTTAAAGACTTTGTGCTTGACACTTATGTTAACTTCTTTTTAAACAAAAAACCCAGAATAAAGAAATCGAATTTTATTTTCTAAACCGGTTTTAATAACTACCGGCATCTAATGAAAATCAAAAAGAGAGATAACACTTTGGAGCAATTATCATTTGACAAGATCATTTACCGTTTACGTAAATTGTCTAATGATCAGTCAATTGGTGTGTTGAAGACCATTGATCCAGATTTAATTGCCCAACGTGTTGTGTCTAGTATTTATGATGGGATTACTTCACAAGAACTAGACGAAGAAGCTGCTCGTATTGCTATAGGAATGACGGATAATCCAGAATATGCTAAATTGGCGTCAAGAATTGTAATAAGCAATTTACACAAGTCTACAATTGAGTGTTTTAGTGAAGTTATGGAGCTTTTGTATGCTAACAAAGACAAGTCTGGTAATCATGCCCCTATTATTGCTGATGACATTATAGAAATCGTAAGAAAAAATAAGAACGAGTTAAATTTTGCCATAAACTACACACGTGATTACATGTTTGATTACTTTGGTTTCAAAACTTTAGAGAAAAGTTATCTAATGAAGATTTGGGGAAACAACAAGATGATTGTAGTAGAAAGGCCACAGCATATGTATATGCGTGTTGCTTTAGGAATACATAAGGATGACATTAAATTTGCTCTAGAAACATATGAGTTAATTTCTCAACACTTTTACACGCATGCTAGTCCGACACTGTTTAATTCGGGAACAAAGTTATCAAACTTGAGTTCATGTTTCCATGAGGATACAATTGTGACAACTGTAAACCGTGGTCCCATTAAGATAAAAGACGTTGTGATTGGTGATTCAGTTGTGACGCATAAAGGAAATGTGAGGAAAGTAGTTCAATTGCATAAAAATTTGTTGGGTGAGAGAAAATTGTATGAATTAAATATTGCAAAAACAGCGCCTATCAAAGTGACTGATAATCACAAACTGTGGGTTTTGCGTGGAAAACCCGATACAAAAACGTATGGAACAAGGCCCTATGCAAAATATGATATAGAGTTTGTTAGAGACTATTTACAAAAAGATAATTGTGAGCTCATATCTACAGAATACACCAATATGAAAACGAAGCTTCAGTTTAAATGTATTTGTGGAACTATATGCAATGCTTCATTTGAATGCATTTATTACAACGGAGTTAGATGTTCAAGCAGAAAGTGTATTTACGAAAGAAAAAAGTCAAAAGATAAAAAAGTCACTTCTTTAGATGCTCAATGGATTTCCGTAGAGGATTTAAGGCCGGGAGACTACATAGGTATTCCAAATAAGCAAGAAGAAGTCGAAAGAATAAAGGTATTTGACCTTACAAAGTTTGATTTGAAATCCGATAGAATAGATGTTGAATACCAAATGAATTTTGATGATACACGTGTAAGATTAAGATCACAATGGACACAACCGGGTAAATTTAAGGAATCTCATAGAGATCATAACTCAATTAATCGTTTTTGGAAGATAGATGAAAACTTTGCAAAATTTATTGGTATATTCTATGGTGATGGTCATATTGTTAGGGGCAAAACATCATACGGCGATATTGTAAATAGAGGAATTGGAATTACTATTCATAATGTTAACCACCAACTAGTTAATTTTTGTAAAGACTATGGGGAAAAGCTTTTTGGAATAACTCCAACTTTCCATGCTGTTCAAAATCAAAATATTACACAAGTGCTGTTTAATTCTGTTTACATTGGTGAAATTTTTAAAGCGTTATTTGGAGTAGGTTTTAACAACAAAAAAGTTTGGTCGGAAATGTATAAATGGGAAGCTCCATTAATAAAGGCGTTATTAGAGGGTTTAGTCACAACTGATGGATGTGTCACGAGCAGTTGTGTCAGTATTCAAATGTCAAATGTCAACTTCATGAGACAATTATATTACTTGCTTAGGAACAACAACATTGATGCGTCTTATGGAAAGCCTCATTTACAAAGAAATTGGACACAAGAGCATGTCATGATAAATATTCCAGTTGAATGTGTTGATAAAACTGCTATTTATAAGACATATACTGACGATAGAATGAGTGACAGAGAGTCATATTGTAGAAACCAGTATTCATACAGATCTACAGATAAAGGGTTTAAGTTTTTAAAGTATAATTCTAAAACAGAGATTACACAAGATTTGCCTCAATATGTTTACACGCTTGGTGTAGAAGAAGATCATAGTTATAATGTCGAGGGAATAGTTGCTGAAAACTGTTTTTTGATTGGAACGAATGACTCAATTGAAGGCATTTACAAGACAATTACAGACTGTGGTCGAATTTCTAAAGTTGGTGGGGGCATAGGTGTGCATGTATCAAATATTAGGGCAAAAGGCTCATTAATTAGAGGAACAAATGGTATAAGTGACGGTATTGTTCCAATGTTGAAAGTTTATAACAGCACAAGTGTATATATAAATCAATCGGGTCGCCGAAAGGGGAGTTTTGCTATGTATCTTGAGCCCTGGCATGCGGACATTATGGAGTTCTTGGATATGAAAAAGAATCAAGGTCATGAAGACATGCGTGCGCGTGACTTGTTCTATGCCTTATGGACACCAGATTTGTTTATGAAGCAAGTTGAAGCGGATGGTGATTGGTATTTAATGTGTCCGGACGAATGCCCAGGATTACCTGATGTATATGGCAAGGACTTTGAGGACCTTTATAACAAATATGTAGAAGAGAAAAAGTATAAAAAGGTCGTAAAGGCACAAGAAGTGTGGCGCAAGGTGCTAGATTCACAAATTGAGACGGGTGTGCCATACATCAGTTATAAAGATGCAGTGAATAAGAAATGCAATCAAAAAAATCTAGGGACGATAAGATCATCGAACCTTTGTAATGAGATTTCGTTATACTCTGACGATAAAGAATACGGAACTTGCAACCTCGCATCAGTAGCATTACCAAAGTATGTAGAATATACAGCAGATGGAATACCATACTTCAACTTTGAAAAGTTACGTGAAGTTGCTGAATACGTCATTAAACCAATGAATAAAGTTATAGACAACAATTACTACCCGACAGAGGAGACAAAAAAAAGTAACTTCTCTCACAGGCCATTGGGCATCGGTGTCCAAGGGTTGGCGGATGTGTATATAAAAATGAGATATCCATTTGAATCAAAGGAAGCAAAGGATCTGAACAAGAAAATATTTGAGACACTCTATTATGGATGTATGAAGGGCTCAATAGAGATAGCAAAAAAAGAGGGTCCATATTCTACTTTCAAAGGTAGCCCATTTAGTGAAGGCAAGTTCCAATTTGATCTTGCAGCTGAGTTTGATGGAATCAAAGTTGAGGACTATTTGTCGGGCATGTGGGATTGGGAAGGTTTACGTGAAGAACTAAAAACGTATGGGGCTAGAAACAGCATGTTAGTTGCATTAATGCCCACTGCAAGCACTGCTCAGATTATGGGAAACAGTGAGTGTTTCGAAGCTATTGATAGTTGTATTTTTAAGAGAAGGGTATTATCAGGGGAATACCTGGTGATTAATAAGCATCTTGTGGGAGATCTCTTAAAACTGAATTTATGGTCTAAGGAAATGAAAGACAAAATCATTGCGCATAATGGAAGCATACAAAATATAGACGAGATACCTGATGATCTAAAAGCGATCTACAAGACAGTGTGGGAGACAAGTATGAAAAGCGTTATAGAACAAGCAAGTGACCGTGGTGTTTTCGTTGATCAAATGCAAAGTATGAACTTATTTATGGCAAACCCGACATACAAAAAACTTACAAGTATGCATTTCCATGCTTGGAAGCATCATCTCAAGTCCGGTATGTATTACTTAAGAAGCAAAGCTAGTGCATCAGCTGGCAAGTTTAGTGTTGATGTCAATCTTGAGAAACAAGTGAGGGAAAAACAACAAGCAGGTAAGAGGTTGACAAAAAAAGAAGAAGCTTTACTGTGCTCTATTGATAATAAAGATGAATGTATGATGTGTTCAAGTTAACATTTTTGTGCAGTGGAGTGTTAAGTGTGAAGCACAATTAAGATACAATTAAAAGTTTACAATTAAAGAATACTCATACTCTGTAATTGTAATATTTGTAATATGTTTTTTAGAAGAATTATTTACAAACGTGACAACCTTTCTTTGAGAGCCCTTATTTCGATATTTTGTTCTTTAATGGCTTCAATTAAAATACCAACAATATTTCCATATGCGACGCTTTTGTAACCTTCATCATCGGTCGAAACAACCTCCGGTAATACTTTTTCCATTTCTTGAGCAATAACACCTGTTGATTCTTTGTTTGTAAGGTTGCTTTTATAATAAACACCACGTAGATTATTAACCTTTTCTAATGCATTATCAATTGTTCTTATATTTGATTTGACTCTCATATCTGAGAAAGCTAAAACATCACCTGTAGCATATATAGTTCCATCAACATTTAATGCATAAGATGGACTTGTTGTTCCAATTCCAACATTACCCTTTGTATATGCAATGTTTGATCCAAAATTTGACCACTGAGAGCTTCCTCCTTCAAATAACACCCCATTTTGGTACAATGCTCCGGTAAAGTTGATATTTGCACATGTAATGTTACCAGATAGTTGCACATTTCCACCAGTATATGTAGTTGACGTCAAGTGCGTTGATATCATATTAGATGTGCTAATGTTACTAGAAACTCCATTTGTGATAAATAGACCAACCGAAGTAATATTTGTGAATAAAGAATTGCTACCTGTAATGCCAGTGGATGCAAATAACGTTCCGGTGGAGATGTTGCTCGAGACTCCGTTGGTGATAACTAAGCCGACGGATGTAATGTTAGTGAAAAGAGAATTTGACCCTGTAATGCCTGTAGAAGCCGTAAGCGCCCCAGTAGAAATGTTAGTGGATACCGCATTTGTGGTAACTACACTTGTTGATGTAATATTTGTTAATAACGAATTACTAGCGGTGATGCCTGTTGAAGCTGTAAACGTGCCTGTGGAAATGTTAGAAGCAACTGCATTTGTTACCACAAGCCCTACTGAAGTTACATTAGTAAACAACGAATTGGCACCAGTGATACCCGTTGATGCTATAAGTGTGCCTGTTGAAACGTTAGAAGCAACTGCATTTGTTACCACAAGCCCTACTGAAGTGACATTAGTAAAAAGGGAATTAGCACCGGTTATACCATTTGAAGCTAAAAGGGTTGTTGTTTGAACGCCTCCAGAAGTCACATTAGTAAACAACGAATTGGCACCAGTGATACCCGTTGAAGCTATAAGTGCGCCTGTTGAAACGTTAGAAGCAACTGCATTTGTTACCACAAGCCCTACTGAAGTTACATTAGTAAAAAGGGAATTAGCACCGGTTATACCATTTGAAGCTGAAAGGGTTGTTGTTTGAACGCCTCCAGAAGTCACATTGGTAAACAACGAATTGGCACCAGTGATACCCGTTGAAGCTATAAGTGCGCCTGTTGAAACGTTAGAAGCAACTGCATTTGTTACCACAAGCCCTACTGAAGTTACATTAGTAAAAAGGGAATTAGCACCGGTTATACCATTTGAAGCTAAAAGGGTTGTTGTTTGAACGCCTCCAGAAGTCACATTGGTAAACAACGAATTGGCGCCGGTGATACCTGATGAAGCTGTAAGTGATGCAGTTGAAATGTTAGAAGCAACTGCATTTGTTACCACAAGCCCAACAGAAGTAATATTAGTGAATAAAGAGTTTCCACCAGTAATACCGGATGATGCTGTAAGCGATGCAGTTGAAATGTTTGTAGAGGTTGCATTAGTTACAACAAGCCCAACCGACGTGATATTTGTGAATAATGAATTGGAACCAGATATACCAGTAGAGGCTGTAAGAGACGCAGCCGAAATGTTGGAAGCAACAGCGTTAGTGATTACAAGCCCTACAGATGTGACATTAGTAAATATTGAGTTAGATCCTGAAATGCCTGTAGAAGCTGTAAGTGTAGCTGTCGACATATTGGTTGCAATACTATTTGTAATTACTAGACCTGTTGATGTAACATTTGTAAAGAAGGAATTAGCACCTGTAATACCTGTAGAAAACCGAGCCGTGCCTGTAACATCAAGATCAAAAGATGGCGAGGATGTTCCAATACCCACATTTCCTTTGGTATAATATATATTATTACCATTATCTGCCCATTGTGAGGAGTATGAAACAGCATTTCCATTTTTGTACAAGTCACCTGTAAAGTTGATATTACCGCTAACATCAAAGGTGAATGCAGGAGTCGTATTTCCAACACCAATGTTACCACCTGTTGTAAAAATGTTGCCAATTGTATTTGTGTTGTATGATGCAGCTAAGCCACCAGAAGTGATTGTTACACCACCGACTCGGATGGGTGCTAATGAATTAAGATTGATGTTACCAACATTATCTTGAGATGCATATCCAAACCTAAATTCATCCGTGGATTCTGAATATATAATGGCACTATAATTGTTACCATTTGCAATGTCAGGCTCATATCGATGAAAGATAAATCCTGTATCATTACTTTGTGTTGGGTTGTTGTTGAGAACAATAACATTATCAGAAAAAGAAGATGATGTGCCGGACACAGATATATTGCCACCAATGTATACATCTTTACCAATAGATGCACCACCTCTAACATTTATTGATCCGCCAGATCCCACACCTGTAGCATTAGATGTGTCCAATACATAAATTGCATCATATGAGTGTGATGCCATTATTTGTTATTTTAATGAAATAAATAAAAAATAAAGAAAAAGCATACAGAGAGCTCAAGGGCTTTTGGTATTTCTAGGATCATTATACCATGATGTGTTTGAGTCGGATGTGTCTACAGTAGTTATAGTATCAAGTGAGCTTATCGTGTTCAAAGTGTTCGTGGTAGGTGTATTTTGATATCTGTTGATAATATCATCTTTAAAGTTTTCTGACGTAAACTCAGTATTGATTGAATCTTCATCTGTATCATCAGTGTCAGTGTCAGTGTCATACAAAAAGTCAAAGAAATTGTTATTTGCTGACTTTTCGTGAACGTTGCGAACTTCGTAAGGGATGACATTTAAGCGAGATGGGACTTGTGCATATCTTTCTCTTCCAAGGTCTTGGTCAAAGTAAGTAACAGACTTTGTTGGTGAAATAATTGGTTTGTTATAATTGTTATTGATTTCGTATGGAATAATGTTCATACGAGAAGGAACTTGAGCAATACGCTCTTTTTGATGATCATAATCATAATACGTTACATTTTTTAATTCGGACTTCACTGGGGTTGAACGAATAATTTTCATATGACTTGGAATTAATACAGGTTTTTCTTTGCCTAAATCAACATCAAAATACGTTACTTCTTGTAAAGAATCTTTTTCATCGTCAGCCTCTTTTTTATTTCTTTTAAACATGCGCTTGAATTTATTGGACATTTTCATTGTGGTCGGTTTCTTAAACATCTTCTCCTTGTATTAATACAACAATTAAAATTCATTTATTTCTAGTGAGTTATTGTAATTTGAAATAAAAAAGTCTTACGATATATTATACTACACGCATCGAATGCCTAAACCCATTGATAGCAAATTGTACTCAAAAGTGAAGGCTGAAGCGGACAAAATGTTTGCATCAAACTCTGGAATATACAAATCTAGCTGGATTGTGCGTGAATATAAAAAAAGAGGGGGTAAATATGATGGATCAAAACCTAAAAGTTCAGGCCTCAAAAGGTGGTACAAAGAAAATTGGTTAGATTTAAACAGGCCGATAAAATCAAAGTCAGGAAAAATTGTAGGTTACGAAAAGTGTGGAAGAGCGGATACTAATAAAGATTCTTATCCATTGTGCAGGCCAAGTGTAAAGGTTAGCAAAAAAACACCAAAGACGTATAAAGAAATTAGCAAAAAATCGATAGAAAAGGCCAAATTGGATAAAAGGAAAGTAAAAGGCAAGGGCAATATAAAATTTGGTGGCTCCGCTTGTGGGTCTTCGTGTATGGTTGGAGGTGAAGCCAATATTACAAAAGACGAAGCTATAAAATGTTTTTATACACTTTACAAGAACGGGCTGTATAGTGAAGATTTAAATGAATTCAAAAAGTTGTATAAAAAATGGATGTTGAAAAATCATCCAGATAAAAATGATAACAATCCTAATGTCATTGAGCTTGTCAAAGTTGTTAACAATTGTGTAAGTATTGCAACATCATACTTTGAGGATTTTCAAACTTGGGTGAATGCATACAAAGCACACAAAGCACAACAGGCGCAGCCACAGCCACAACCACGGCCACAACCACGGCCACAACCACAACCACAAGAGCAGCAAAGGGAGCATCAGAGATGGCAACCACCAGCTTGGAAGCCAACAAAACCTCAACAACAGCCCAATGAACCACAGAGACCAGAACCACGTCAAAGACAAGAACAGCCTTCAACAGGTATAGGCTCAAGACCAATTAATAGGAGCACATTTGCACACGGATTTCCTAAAACTAATATACCAGCAGCTAAAATGAATGTGCCAGGATTTGGAACATCATTTATACCATCTACTAGATCTCAATTTGGTGGTAAGCCGCAATTTTATGGTCGAAAAAGCTCTATGATGGTTCCAGTTCCAAAATCAGTTGCAAGGTGGGCAGAGTATGCATTTAAACTAAAGGAATTAGGTTTTAAGGGTGCAAGAGAAACAGGTTGGAAAAGGGCTAAACAATTATCAACAAAGGACACTATTCCAATTGAAGATTTGAGATACATGAGGAACTGGTATGCTCGTCATAGATACACGAGTTATCCAGGTTTCAAGGAGTGGATCGATGCAGGAAGACCAAAAGATAAAAAATGGCACAACGTAAATTCAATCATTTCATGGGTGACATGGGGTGGAGACGCAGGGTTTAGGTGGGTGAATTCTACAAAAACAATTAATCTACTAAACAAGCATTTCTCAAAATCTTATGAAAAAATAAAAAGGATAGTTTAATTTAAAAACTGTTTTTTATTTATTAAATAGGGATAATACATGGTTTTTACAAGAAGCAAAAAAAGAAGTTGTGAAGATTTAAATGAAAATGAAGTGAAAGAAGTAGAAGTTGGGAATGTGACAGGGACTATTAAGAGGAAAAAACCTAATGAAACAGAAGAACAAAGTCCAAGTGACGAAGATACTTTTATAACTGAAACAGATACTGATGGAGATGACGAAGAAGATGGATATTCTAGTGAGCACTCGAGTTCCAAAAACGGGCACTCTGATTTCATGTCAAATATTATTAAAGATGCAATTAAGAAACTTTTTAGTAAGGTGAAAGGAGGGAAAGGTGACAGCGAGCGAATTGGTGACACCGAAGGTGAATTAGAATCTGACGAAGAAGATAAAGCGGTGACTATAGGTAATTCGGAAGGTGACATAGCGGATGAATTGAGAAATAAAAAAGATGAGTATAAAAAGCTCAAAAAGTTTGTTGAATCCATATATGACGGGTCATTTTTTCAAAGAGTCCCTATTGAGGATAAGATAGGAAAGTTGAGAAAGACATTAGATATTTCGCTGGTGAAGGAGCTAAATGATGAATTAGAAAAATTAAAATCACAATATGAGATGACAGCGCCAAGTATACTTGATATCATTAAGCAAAACATTCCAGATACAGAAAAACAAAAATTGCTAGAAAAAGTTTATTTGTATACCAATTCAGAGGTATTATCATCTGAATACAACAATCATTTGAAGACACTACTTCACAGTTCCAAGGACAATTACACTGCAAGTATGAGAGAATTACACAACAAGATTTTAGATCATTCTAATACAGTGCAATTCTCTGATGATTATAGAGAAAAGATTTTGAAATCAGAAATGCCATTTTCCAATATGGTGATTGCTTTTAAGAAATTGGAAACTATGGAAGGGTATGAGTCATCAGATTCTTCAGAATATGCAAAATACAAGAATTGGATGGACATTTTATTATCCATTCCATTTGGAAAGTATATAGATCTACCATCTAATGGTCCAGACTATTTACCTAGAGTAAGAAATATATTGGACCAAAAACTTTCGTATCTTGAAAAGCCTAAGGATCAAATAATTAATATTTTTTCTCAAATGGTAAGGAACAAGAACGTAAAAGTAAATGCATTAGGCCTTTGTGGTAAGCGAGGATGTGGAAAGACAAGCATTGTCCAAAGCATAGCAGAAGCTCTAAACAGACCATATAGGTGCATTTCTTTGGGAGGTGAATCAGATGCGTCAATGCTTACTGGTCATAATTTTACATATGTTGGATCTATACCTGGTAGGATAATAGATATCTTAAGAGAAACAAAGTGTATGAATCCAGTTATTCTTATAGATGAACTTGATAAAATTTCAGAGACGAATCAGGGAAAGGAGATCATCGGAACATTAATACATTTGACTGATACAACAACAAACATGAACTACAACTATGACAAATATTTTTCAGGATTGACATTTGATCTTTCAAAGGTGTTGTTTGTATTTACATATAATGATAGAAGCAAGATAGACAGAATCTTGGCAGATAGAATATTTACCATTGACATTGAAAATTACACTTTAAAGGAAAAGCTCGAAATTGTTAAGAAACATATAAAAAAGAATGTGTTAGACGAATTCCTTTTTACTGAAGAAAATGTAGAATTCACGGATGATGCAATTGAATACATTGTAGAACAGTCTCGCAAGGACGAAGGAATGCGTGATATAAAAAGAAAATTCGAAGTGATTATTTCAAGGGTAAATACATTACTTCTTACAAGTGATTATGAAGGAATAATTAAGCTGAAATACAAAAAATTAAAAAGTAGTTTCAGTTCATTGCCTGTGAAGATAGAAAAAGAACACATTGACATATTTTTAGAAGAGTCCTTTATATACAATGACAAAAGTAACGATCCTCCACCACATATGTATATATAGTTCTATAAAAAGGTTACTCTTAAAGATTTTTTCAAAGTTTTTAAGAATAATTATACATAATTACTGCATTTAGACCGTCGTTGGTGTTGGCACTTTGGTTTGGGAGTCTGCTTTGATTTCACCAATTCGCTCACTTTGTTCGCTGTCGCCTTCTAATTCACCAATTCGCTCACTTTGTTCGCTGTCACCTACTAATTCACCTTCGGTGTCACCAATTTGCTCACTTTGTTCGCTGTCACCTTCTGTTTCATCAACGATTAGTTCTGATTCTTCGGTATCACTTTCTGATTCATCAAGTAGTCGACCATCCGTGTTATCGTCCCCTTCATATATTTGATTTTCTCGAACATGGATTAATGTTGAAAGTAACAAGTCGATACCTACAATATAAATTAATAGTTTGTTAAAAAGTTGTAACAAGTTTGTATTTGCTGCCATACAATACATGTATAACGAAGCATAAATCACAATGCCGGATGCAATGGCATATGTTTGAATATATTCTTTTGGCAATTTTGAAAAATGTTTGATAAAGATATGAGATAGAAATATCATTTATTGTTACTTAATTATGGTAGGGGAAACAAAAAAATACTTATAAACGAAACCTGCATTTATATTACATTTTTGTTACGCGTGACACTTAATGTCTTGTTACACAATGATGATATACATCGCATATATGGGCAAGAAGAGCAACTTTACTTCTATCATTAGATTTGTATTCTGATATTATTCTTCCAGACTTGTCAAAAAACTTTATTGTGGGGTACCCAGAGAAGTTGAGGGCTTGAGTAAGTCTTGAAGATTTTTCTAGCTGTGCGTGTTCAATAGAAGTGCATATAAAATCTTTTCCAATCTGCTTACAAATCTCATTGTAAGTTGGTTTAAATCGTTGGCAGTGACCACACCAGTTTGCCATTATAAGTAACATTCCTGGTTTGTTGTTATTGACGTTTCTATTAATGTATACATTGTCTTGACTAAATGAAAAATCTGATGACTTGAGCTCCATGTAATACTATATTACTTTATTAATTAGGAGATAAATAAAATTGCAGATAATACAGTAAAAAATTCTCTATGACATTGATAATGAATAAAAGTGATGCGGAGATAAGAAAGGAAGTGGAACTTCTACGTAAAAAATATCCAGACAACGTTGCTATATATGTGACCTGTAAAGATGGTTTACTTCTTCCTAAACACAAGTTTCTTGTAAATGCAAATACAACTGTTGGGCAATTCTTAGGAGTACTTCGTAACAAGCTGAAAAACAAGACTGGATCATCAACAGCATTATTCATTTTAGTGAATAATATTATACCACCTTCATCTGAATTGCTTCATAGTGTTTATGATAGACATAAAGACGAAGTAACGTTAATGCTAAAGATAACTTTGTGTTCAGAAAATACTTTTGGGAAGTGATGATTAACTAACCCATCCCTTACTTAAAAAAATGAATACTTAAAAAATGAATATAATTACAATAACTCAAGACAATATCTAATAAGTATGAGTCGTTTGGAAATTGATAATGTTGATTGGAATAACTTTCGTATTGCAAAGTCTGGGCGTGCTATAAAATTATTGTACAACAAGGAACCTGTGCAATTTTGCACAGCTGCATTGTACACACCATTTGGGGTTCGTTCTCAAGTAAAAGAATGGTCAGCATTCACTGAATATCACTTGGATTGTTCTTTAGATCAAGCGACTAGCGAAGCAGCAACATCATTTAGAAGTTTTCTAAACCAACTTGATGAAAAGATTAAGGAACTTGTTGCTGCTGACAAAACTATGTTTGCTGAGGAAGATTGCATTTATACACCTATGCTCAAAGAAAATGGTTCTTACCCAAAGTTACTCAAACTCAATTTACAACGTGATAGGAATGGAAATTTTCAATCATTTGTATTTGACGCAAATAAAGAAAAAGTCAAAATTTCAGATTCAAACATTGAGGAAGTATTAAGCAAAGGAAAGGTATTCAAATGTATAATTGAATGTTCAAAATTGTGGTGTTTTAAGGGGAAAATTGGATCAATTTGGACCATAAATCAGCTCAAGTTTATTGACAAAAAGATTATTGGTGGATCATCTGGTGACAATGCAGAAATGCAATCAGATAGTTATAATAACTTGATGATTCAGGACGATTAAATATACATATGCATAAAGGATGTATTGTCAGATCTTTGTGTGAAAATTACTTTATCAAAATACTTTTTAAAAAAATCAGGAGAAAGATAGTATGGTGCACCGTCTTGTATGTTGATAATATTTAATAGCAAGTCTTTGTTTATTTCCATTACTATTTTTTCAAGGATCCTATAACACTCCCGGATTCCACTTGAAATGTTTGCATCAATGTAAGTATCACAATGTTTTATTACGTCTAGAACAGATTCATTTGTCATAATTATTTTATGTTGTATTCCGATGTTTGTGCATATTTCGGGAATACAATAGTTTTGTAATATACGGACCTTTTCAGTATTGTTTGGAGATGGTATATGAACGATATTTAATCTATCAAGGAGAACAGGGTCAATTTTAGATATGTCATTAAAAGAAAATACAAACAATACTTTTGAAAGATCGAAATGCATACCATAGAAATAATGGTCAGTAAAAGTTTTGTTTTGAGCCGGATCCGTGAGATAAGTGAGAAATGAAAAAACATCCTTACCTGAATCTGTGTTACTAACTTTGTCAAGTTCATCAAAATATAACAAGGGGTTTGTGACTTTTGAATTTATAACGTTTTGAATTATTTTCCCAGGTCCGCTTTCAACATATACGTAACCATGACCAAGGAAAAATGATGAATCTTTGATACCGCCAAGACTGATACATTGCATAGGTATTCCTAAAATTTTTGCAAAGGCTGATATGATTTTATTTTTTCCAACACCTGCGACACCATGTAAAGCTATATTATTTCTCGTGCTTAATGGATTGCTAATAAACTTGCAAATGAAATTGACGAGCTCGTTTTTAACATGTGGCATACCGTATATTTGATCATCAAACTCAGCTGATACAGCTTGTATATAATTGTGTACATTGTCATACTCTTTTAATTTGTCACATAGTGAATAGAATTTATTCCATGGATATGAGAGGCATCCGTCTAAAAATAATTTGTTTTTGTAATACTCTGTGCTTGAGCTTTCTAGTCTTGACATGTTTTTATAATGTTTCCACATTACATGTTTATTCTCAGGAGAGGTTTCAAGAGCCATTATTTTTAATTTTGTAGATATAAGTTCATCATTTTGTTCTTGGATATGCTTTGAACAAAACGTTGCTTGATTAATGGGTTGATTTGTGCACTTGGTATTTTTTTTGGCACCCTTTTTAAAGATATATTGACATTGGTTCATTAAAAACTAGTGATACTGCTACAATATCTCAATAATTTACTTATTTGTTATTATGTCCCTATTTTGTTTTTGAAAGGCGGTATTTAAAAGAATAAAACACTACGTATAATACAATAATAATAAGCATGCAGTTATTCGACAGTGTTACCTTTATGAATGTCTTACGGTGTAAATTTGGTGGACTGTGGACCACTGGTGAAAATGATGATTCTGGATTATTCGAAAGAATGAAGGGATATTCAAAAAGATACAATTCAAAGGAACTACATGGATTTAAGCCATTTGTGCTGACGTTAAAGTCGAAGAAATTACTAACGTATATAAACAAGATTGGAGAATCTGATGGATATTCTATTGAGTCTAAAATAGCAACGTTCAATACTCTATATGGCGGTATTAAGAATGTGTGTGAGAAATTGTACAATCATTTTGATCCAACATTTATTTATACATTTAACGATGAAATTCATATGGTATTCAATGGAGATACCCCGATATTGTATAATGGGAACATAAACAGACTACTAACAAATGCAGTAAGTGTGACAAGTGTATACTTTACAGAAGAAGTAACTGAGGGGTTACTTATTGGTTTTCCTAAAAGTTGTTTCTTTGAAGGAACGTGTGTAGAGTTTTCTAGAGATTATGAAGTGTTTAATTACATTATTTGGAGACAATTTGATTGTAAACGTAATAACATGTCATTATTTTATGCTATATATAGTTCAGACAAGCACTCTCTCAATGGAAAGTCTATTGATACGTTAGAAAGTGAACTTGTAGATGTAAGTATATCTGATGCAATAAAGTATGGTATACTTATCAAAAAAGAAATATACAATCTTATGGTGGATGCATTAGACCAAGTAATTACAAAAGACGTCATGACACGCAAACGTTTTATATACAGCTCTATTGATCTGTCATCAGACTTTAAGGAAAACGTGAATACATTTTTGTACCAAAAGTACTTGTGAATTCGTAAAGTATAGTAAACTGTAGTAATTTTGTTACAAAAATAATTTATTGTAATAAAGTAATTGAGTATGGTAAAAGAATTGCAAATAGTAGCAATTGAGGCGGTGGTTGTTGGAATCTTCCTTATAGTAATTCATTACGTAGTGAAACATATATTAAGAGGAGCAAATGATTTGCTAATTTTATTTATTTCAGGTGCATTATTCCATATAATTTTCGAAGTTTCAGGGTTAAATAGATGGTATTCTGAGGAGTATTGTAAAATTTTAAAAGCATAAATTTATAAATAGATAAAAATAAAAATGATTTAAATAGATTAGGATCTACAAGTAAGTTTGGAGGATGTCCTTTGATGAAAGAGTTATAACAAGTATTTATGACAGATTGATAGACGATATTATAAACATTCCGTTGCAAACTTTTAGTGGTAGGATAACTGAATCAACAACATTAACGGACGCATTTACTTTGAATAGAAATATTGTGCACAATATTTTAGATATACGAAGAGGTGTTCAATTACAACAGCAAAGTGTGGAGGTCGAAGTAGATGTGAACAATAGACAAATCGATAGCATATTCTTTGAGAATATTATGGGTATGTTCTTAGACGAATTTGATGTTGCTACAAACTTGGGAGAAGGAAATAATTACGAGGATGTGAAAGTTGTATTGACAGAAGAACAATTTAATGGATTAGATGAGTTGAAATGTTTATCAGGAGTGAGTGATCAAAGTAGCACATGTAGCATTTGTATGAGCGACTTTGATGAGGATACTGAATTTTTAGGGTTAATATCATTGCCTTGCAAGCATATATTCCATAAAAATTGTATAAAACATTGGTTATGCAAGGAAAGCGTGAAATGTCCTGTGTGTCGTCACGATTGTAGAGAGAAATTTTAATGAAACAAAGTTAACTTAAAAGTATAATATATATTAAGTTAACTCTGAAAAGATGAGTGGTGTAATTATAACAAGCACAACTCTAAAGAACATACTTGAGCAAGGGCAACTAAAAGTAGCTAGAAGAAAGCAAAGAAATAACGATGACAGTTACAACTACTTTATTTCTCCTAAATTGATGTTGGAATTTCATAATGGTAGAGTTATCTATGCAGCACCAACTTATATAGTTATTGAATATCAAAAGCTTACACATATTGGTTTACTATGTTTCTTGAGGTATGTAAGTGAATGTTTTACAAGATTGGTTAAGCCTTACGTCTCTAATGATAAAAAAATATACAATATTTATTTGGAAAAGGAAGATACATTTTCCATAAGATGCCACCTTCCAAAAAAAGGAAGCGGATATACATTTAAAGTCGTTGATTCACAAACTAAAAAAGAGATATCATATTCAACGCCCAATAAAAACGTGATAATTGATTATGCTTTAGTTGATATTAAAAATTTGTGGGAGTCGTCGGAAAAGATAGGTTTCAACTTGGAAGTAAGACAATTGGAGTACTAACGAAGTAATACAATAACCCTAAGGAGTTTGAATAACGTTACAACTTTGTATGTTGTCAAAAGATAAAGAAAAAAACTACAATAAGAAAGTGACAAAATTAGAAGATGAAGTGCAATATTTAATAAAGGCTGCAATGAAATCAGAATTATATTATAAGCACAGTGCGAGTTTATTATATAAGGGAACAATAATATCGACGGGTGTAAACAAGTACTTTAAAAATGTACAATATCAAGATAAAATAGCAAGGTTGTCTATACATGCGGAAGTCATGGCTTTGTACTCAAGTAATCAAAAGTTCACAAAGGGGATGGATATATTAATCATTGGTATTGGAAAGACATGTAAATTACGCAATTCGAGGCCATGTAATAATTGTATAGAAAGTATGCGCGAGAAAGGTGTAAGAAAAGTATATTACAGCAATAGCGATGGGGATATTGTTTATGAATTTTTGGATGAAATGCCAAAAATACATGAGAGCTCGGGGCATGCACTACAAAAGTCTAAATATTTCAGATAGATCGTTTTTTAGATCTTTTACGATTCTTTGAACCTCCTTTTTGGATGGCTTTTTCATCTGCGGGTGCTAATGTGACTAATGTAGATTGAATTTCAGTTAGTGTGTTTTGAATATCTGTATCGATAGACGTTTGATTTTTCTTTTCATCTGAGGACCTGAGTTTTTCTAAATCAGGGAAATTTAAAAAACCAAGCACATCTAGAAGACTAGGACACTTTTCTTCTTCCATACTTAATTAAATTACTTACAGAAAATAATAAAAATAATTGAAAACAAATAGACCCTTAAATACTACATTATATATTTGTGGTAATGGAAGCAAGCAAAAGTGCTTTACAAGTATCTGGAGCAGGAATAGTATCGGAACTGGTAAAGCGTAAAAAAGGAAGGCCGAAGAAGAATGTTGTTGTTGAATCAGAATCTGTTACAACTGAATGTAAGGTGGCGTCAGATCCTAAACAAAAAATAGACAATGGAGGAGAAGAGTGCTTGGATAATGTATTGCTTACTCAAAAGAAAAGGGGTAGAAAGAAAAAAATAATCACAGATGAAGAACTGACACCAAAACCTAAGAAAAAAAGAGGTCGCAAAGCTGCTGTTAAATTTTTTAGTTCATCAATCAGGAAGAAAATGCCATTAACAGCTGTTATTTCAGACAAGGATAATCTTATATTACATATTGATGTCAAAGAGGAATCGGATGTCTGCACAATGTTTGAAAATGTATCTTTGGAAGATCCTCCCGGGATGGGGTCTGAGCAGCAATTTATACAAACCGATAGCAACTGGAGCGAACCTTTACAATTAGAAGGGCATTTATTTCAAGAAAACACGGCTACTGAAAAACAGTTCACTAATAGGAAAAAAGGGTATTTCGAAATGATGTATGATTTTATGCAAAATGATGAATGGTTACATAATACAGATATATTATGTTGGTGGTGTTGTCATAAATTTACAAGTGTTCCACTAGGTCTTCCACTTCATTATGATAGAAAATGTGGAAAGTTCAGAGTGAAGGGTGTTTTTTGCAGCTTTCCATGTATGTTGGCATACAAAAATGATAAGTATAAGAACCAATCAAATATAAATGAATTAGTTCACATGTTGCATAGGCATATAACAGGTGAATCTTGTTCAACAGATCCGGCGCCATCAAGATATTGCTTAAAAGTATTTGGGGGTGATTTGAGTATTGAAGAATTTAGAGGAGATGGAGCATCGAAAATATATCAAATGATTGAATACCCGATGTATATGTCAAGAGATTATGTTCACGAGATTGACATTGAGAATGTCAAAAATGTAAACAATAAAGTATTCAAAAATAACAACAATATGTCCAAATTATTAGCACTAGATTCAAGTAGAGTAGCTGAAGCAAAGTCAAGGCTGATGGAAAAAGAAAAAACCACAGTAACAATTGGCAACACTATAGATAAATTTATTAAAATATTTTAATACGATAAAATAAATGAATTTTAAACTGACGAAATGCAGATTTAAAGAAAAAAGATCAAGATTTTAATAATGAACAAGGGAATTTTGAACGAAAACATGATAATTAAAACTAGTGATGACTCACCATTGTATCTTTTATATTCGGAAAAGGACGGTGAAGAAGAGTATAATGGGCTGATTCTGGAGAAAGATACAAATAAGGTGGTATGTGCATGTCAGCAAAGGTTGAAAGAGGTTTCGGATGTAGGTGTTACGGAGTTAATTAAAAGGGGTTCAATAAAAAGATTGGAATATTGCGAAGATGGAACTGTTATCAGGTTGTATAATTACAAAGGTGAATGGCATACTGCTACCACAAAATGTATTGACGCAAATAGAAGCTATTGGTCTAGCAGAAAGAGCTTTGGTAAATTGTTTTGGGATGTGTTTGATAAACAAATGTTGCCCGAGTTAGATCCAGGTGCTACTTATATTTTTATTTTGCTGCATACCGATAATCGTATTGTAGTAAAACATCAAAAAAATAGCTTGGTATATGTTTCTAAAATTGATAATGAAACGTATACAGAAGATTTCAAGAATGTTTTCCGTAATACTTACGGTATAAAAAGACCTAAACAATTGGATATTTCAATGCTTCATGAAAGACTTGGTGTTGATGACATTGCGAATATGTTTCACCCTTACAAGAGAGGTTTTATTATCAAAACTGAAGGAGAATATTATAAATTTGACTTTAATCAATATAATGTGGTTAAAAAATTAAGGGGTAATGTTTCAGACATTAGATATAGGTATATACAATTGCTTGATAACCCTGAAGCCCTAAATGCATTAGAGTATTATTATTCAGAAAATATGTTTCTTTTTGCAGTTGTGAAAAAGTGTGTATTTGATTTAATAAAAAATATATATGCTCAGTATGTAAGGTCTCATAAAACTCATGAGATTGTTGTGACAGAAGATGATCATTTTTATAGGACATTAAAGCAATTACATGCACAATACAAACAATCAAACAACAGTATTACATATAGTCATGTCTTTCAAAAAATTATTTCTATGGATAAACCAGTATTATGGAAATTGCTAAAATGGGTTGATTAATAACATTGACATACACTTACTTTTATGATAAACTATATTATTCTTAACTATTTTTTTATTATGTAAGTAATAAGTAAATGAGTGAATTAGTAATTCCAGTGGTAGGTCTAACACTTTTGGCCGGTTATTTTTTCAACAAAGATGGAAAATCTCCTAGAAATGGAGTATCAAAAAGTGTAGAAAAGTTTGAAAAACCAAATGGAAATAATATTTACAGTTCAAATAGGGTAAACGAGATAAACGCTGAAGTTTTAAATATGTCGACACAAAACTATGTAAAATCTGAGAATCCTGCAGCATCAGGTGTATTACCACCATTATTTAATACATATAGTTCAAAGGGTGCAGGAATCAATGAAATATTACAGGAAACGGGTGGATCAGAGGTGATGAGAGGGTATCTTAAAACTAATAGGCTACAAAATCCCCTGGGAAAGCAAATCAAGGCAATTGACGAAAAACCAATGTTCAATGTAGCTTTAGCTGAACGTAAAATGGATGATAACGAAGAAGAAAAAAGTTTACTAACAGGTCTGCCACTTGACAAAACACATAGAAATATGACCCCATTTTTTGGCAGCAAAATAAAACAAAACATTGAAACATTCTCAAATGAGCATCTTTTGGATGTGCATACTGGAAATGCATCTACATATAGAGGAAAAGTAGAGGTGCAGAACATGTTTGATGTCAAGGAACAAAACATATATGGTTCACCTGTTTTTTCAAATAATATTGAGTTAGAAAGGTATATACCATCAGTATTTAGACAAGGTGAAAAGGTTGTTGAAGATATGAAAGTAAGTGCACCTAAATCAGGCACATATGAAAATAATATAAGACCAATATTCAAGAGTGTAGATGACTTGCGTGTTGTATCTAAGCCAAAAGAGTCATATGCTGGTAGAACATTAGCAGGGCAAATGGGTGAAGTGAGAGGAATACAGTCCAAAGTTGAAAAAAGAAGACCCGAAACATATTATGAAAAAACAAAAGACCATCTTTTTACAACTACAACAAATGTTCTAGCAGAAACGTCAAAAGAGGATTATAGCACAAATTTTAAAAATACGTCAAGGCAAGACTACAATACAGAGTATTATGGCGGCGCATCATCTGTGCAATTAAAATACAAGGGTAGGATCAAATTAATCGATGAAGGTGTTGATAATAGTAATAAGATTGATATAGATTCTTTATTACAAAATCCTAAGCGACAAAATTACGGAAATGATTATATCAGAAACATTGGTGGTGAAGGATATGAAAAAATGACCAACGATTATGGAAAAGGGTCGATAAACTTGCATGAAACTGAAAGAGCAACTACAGCTCAAACACATTTATTAAATTCAACAAAGACTGAATTTGGAGTGAAGACTAGGTACATGGATAAAGTTAAACCAACTATAAAAGAAACAACAGGGGTAATTGATAATACTGGTAACATTAAAACATCATATAATAAAGGGAAAAACTCTGCATTTATTGAAGGTTTGAGTAACTTGGAATTGAAACAAACCCATAAAGAAACAACTGTAATAAATGATTACACCGGTAATGTAAACAAAGGAGATGGAATGGGTTATTTGGTGAACAAATATCAACCACGTGATACGCAAAAGGAAGATATTATCCACCGAGATAGATCATCAGGGCCACAAAGTTTTAATACATCTCTTGGAAAGACCTCGTTTGGAGAAATGAAACATACGGCCAATATGATGCTAAAGGAAAGAATGGATGAAAGACCTCAAACAAATGTAAATACCCAACAAGTTGTTCCTGATAAGAACTTGCTAGGATATGTGCAACGCTTTAGGGTGGACAATGGACCAGAAGATACTATTCATGAAAATAGAATTCAACCTGATTTAATACAAAGTCAACACGATAATAATCCATTTTCTATTTACAACAGATCTGGCAAGTAAAACATTGTAGATATAAGATTATTTTTCACAATTAACTTAAAAAATGTGAAAAACAATTGTATGGTAGTTATGTACACTTAGAGTTATAATAAAATGATAGAATTTGATGTTTTTTTCAAAACAAAGAACTCGTCACCGAAAGTGAGCTTTAATCAATATGTTGAAGTATTTACAACTTATAGTGCTTATGAATATGATAGGTCACCTATTGATTCGGTGCTTTATAAAAAATGTTTAAAAAGAATTCCTGAATGGCAATGGATGAATATTTTTATAACGCTAAATGATTTTAAAAGTAATACAATGCCTGTGCACAAAGATAGTCTAAACAATACATTACTACATCGCACACAGTGAACCATACGAATTCTACGAGTCCATCAAGCTATTAAGAGCGCTATCTTTGTAATTTAGATTGATAAAGTCGTTAACTGCTTTTTCATCTCTAAGTTTATCTTTTAAAGTAGATATTTCAATTTGTATGTGTTGAATGTTAGACGTTACCCTATTATAGACGTTTGGGGATATTTCAACATCAATTTTATTCTTTAGTTCTTGAAGCTCATTAAGCTCTTCCTCAAGTTTGTCAAGTTTTTGGATTGTATTGTTTACAGATACGTCTTGCACTTTATGTAATTCATAATCACTGCTTTGTTCATCGATTTTTAGACTTCTTAGAAACTCGTGGACCTTATTTTCTTCGTCTCCAGTAAACTGTTGGAGTAATTCTGTCGTTGCCTTTTCCCTTTCATCATTTGTGTACTTCCAAAACTTTAATTTTGAAGTATATAAATCTTCACGAACTGTTTGGAGCATTTCTTCCAACTGTTCTACCTTTTCCTGTTGCGTTTTGATTCTTTGGATGACTGCAATTGGATGTTCAGGTGCATTAGTGAGAAGCTCTTTTTCTCTTCCTTCTTTAATTGCTTGTTGCATCATTTCAGCTTTTCTTTGGCTCCATTGCTCATTTGCCAACTGTTTATTTTCAAGATAACTCTTCATCAACTTGTTTAGTTCAGCGTTTTGGTATTCAACATTTTCTACGGAATGTGGCTCTACTGTCAAAGGAAAGAATTTTCCAACTTCAACAGTATAAATGTCACAACTATCATCAATTTTCATTAGCTTTTGAGTTAAAGACTTTGCCTTATCGATAGATTCGGAAACACCTCTCACTTTCATACCCCAAACATCACATTTTTGTGGCATATGTGGACCGACAATTGTTACTAGTGCATACTTTTGGGATGATATCTCAGGGTCTTCAAAAAGGTAGTCGATTTCCTTAAGTTTTTTTGACATGCTTTAGAGGTTAGTATTTTTAATGTTAATACATATAAAAGTTTAATATCCTTAACGCGATATTCAGTAGATTCGGTAGATTCGGTAGATTCGGTAGATTCGGTAGATTTTTGTTACTTATATGATTAGTTATATTTATACGCATATACAGGTATAAGAACAGATGTTTAAAAGAGTAACAAATAGTGATCTTGAGAATAAAATGGATGTTTTGGAAACACGTTTTCTTGTATTAATTAAAAAGATTGAATGTCTGAATAGTAAATTAGAAGTAATGTCAGAAAATATATATGTGCTAGTAGAATCTTTTAATATTTACAAAGCAGATGTCATTAAAAATGTTGAGTTCATTATCGATCATGCTTACAAAGATACTCATAACTACAAAGAGAACGTTCTTTCAATTAATGCACAGTCCAATGAAGCCATTCAACAAATTGGGGCAACGTTGCTCAATATTCAGAACTTAATGGGGTCTATTACGGATGACAACGTGGTATTAAGACAAAAACTATTATTAGAAGAGCGTGTAAGAAGTATTGAGAATGACATAGATATTTTACAAAAAACTATTGCAAATAAATTGAAAATAATAGACAATTTATTATAGAAATAGACGACGTTATAAATGGAAAACGCACATACAATTGATAAACGAAAGTTAAAAAGCATATGGCAAAACATCGTTTTACAAAGCATTTATTGTAAACATGAATCTGATCATAATATCGTGACGTATTTCAATGTTATAGGTGCTAGTGGGAACATATACACAATAACTGTGAGGTGCGATACACAAACTGAAGAAATTATGTACTCATGTACATGTCCAGACTTTTGCTACAGGCAAAGAGAATGTAAACATTTGTATTGGATTAGTAAAAATGCATACGAAGCACAAAACCCAAATCAGTGGCAAATATATGATATACTAGAAGTATGGTCGAATAATGTATCTTCTTGGGAGTATCCGCATGGTCGTAATGATACATGTCCCATTTGCATTGATAACATAGACTATCATAACGAAAGAACATTATGTTGCATAAGCGAATGTTACAATTCTATGCATTATAATTGTTGGTGGCGTTACAACAAAGCTAGTAGAGACTTTAAATGCACAATTTGTAGAACTTACTTAATATAAGAAGAGTTTGTTTACAAAGATGGGTAAAATATCCAATTTGTTGTTTTATCTTTTTCTGCCATTTCTTCAACAATCTTTTTAAAAATTTCGTCTTGCTGCCTTAGTTTGTCTGGACTTTTTAGCAAAGGAAAGTATTTAGCGAATTCTTGAAGTCCTAGTATTTGAAAAATCTTATGGAGAACATACGAATAAGATAAAAAGTTTTTTCTATGTTTGGGCTTATGTTTTTCATATGGTTCTTGAATCTGTTGGAACATGAATTTTATTTTGTTTTCCACTTCTGATGTAAGTGTAAAAGGTGGTCTAGAGTTAATTCTGTTAATGATGCTAATAACATTGTCATAATAGTCGTTAAGGTTTAGTTTTTTCAAGTATCGTTTGACTTTTTCTTCAGTCAAAAGATTTAGGTCCTTTATTCTTTCTTTATTGGCCTCAAGAATCACTTTATCTAAAATTTCTTGAGGTATTGCTTTATTTTCTTTTGCTGTAAATCGTTTTAACCAATCTTCCAAGTGTGATCGTTTATCATAGGTAAACTGTGGTCTAAAGTCGTATTCTTGAAGTTCTTTAAATGATAACTCTCCACTGCAATCAATATCTTCAAGACAGTATCCACATGAAGTGCAAACAAGGTATCCACTTTCAAAACTCATTGTATTTTTACACGAACTGCAAAGAGAGTGGGATTTGTCATATAAGAAATTTTCGTTTGTGTATGTTGGATCGAATTTTTTTAGGTATTCATCTATAATTTCACCTTTTGCCTGGTTTATGTTTTGTAAAACATCTTCATCTATATTTTCATTACACAAAATTCTTTGATGTTGATCTTCAAGAAGACTAAGTTTCATAATGAGTTCTGATGATTCCAAAAGATATTCTATTTCATCATTATCAACTTTTTCCAACTCCATTTTTTGGTTTTGAAGTTGATCAAGCCTATGATAGTCATATTGAGTAGGGATCTTATTATTTTCTAATTCTATTATTTCAGTGCCTAATTTAGATAATTGTCTTTTGATGTTTTGAAACTCTTGTAGTTTAAATTCGTGTTTCTTTAAAATGGAATGCTGGCTCCTTGATTTTCTTACACTAGCTTTATTCCCTTTGGTAAATACTGGTGCTTCATGCTTTTCCTTTTTTCTTCGCATACTTGCATAAATTAGTTCATAAATCCTATATAAAATTAACTTTAAATGACTGATACAATTGACACGAATACAATAATTTGTGAACAGAATACAAATAAAATATATTATAGTTATGTAAGTAATTGGATAATATGCTTAAATATACAATATTAGCATTTCTGAATAAATTATTTTTTATACTTAAGGCAAGTGCTAACGGATGGATTGTTTCTTATATTGGTGGAAATAGGTATGAATTCAAACAAAACTTGCATAGTTCCAACTCATATAATGTGCTTTCACCTGATTTGTTCTTGCAAAAGTTTAAACATAGTGTATTTAGCAAGGAGAATTAAGAGCAACCTATTTAAAGCTAATACATTTTGTATAAAAAACAGTTGTTATGAAAATAAATACATTTATAGTGTTACCCTTTGTGAGTTCAGTGTTTGGTTTGCTAACATTTCCGTCGATGCAATCTTGCGAGTTTGGGAGTGATAACGTAACATTCACTTGCGATATTCATAAAGATTATGTATGCAATGCAAATGACAGTTTCTTGATGAAGTTTAGCAAAAGCACATGCGATGTTGATAAAGTGTGGCATTGTTCTAGTAAAACATGTGGTCATACACCCCCAGTTACAAAAACAGAAACCGTAACGGCTACTCAAACTTGCACGGAAACAATTATTCAAACAATGACTAAAACTGCTACTACAACTGTAGTTGAAATTTATCCAACAACTGTAGCAACAACAACAACGGTATCTGTATCTATATGTGAAACGCCACCACCACTTACACGTGTGGTTGACATCCCTGAACCCACTCCAACACATCATTGTCATCATGGTTGCCCAGAGGAAACTCCAGTTGAAACACCTGTAGAGACCAAAGCTGTAGACATTCCAGAACAAACACCTTGTCCAGAGGAAACTCCAGTTGAAACACCTGTAGAGACCAAAGCTGTAGACATTCCAGAACAAACACCTTGTCCAGAGGAAACTCCAGTTGAAATACCTGTAGAGACCAAAGCTGTAGACATTCCAGAACAAACACCTTGTCCAGAGGAAACTCCAGTTGAAACACCTGTAGAGACCAAAGCTGTAGACATTCCAGAACAAACACCTTGTCCAGAGGAAACTCCAGTTGAAACACCTGTAGAGACCAAAGCTGTAGACATTCCAGAACAAACACCTTGTCCAGAGGAAACTCCAGTTGAAACACCTGTAGAGACCAAAGCTGTAGACATTCCAGAACAAACACCTTGTCCAGAAGAAACTCCAACAGAAACTCCAACAGAAACTTCAACGGCAACTGCAACGGAAACTTCAACGGAAACTTCAACGGCAACTCCAACGGAAACTCCAACAGAAACTCCAGTTTAAAAATATATCGTATTTAAAAATTTGTGTTGTAATAGGTCATCTGTGATATAAACACAGCACAAATTTTTATGAAATTAAGTTGCCTATTAGGTATGTCATTATTAAAGTCATATATTACAAATGATATCCAATATGATTTGGTAGTAGATGAAAATAATAAGATTGATTTGAACAATTTTCAAAATATATATGCTTTTGCACATATGGCAAGAGATGCTTACACAGAGTTGCCAAAAGAAGAATGGCACGAGGTATCAGGGCGACGGGATGATTTACGCAAAGATAATACTAGTGTGAGAGCGTTCTTATATTCGAATATAGACAAGTCTGTAAATGTCATTGCTTTTAAAGGAACTAGCTTGCCAATGACTGGGTCAACAAGTAGTAATGATAAATATAATGACAATATGTTTTTTTCGTGTTGCTTTTATAAAGAAAACGCTGGTTATGATTGTAATAATATATCGTTAAGATCTTCCCAAAAAAGTTGTAATAGGGAGTGCTATCGAACAAGTTTATTAGATGAAAAAAATTACTATAACATAGCATTAACTATAATGAAAGTTGTATCAAACATAATTGATATTGAAAAAAGCGATATTGTTTTTGTTGGACATTCGCTTGGCGGTGCTATTGCAACAATGATAGGATTGAGATATGATAAAGGGGTTGTAACATTTGAAAGTCCAGGTGAAAAACATTATTTAGAAATGTCTGGACAACTGATAACTAATGGTGAATACAGCAAAATATATCATTATGGACACAATGCTGACACAATATTTACAGGTAAGTGTTGGGGTTTTTCAAGCCCTTGTTATTATGCTGGTTACAATATTCAAACAAAATGTCATGTAGGAAATGTATGTGAATATGATGCGAAAGGGCTTTTGAAAATACGAGAATCTATATATACACATACAATTGATTATGTTATAGAGAATGTAATGTCAAAATGGAACGGCTCACTTCCTACATGTATGCAAAATCTTAATTGCATAGATTGTTCTAATTGGATTACACAACAACATTAAAGTGCCTTTCATATGATTTTTTGAAATTTACACGAAGACCATAAGTAAATACCTGAGGTCTTTTTCTCAAAAGGTGACAGTATATTTTTTTAAACTGTTCACTAGCGTTAGAGTCACTTAAATCTAGATCTATTAACTTATTTTGGTCATTTAATACTTTTAGAAAGGATGCTACAATTATACTGCTACGTTGCTTGCCTTCTCGGCAGTGAATTAGTATGTTTTTTTTTTGAACTAGATATCTCTGAACTAAAAATGGCAAAATAAAGTGTAGATAATCTTCCATAAGCAATATATCTTTTTCTAAAAGTGAATCATCAACTGGAACTCTGACATTAAATATCTTATTTATATGTGATTTATGTAAAGGGGATATATAATCTGTTATATGTATATCGCGCACAAAAGGGATATTTGTGGTGCAATTTACTACAACTTCTATATTATTATCAACTAGAAACTTTGTATTGTGAGCTGCACGATAACTTCCTAAAAATACTCCAGGTATGATTTCGTTTGCATGAACAAACGTATTTTGGAATGCGTTATACATGTAATTTAAGAACCCTAAGAGCATATTGATAGCGTATTATCTATTACATATTTACTAAAAAAAGTCTTATTTAAAATCAGCGTATTAATTTCTTGGTAACTAAAAAGGGTTAGCCATAGTAGGACAACATGAAAAAAAGGATTATAATTCAGAAGAAAAACACATCATCTAGTGATCCAACAACGACCACATTTGGAGATACATATACAAATACTAATTATGATACAGATACCTTTTCAGATTACTCTGATACAGACTCGCAAAGGGGTGGAAGTCGGTTTGTGTCTATCGTTGAGTCAAATTATAAAGCACCTAAAAATGGAACAGTTCAAGATAATATGACAAAAGATGAAATTAGACAAAAACTAGAAGGGTATATTCCTCTTAGGAGTATGCGTGATAAAAAGATACTAACTAAACTTCCTAATTTTAAGACATGGATTCGTTACATTAATGAGGAAACAAAACAATTTAGAACTGGAGGGTTGTTGATGAAAGTTGCTTATCCTGATTATATTATGCTTGTAAATCCGTCTCAAAACTTAACATGGTCGGTTCAATTAAGCAACAATATTTTATTTATAAGAGATCCTGCCTTACAACAGCAAAAGCCAAGTCAAAATCAAGTGAAACAAAGTAACAAGAGTAAAAATGTTAACAATAACAAGGATGAAGTTGAAATCATTAAAGACAAGTTGTATCAATTGTATTTAGAAGGGAGACTACAACAAAAAAGATAATGGTCCATATTTAAAAACAAATTTTGTGAGTCTGTTACATATACTACTAAATGCAGCAAGGAAACAATAAAAGGCTTGTAAAAGAGCTTCATAGAATGTGTAAGGAGCAAATATCCAAGCCACTATTAGAAAATGATTACTTGATACATTTTGATGATGCGGATATAACAAAGGTATATGCAATTATAAAAGCTCCACAAGAAAGTGTGTATAAACACAAGTTTATTAGATTGGATATGGATATACCTCAAAACTATCCTCACAGTCCTCCAAAAGTCAAGTTTGTCAATTATGATGGGGTGAGAATACATCCTAATTTTTATGAAGATGGTAATTGTTGTTCAACAATTTTGAACACATGGGGTAATGATAAATATGAGAAATGGACATCAAGTATGGGCATTGAAACTGTTGTATTGACATTTCATTCATTTTTGGATAACAACCCATATGTATATGAGCCGGGAGATAGAGATGATCCTACATATTCAGTATATGTGGAACACCAAACATGGCATACATGTTTGTTAAAATATTTACAATATGAAAAGATCGAAATATTTAGAAAGTTTATGAGCGAGTATATGATTAATAATATTGATTGTATTTTTGATACACTGATTGCACAAAATAAGAGATACCCATATGGATACTATTTTACAAAATGCTTTTACATTGAACATTACATTATAAACTATGACTTTATTATTGATTCTATACAGTATTATTATACATATAGTGACTTCCATAACACACAAGAATCAGACAATGTGACAGCCACAACACAGAAAAACATTAAAGAAGTAACCTTTCGCTGTAACATTTGTTTTGATACTAAAGAAGAATGTTCTACTTATTTAACAACATCTTGTAACCATATATTTCACAAGACATGCTTAGAAATGCATATAGAAAATAGTGATAGTATATGTCCAATGTGTAGATCTGACATTTATACAGATGGAATAGAAGACTGGATTATTAATCCTTTGACAAAACGTCGTGTAAAATGTGGTGGAAGAACTCATAGATACTTAATTGAAAATGGTCACATACACGGATAAAACTTGTAAAAAATGACTTAAATACAAATAGTATAGTAAAAGTAGTATTAATACATTAATGAAATATTATACAAATGATGAAGATTTATGGGAACTAACACAAAGTGTAAAAAGTTCTAGGATGAACGTTAGATTTCATGTTAGTCAAGTTGTGAATGAAATAAACAAAGACATATGTAACCACTACAAGTATGGAAGTAGCAGACTTGACTTGTATTTTATGAATAAAAGAATCAAGAAATTAAACAAAATGCTCTATAGGTATGGTTTTAACATTGTTGTTGATGTAAAGTATGAATGACACGAGTATATTGAGACAAACTACTCAGAGTCTCCTTCATAGCCTAAAACCTCACCCCTTCTTGAAACTATAACTTTAAGCTTTTTAGTTTTTGCAAATTTCTTTTTTAACTTTTCAGCTTCAAATTGGTCATTTTCAGCTTGTTCTTCATAGTTAGTATTATATTTCAGTTGGTGATATTTCCAAATCGTGGGATGCCCAACCCTAAATTTGTCATGAGGTTCAGCTTTATACCAAAATATTTGATCTTTGAGATCATTTGAGTTTCCGGATGTTTTAATAACCAAACATTCATGATTTTGGGTACACGAATCTAAAATGTTACAGAAATGATCAAATGTGGGAATCATACCAGCATAGTCATCATATATTTTTTTTCTGTTCTTGATAGAAGGCTCGTTGAAAACAAACACATAGTCGATGTTACTTCTTAATTCAGGAGTAATGCCAAGTGGATACTGCATAGTAAGTATAAACAAAATGTTGTAATGTCTACCATTAAAGAAGATGTTTTTAATAGTCTTTTCCTTTTTCCAATTTTGTGCATCATGCAACATGTCATCTAATACTATAAAAACATTGTTAGATGCCATTTTGCCCGTATCAGACTTTCCAGATAATTTTGCTTCTCGAATTTTCTTTCTTTGTCGTGTCAAAATACCTTCAATTAAATCTGGATCGTATTCAGAATGGATAAAGGCATCTGGTATAAAATCACTATAAAATGGCGATGCATCCTCAGTTCCCGAAAACATTACCCCAGATGGTATATCGCGATGATTGTAAAAAATATCTCTTACAAGCCAAGACTTGCCGCTCCTTCTCCTCCCAAGGCACAATACAGTAGCGTCGGGTAGAATACTTTTCATTTTAAACTTTTTTAATGATATTTTTTCAAAATCATTTGTTTGCATGTTTAGTTATCAACAATATTACACTATTATATTATAATTAAATTTATATTAAAGCGAACGAGCAATAAGAGCGATAACAGCGAATTGGTAAAGATCATTACAATTTGGTAAAAAATTATTACAAACAAGTTCAAAATGAGATATAAAAATGATGACGATACAATAGAATAGTATACCAAGAATGATTGCAACAGTTGACATTGGACTCAAGAATTTAGCCATATGCATTATGAGTAATACAGAAGGACAGAATAGTAAAACTATACATTTATGGGATGTTTTTAACTTGCTAGATGACAATCAAAATCACATTTGTAATGAGATAAAAAAAGATGGTTCTCCTTGCATGAAGTCAGCACTTTTTAAGTACCAATCGACAAAGCTTCAGCTAGATAATAGTAATGGACAGCTTACATCTTATACATGTAAAACACATTTTCCTAAAAACATTCAGATGGGTAATTCAAATATGATCAAAATTAAAAAGGTTAAGGACTTTTTACTTCAAGATATAGCTGAAAAGGTTGTAGAGAAAATGAACGAATTGTTACAAACGCATAATGATCTATTTAGAAGTGTTGAAAAGATTTCAATTGAACTTCAACCAAAAGTTAATAATAAGATGAAGTTTGTAAGTCATATTATATATGGGAAATTTGTAGAATATAACATAGGAAGAAACATTCCAGTGAGATTTGTGCGAGCATCTCAAAAGTTAAAAGCTTACAAAGGTCCAGAAGTAGCATGCAAATTAAAAGGGCCATATGCTAAACGAAAGTTTTTAGCTGTAGAGTATACAAAATGGTTTTTAGAAAATACAAAAGTAGAGGAAACCCAAAAGTGGAAGACACAATTCCTCAATAACAAAAAAAAAGACGATATGTCTGATGTATTTTTAATGTGTATTAATGAACTATATCCTCAAAAACAAAAAGGTAAAAAGAAATTGCTCAAAGCTGGTGCTCAAAGAAATTCTGCCAAGTCTGATACTTTAAATGTAAATCCCCACCATACACTTGTGGACAATGGAGCTTTATAGGTTTTAAAAAGTGGTAAAATACGCTGGTAGCTTGTGATAATGTCGTTTTCATTTTCAATAACAAACGCTTCATATATGTCTCGATAATTACTATAAACTTCAGTCATACTTTTTATTTTATGTTCATCTTCGTATATAACTGCTATTAGCAAGTCGGTTATGTCCGTGCTTTTTAGATTTCCAAGAAAAGCTGGATTGTGAGAAAATCTACTTTCAAAATCATAATAGATGTCGAGAATAGTATCAAGTGAATTGCACATAATTTTGTCAATAACAGTGCTTCCTACACTGGTGCTTGTATCATCTGTGTCTGAAGAAGATTTGGATCTTGAATGAGACATTGTTTTTCGAATGGATATTGTGTCTCCTTATATGATCTTAACTATTCATTTAAATAGCAATTGTGGAAATAAAATTTATTTTATTTTAATATACTAAAAAGTAAATGAGTGTCTTTAAATCCATCTTTAAAAGCGACTTTCTAAAGATCGCTCTTGTATTAGTAGGTGTATATTTGATTGTAACCTATATCAAGAAAGAAACATTAGAGAACGTAGACTATTCTAAAGACAGTCAACCTGCAGAAGTGTCTTTAAAACCAATTGATGAAGAGGCACAATTGAGCGCAATAGTTTCAGGAAAAGATGAACTAAAGGCTGAAGACCTTTTGCCAAAGTATGATGATGCCAGTGAGTTTGCTAAACAAAACCCTGTGTCAAAGCTGTTGCAAGAGCAAAACTTCTTGATTAGTGGTTATCATGTAGGAGTTAATACAGTTATGCAATCAAACAAGATTCCTTATCATGATCTTAGATCGGTTCCACCAATTCCAAAAGAGAACATTTCTCCTTTCATGAATAGCAGTTATGAGACACCTGTTGGAAGCAATAGAAGAAAGCTTGAAATTGCTTAAGTAATTTATATAACATCTTAACAACATTTTAATGTGCTTTAGTAGTGCTAAAAATACTACTAAAACTCATTATCACGACTTGAATTTAACGGTTTATTTCTTTTTTGGTAAAACACAAGATTTGTAAATTGTAGAACAAGACGCTCGCATTTTTTCATATCTTTCGAGAACATCTATAAATGGTGGACTGCTTTTGGTTTTAAGTGTGTTATTTCTACATTTTTGAACTTCACTATAATACTTTTCCTTTGATATAAGTCCAGTATGGTAATCGCTTTTTAGTTGGAGTTTTGATTTATTATAGGCATCTATTTGTTGTGATATAAGCTTTTTGTTTACTTTATCTTTAATGATATACAACCAATACATTAATTGAATTCTACCACTTAAAAAATTATCGATAGGTGTTTCCTTGATAAAGTTTTTGTAGGAGTTTCTACAAAATATACATGGCATCGTAAATTGCAAAGATAGAAGCATGTGTTTGTAATGTTTGCGAATGTTGATGTGGTCTTTATTATTAGGGTCAATCTTTACAGGATATCCTCCATGAATACTTGCAAATAGAAATATCCATGCATGTGGACCCCATTCGGAGGTTGCAAGACCAGATGTTCCATAAAATTGTTTATAGTTTTCTTTGGGTAAAGGTATTGACATTTGGAAACAAACGAATTCCTCTTACTTTATGGTAACAAAAAAGAAATAGAAATAGATGGTAGAGTATCATGTATAAATTGAAAAAGAAGCTCCATTTACAATTGTTAAAAGTAAGGTAAATATATGGATAATACAACACTTACATATTGCTATAATTTTAAAACAAATATTGACGCAAATATTTTTCAAAGATTCATAGAGCTGTATACAAACTTGTATATGCCTGCAATAGGTAAGGTTGTAGCATCTCAAAAAAATACGTTAAACATGATAAATTCAATGGACATATATGAAATAGGAGTTGTGTCTTTAAAATTAATGGAACTTGATAAAGAAGGCGACAAGGACGGCTTATTTTTATTTTTAGGTAGAGGTTACATCAGAAATGTATCAAATGATTGTTTAGTTGCTATAGTAAGTGACCGCTATTCCCATTATTACTACGTGATAGATGATATGTGTAAACACGGAACAGATAAAGTTATAGGAGAAGGAATGATGCCATTCTTAGAGCACATCACAGACATTCTCCATGAAGTAATGAAAAAAGAAAATCTATTGAAAGTTTGATAGACACAATATGAATCCCTAGATGATTATAAAATGCTGCAATGGTAGTTTTATCAAGTTAAAGCTATTAAGTGCATGTAGAAATACAAGTGCTGTATCCATGTCTCTTTTATAGTCCATAATTTCACCTATATAACCTTTATAAATGTTATATGGAGAGTTTTTATATTTAATGACTTTAATCATGCATCCTTTTTGCAAGCAACGTGTAAGCTCAGATGGTTTATTATTGTGTGAGGAAATTATTGTGTTTCTAATTTTCTTAGTTTCAGATTGTAATAATGATTCCTCTTTAACGGATACTCCATTTGCTTTTAAAAAGTTAATGAAACTCATTTAAAAGCAATAAGAGATAGTTTTAAATAAAAACGATATGAACATGAAAACTACAGTTTACACTTATATTGTGAATTTCATCTTAGCGATGATTTACTATATTTCTACAAATGTTATAAAGTTGAGATTATGGTATGTAAAAGGGCGGCATAGTGTAAAACTTATTGATGAAAAACAATACTCCATTGGTGAAAACGAGTTTACAATCTATAAATACGTAACTGATACAGATGGAAAAACAATTTATGTAAACACTATCAAATTGGGTTTAACTGCTCCGGAAACAATCACACTAGATACAACTACACTACACAAGATAAGGGACAATAGAAACATGATAGTTTATTGTTTATTGAGAACTGTAGATGCGGAAATTGATATCACCGAGGAGTTTAGAAAATTTGCATACTATTATAGTGGCGAATATGAAGAGTGTAAACTTAAATACGCACTTACGGACATTATCAGTAGTGTAAGTAGTAGTGAAGGTTATGAAGTGCATATATTTCTAAACGATGATGATTTTACAGAAAAGGTTTTAGATATTAAAAATGCAAATGAAAGATATATTAAGTGTATTATGTCAAATGAAAAGTGAAGTAATTTAAACACAATTTAGCACTATGGGGAAAGATGGAATCTAGAGATAAATTTCCACAAACTTTAGTGTGTTCTGGTGCAGGTGTAAAAGGAATATTATATATAGGTGTATACAAGGCTTTGAAGGAGTTGAATATAGATACAATAAAGAGGGTAATTTCTGTTTCAGTTGGATCCATATTTGGATTATGCTTTGCTGCAGGTATTCCTATTGAAACGATTGAGAAAAAAGTGTTAGACACCAACTTTCGAGACTTGATTAAAATTGATGTGGGTCAAATTTTGACAAACTATGGTTTTGATAATGGAAGGAGAATTATAACTTGGGTAAAAAGTATATTAGAAGAAAACGGTATAAAGGGTAACATTACATTTAAAGAATTATATGATACAACGCTTGTTCATTTTGAAGTGTGTGCGGCGGATATAGACACATGTCAAATAAATGTCTTTGACTTTATATCTGCGCCAAATTTAGAAGTAGTAAAGGCCATAAGAATGGCGATTACAGTGCCATTATTGTTTACAACTCAAAAGTATAATGGCAAAATATATATTGACGGTGCGGTAGTTGACAACTTTCCAATTGCTAATTGCAAAGATGAAAAAGGGGTTTTAGGTATCAATATATCACATGATTACACCAAAAAGGGAGATTGCAGTCATTTAGAAGGCTATATAGAAAACGTGTTAAAGTGTTTTCTAAAAAGCAATTATGATAAAAAAAAGACGATATGGTCTGGAATGGATTACATAGATATAAATTGTGATGGTGTAGAAGACATGTTTAATTTTAACGTTAGTGAAGATGCTAAAAGAAATATGATTGACATTGGTTATAAGAACACAATGAGGTATTTTAGGTGAACTTTATTTGATAGATAAATGTACAAAGGATTGATAATCATTTTGATCAATAAATGGAATTCGATAGACAAGAATTCAGTATAAGTGATCTTGATATTTTAAAGCACATAGGGAGTGGATCTTTTTCTAATGTTTATCTTTGCAAAAAATCTGTTGAGGATGGCGACAATCCATTCATAATCAAGGAAATAAACATTAACAAACTAGTAAAGAGATATATGGGTAAAAGCAAAGGTGTATACAGTGTTGTTGATTTTGAAAATGGAAGAGGTGTGCAGTATGACCCAAATAATATAACGCCTTATTCTGTAGGTCATGCGAAGGCAGTTACCCGTGCTTCGGAGTATGAATACTACTTACGAAAATTAAAAGGGTTGATTGAAAGTGAAATAGACGTCTTAAAAATGCTAGATCATAGAAATATTGTGAAATTTATATGTGCAGAAAGGATCAGAGATGTGTATTACATAAACATGGAATATTGTAATATTGGCGATGTGCATCATTTTGCTAAAAGGGATAATTCCACTGTAAAGCTAAGTTGTTTTTTAAGTGATATTGTAGGGGGTTTGGAATACATGCATAGCTTGAATATCATGCATAGGGACATCAAGTTACAAAATTTTTTAGTTGATTACAACAATGGTATATATACATTTAAAATATCAGATTTTGGATTTGCTTGTTACGATCTTTATGGTATGGAAGAGGATGACATTGATGTAAATGACCCTTTATGTAGAAAATACTACAAGATGTGTGGAACGCCATATTACATGGCACCTGAAATAATATTAAACTTGAAAGGTTTGGAGAACATAACACATTATGAACGTGACAAGAAAAAAGATACTAAAGAGACCCCTTCAAAATTCTATGACAAATCTATTGATATTTGGAGCTTAGGAATAAGCATATTTGAGTATGTGGTTGGAAAATTGCCATTTGGCAACATAAGTGACATATCTGATTTGCAAAGATATTACAAATCAAAAGATGCTCAATTCCGTTTGTTCAACAAAATTCAAATAGCAGAAATACCAGAGGCTGTAAAAGAAATGCTTTTCCTTGCGTTGAAAATTGATCCAAAGGAAAGGGTTAATATCCATTTTTTAAAGAAATTCGTTCATGATAACATAGATAACATTAAAGACTATAAATCTCGTGATGTGAAAAATGAACTTATAATAGAATCAAAATACTTTTTGAAGAATTTTACTAAACTTGATGATAACATAATAAGAGAGCCTATAAGAGACCCAACGAATTGCAAAGACTCAATGCGTTCTTGGCTTCAAGTTGAAAAGGATATCGATCACAACATGGTTGAAGGATTAAAAGATAAAGTAGACAAAGGATTTTTTAATTGGTTATACAAAAAAATGTGATTTCATTTAAAAGAAGAAGATAATAGAAGATCAAATAAAACAAATGGAAACCCAAATAGACAATTTAGATGAAATTGCAAGGGCGATGTTTACAAAGCCGCCTGGGGATGTAAGGTCTATACAATTACAACTGGAAGAAGAAACAGCTGACATTGCTACATACGAAGGTGTCGACAGCTTTGTATTTAACATTTTGTTCTTATTAACTTACAAGGGTATGCAAATCTTGTTTGGCTTGGATAATTTTATGCATCTCCAAAAAACCCAATTTGACCTTTTGCAAAAATACATGAATTCAGCTGGCTATAGAATCATAGTGTGTGCAAATGATACACAGTTGTCTCCATGGGAGACCATAGCTAATGGTGATGTTGTTAGAAGTTACAAGATTGTGTTCGCGGATATTTAAATGAATTATCTTACAAGAGCTGTTTTGAGCATTTATAATTACACTATTACAAATACTCAAATGGGTTGCAAACAACGTAAAAAGTGAATACATTTGTCATATTGTTCATTTAGAGACTTTTTATTTGATACAAAGTATTTGAGTTTACAATTAGGGTGAGAAACAATTGCATATCCGCAACGATCATTCCAATTAATGAATTTAACATATTTGGGAAGCACTTTTCCATTATGGTCATAGCGAATAACGTTGTTTATAAGAGTTTTAGATATTTTTTCTTTTGTATGTTGTGAAGGTCGGGGCAGTGTGTATTGTAATCTTTTTTCTCTCATAAGCAATCTTGTTTCTTTGCTGAGCCTTGAATGGTTGCCACCATATCGCAAGTTATAACCATGTTCAGGATTCGTTGTATCAAGCAATGAAATAGTAATTTCTTCAAACTCATCCAATAACGATGTATGTGTCGTTAATAATATAGTTATTTTGAAAGCATTTTCTCCAAACAGTCGTATGGCCTCATTTAACTTTCTACATCTTCCTCCATCCTTTCTCCTAGAATCTGACAAGTGACCAACCCATCTTCTATGTGAGCCATATTTTTTCCCATTTGATAGAAAACATACAGTTTGACCGATATAAACCTTGCCTTCAGGACATGTTATCATGTATATCTCTCCTTGATCCATTAGGAGTTATTAGGTCTATTTACTAAAAACGCGTTTTTTAAGTTGAATTTCAAATTTTTTTTTTCTATTTGTAATGTATAAAACAAAAAACAAGATGGGAGGCGGCCTTATGCAGTTGGTAGCCTTAACCGCGCTATAGGGCACAATAGTCAGCTACCATCAGGATCTGTGCTCACCTGTATGGAAAAATAGTATAAAGTGCAGATGTAACTCAGACGTTAGTTACATATATAACTGGCTAGTGACTTGCTAGTGTAAAGCTAGTGAGACGCGACATTTCCAAATTGCGGGAAACTCCTTAGAGCCTTGATTACCATTCTTTATTGGAAACAGTAAAGAAGACCACGGTTAATGGCCGTCCCCAGGTAACAACATCAAGGATTGGACAACCCGCAGGGAAGCTTCCTAAAATTGAATATCATTGTAACACCAATGTGTATGAAAAAGGAAGAACCTTCAGAGACTAAACGGAAATGGGGGGAATCACAAATTCCTCTTAAGATATAGTCCGGCCAACATTGAAAGGTGTTGGGTAAACCGATGGCGCACAAGATGTTTACCTCTAAATTCCAGTGGGGTACAAAAGCACTCAGCTCGTTTTCAACATACAGCAATAGAAAACGAGAAAAACTGTTGGTGATTGTATGTTATCACAAGTGCTAGTAAATTGTAAAAGCAATTTGCGAGGTTTTCAAATTGCGGGAAAACCCTTAGAGTCTTAACTACCATTCTTATTTGGAAACATTTAAGAAGAACACGGTTAATAGCCGTCCCCAGGTAATAACGTTAAGAATTGGGTAATCCGCAGGAAAGCTCCTAAAGTCGACTACTTTATTTAGTTGACCATGGAGAATCTTCACAGACTAAACGGAAACCGGTGATCTCTTCTGAGATTGCTCAAGATATAGTCGGGCGATTCATGAAAGTGAATTGGCAAGGATTATGCACTGGTAATCCTCAACAGTAATTCGGGGATGAAAAGCAACCTGGCGTAGTTAAGAGGATATACTACGTGAAAGCAGTAAATGTTCCTCTAGTTGTAATATAACAATTCAATTACAATTAATCATAGTTGCTAGTAAATCGTGCAAACGATTTGCAACACCGTCAAATTGCGGCAAACTCCTAAAGCTACTTGCTACCAAGATTGCATCGAAAGATGTAGTTGGCTCAGATCTAGAAAACTGGGGTATGGTAATAAGGCAAGTAGATAGTGGGCAGCGTTTAGCTGTTCTTAAAATGGACAAGCTGCAGCCAAGTCCTAATGATCGCTAGCTGGAAATAAGCAATGTAAAGTAATTTACGTGACAAGATCTATGGATGCAGTTCAGAGGCCAAATGTCGGTGGGTTGGAGGAAATTAGTCGTTTCCAATGATGGCTTAAGATATGGTCCTTCCTTATAAGAAATTATAGGGGTAAAAGCAAATTACATTCTTCAAGGTCAAATAGTATACGGCCTTAGTAATCATTAAAAGTGATTGCTAGTAAATCGTGAGAGCGATTTGCGACACCATCAAAATGCGGGAAGTTTCTAAAGCCTAGCGTACCAAGGAGTAGTTGAAAAGCTATTCTGGCCGAGAAAAAAGAACTCGGAGGGTAACAATCGTCGGGATGAGAGTAATTGCTTATTGTTAATTGCTTGAAGTGGATAATCCGCAGCCAAGTCCTAAGGATCGCTAGCTGGTAACAGCGTGACAAGATCTATGGATGCAGTTCAGAGACTAAATGTTGGTGGGTCTGAGGAAAATAGTCAATTCCTATGATGACTTAAGATATAGTCCAATGTTTTGCTGAAAGGCAAATACACTTCGCGTATACAGAAGACACACTAACTGAAAGCAAGGTTAGGATAGCAGCACTGAAAAGGTTACGGCTGCTAGTGAAAAGTGCAGTTGTCATGTTATGGAAAATTGTCCGCCTCCCTGTTTTATCCATGACACGCATTTTTTGCAAGACATTCAAATTGCGGGAACACCCTAAAGACTACACTACCATCTTTATGTAGGGATATGTAAAGAGACCTCGGTTAATGGCCGAACACAACGGTAAAAACGTGTAGTATGAAGTGAATTGGTTAATGTAGTTGACAATTATATTTGTCAATGAAATGTAACTGAGTTACAGAAATGGGCAATCCGCAGCCAAGCATCTAATAGAGTTAGCTAATTGCCCGTTTAATAAGATAAATTCGAATTAGCTAAAAAATATTTAGATGAAGGTTCAGAGACTAGACGTTTGTCGGTAAACCGAGAATGATCCCGGTTTGCTTAAGGTATAGTCCACAAAAAGGAATTAGACCATAATATCGTCTAATTTTCACTAGAAATAGTGGGACTTTTTGCGATGCTTTGGAGAGCATTGAGCAGACCTTTTAAACATTAAAGGGTAAAAAAGTAGCCAGCCACGACAATGGTGGGAAAACTGTTTGCTACTAGTGAACTACGCAAGTAGTTTGCGACACTATCAAATTGCTGAAAACCCCTTAGAGCCTTTAATACCAAGGAAACATTCGAAAGAAGTTTCTGGCCAAGAAAAAACTTGGGTAGTGGCGTTAGCCACAAAGGTAAATGATTTTAGCGATCGTTTCTCTTTCGGTGACAATTTAAAGGATTGGGCAATCAGCAGCCAAGCTCTAAAGATTATTATATCATTAATTTAAAGCCTAGAATATATACACTTCATACAGCAATGGGCATCATATATATGATAACAAGTCCTTCTGGCAAACGTTATGTTGGGCAAACCATACAACCTTTGGATAAACGGTGGAAACAACACGTTGACTCAGCTCAAAGAGCGTATAAAGACCATTGTAAGGTCTTGAATAAGTCAATACGTAAATATGGTCAAAAGCACTTTATTGTTGAAGTTCTTCAAGAGTGTGAAAACGATGACATTGATTCATTAGAAGAAAAGTATATACAACAATATAATACACTTGTTCCAAATGGTATGAATATTAAAGGAGGTGGAAAGTCAGGAAAGCACAGTGAAATATCTAAACAAAAGATAAGCGATGCCCTGCAAAATAGACAAGTTTCACAAGAGACACGGGAAAAACTGTCATCCACAACAAATCCTGGCTTGCCTATGTATCTCATAAAAGTGCAAAACGGATACAGGGTGTGTAATCATCCAATGGGACCTGAAAAGAGGTTTATTAGTAAGACAAAGCCTGTGGAGTATAATTACACAAGAGCTATCGAATACTTGAACAAGTTAAATAGATTGGACACTCCTTTAATTTTGCATAAGGAACAAAAAGAGTTATATATACAAAGGCATAAAAATGGATATTGTGTAAAATATCCTGGCACAAAACCCAAATATTTTGTATCAAAGACTTCCTCAACTACAAAGTTGTATGAAGCAGCTTTGAATTATTTAAATGATATAAAATCCATGAGTGCAGTTCAACGACTAAATGTTAGTGGGTGAATCGGGAACCGATCCTGGTTTGCTTAAGATATAGTCTAGTCCCGCTTGACACACAATTCAAGCCTAAATACACTGAAAAGTGGGGTATACACGTTAATGGAACTGTCGATTTCGCTCGCAAAGTTAGTTGCACCGTATCACGTAACGGTGATTTGATTCACAAGGTCTACTTGCAAGTGGATCTTCCAGCTTTGGATCCAGCTGGTGGTGCTAACGGTGCTTGGATTCCATATGTCGGTCACGCTTTGATCGACGAAGTTTCTATTGAAATTGGAGGGCAAACCATAAACTAGATCAAGTGCTCACCAAGCTTGATCATCTGTGGTTAGAAGCAATTTTATAAAAAGGAATTGCTAGTTAGTTGCTATGATAAAAGTAATTATTACTTGTTCATATGCAATTGGCAACACTGTCAAATTGCGAAAAACCCCTTAAGACAGAATGTTGATTTAAAAAAGTTGTTGTTACAATATAAAGTGTAATGGATACCAAAAAATGTAATAGTTGCGGTATTGAAAAACACAAGACTGAAGATTTCCCTAAAAATGGTCGAATATATAGGGCTATATGCAAAAAATGTCATTCAGCAAAGCAAATAGAAAGATACAACCAAAATCGTAAAGTTCATTTAGAAAAGAACTACGAGGAGAACAGAATTCAGATTCTAGAAGCTGGAAAGCAGTATAGAAAAGAGAATCGAGATGCAGAGCAAAAAACAGAATACTATTCAGCAAACAGAGATGAGATTCTACAAAAGTCAAAAACGAAAGATTACAAAGAGAAAAGAAACAAGTATCTGAGGGATCGAAGGAAAAATGACAAGTTTTTTGCAATGATTAGTTCTTATAGATGTCGATTACATGAAGTTCTTCACAAACAGAAAAAGAATAGTTATATATCTTACTTAAGATGTAAACGAGAACAATTTCTGGATTGGTTGGAATTTCAGTTTGATGACAAGTTTGTATGGGAAACATATGGAAAGACGTGGGTAATTGATCATGTTATTCCTAATGACTTCTTTAATTTGGATGATGAAAAGCATGTAGAAAGATGTTTTGCTTGGTATAATTTAAGACCATGTGACACCAAGGAGAACATGAATAAAAGTAACACTATTATATTGGATGTTGTGGAAAGTCATCAAAACGTTATAAACAACTTTACTAAGATCAACAATTGGTACCAAGCTGATGTAGAAATATATCAGTGGCTGAGAGAACAACTCGGGTATGGTAAAAATCCTTCTGTATTGGGCAATCCGCAGCCAAGCTCCTAAGTGCGAAAAAGCATATTGGAGAAGGTTCAACGACTAAACGGCAGTGGGTCTAAGGAAATTAATATTTTCCGATGAAGGCTTAAGATATAGTCTAGTCCCGCTTGACACAGTTCAAGCTTAAATACACCGAAAGGTGGGGTATGTTGGTATGTTCAACACTGTTTGTTGAACATTGTCAGCACACGTGATAAACACTTTGGTGAATGGCTCCAAATCTGGAACGAACTTACTCAAACCGCTGAAAAGGAAGCTGGTTATGATGCTATGGTTGGTAACACTTCAGCATTGACAACTAACAATGCATCTACCAAGCCAGCAACCACTTTATACATTCCATTCCAGTTCTGGTTCTGCAGAAATGCTGGTTTGGCTCTTCCTTTGATCGCACTTCAGTTAACTTATTGATAGCTGACAAGAGTATGACCCCTGATTAATTGCACATAGATCAGGCAAAAGGTCACATGGCGTGCACAGTTCAAATGTTCACCACCCTAAAAGAATTGAACTCTATGCCATATATACTAGTAAATTGGTTATACCAATTTGCGACACTTACAAATTGCGGGAACCTCCTGATAGCCATAACTACTATTCCTTCTTGGAAACTAGAACGGAAGAACTCGGTTAATAGCCGACAAATGTGGTAATAATGTTATGGATTAGATAATTTTGTTGTTTAACGAAATTTGTCAGATGGACAATCCGCAGCCAAGCTCCTAAGTCCGTTAGTTGTTAAATTCATTTAATTGAATTCATATAACGTGCCATGGATATGGAGAAGGTTCAACGACTAAATGTTAGTGGGTCTGAGAAACTTGGCAGGTTTCGATGATGGCTTAAGATATAGTCTAGTCCCTCCTGACTTAGTTCAGGGTTAAATACACCGAAAGGTGGGGTATGTTGGTGATATGCCAACCCAATCACAAAGGTGATTGGAACGATCACGAAGTTAAATTCAACATTACTTTCAGAGCATTTGCTGATCTGATTACCGGAACTGCTCCTGCAAGCACTCCATCAATCAGCAACGCTTCTTTGTATGTTGATTACATTTACCTTGACACTGATGAAAGACGTCAATTCGCTCAGGTACAACATGAAAAAAACGTGTTAGAAAGTAAACATCAAACGTGTTTGCTAGTGATTGTTTATTGATATTCAGGTTCTTCCGCCACCCTGTTTTATCCCTGAATTAAATAAACTTTTGCGACACTTTCAAACTGCGGGAAACTCCTTAGAGTCTCAACTACCATCTTTATGTAGAAATATGTAAAGAGAACTCGGTTAATGCCCGAACCCTACGGTAATAACGTTGAGAATTGGACAAATTTTGTTGACAAAATTAAGTTGTTTACACAATTGTCCTGTGGACAATCCGCATCCAAGCTCCTAAGTCCTGATAACTAGGATATGGAGAAGGTTCAACGACTAAATGGAAGTGGGCGTGAATTTTCACGCTTAAGATATAGTCTAGTCCCGCTGGGCATAGGTCCCAATAAATACACCGAAAGGTGGGGTATATCGGAATATTTGATTGAACAGCTTCAATTCACTGGAGCTGAGTCATTCTCCAACTCTGCTGTCAAGAGCAAACTTTCCTTGAACCATCCTTGCAAGGAAATCGTCTGGACTGTTCAACCAGATTCAAATGATGTTACTAATTTCACTGATGGTTCAGATGGTCACACCATTGAAGATGCAAAATTGCAACTTAATGGACACGACCGATTCAGCACTAGAGCTGCTGATTATTTCAACCTCGTAAACTTTGCGAGAAAAAGTATTGAGCTTATGGCATTCTAAGTCAAAAGGAAAATCTCAATGCTAGTAAATCGTGAAAGCGATTTGCGACACTGCCAAACTGCGGGAACCTCCTAAAGCTTAAGATACTAAAGTATGTTCGAAAGAATATTACTGGCCAAGAATAACGACCTTGGGTATAGTAAAAACTCTTAAGATGATACAATGGACAATCCGCATCGAAAATCTAAGTTGTATTTAAAAAATATACAATATGATAAACGTTCAACGACTAAATGGTAGTGGGCGAGACAAATACAAACCACAAATATAAGAGTCTCGCTTAAGATATAGTCTAGTCCCGCTTGGGTAAAGTCCCATTAAATACACCGAAAGGTGGGGTATAAACGGCAACCATATCAGCATCACACTCGTATTCCTGCAACTGGTATCTATGTTTACTCATTTGCTCTTAACCCAGAGCAACACCAGCCATCAGGAACCGTCAACATGTCAAGAATCGATAACGCAACTTTGCTATTGAACTTGACCACTGGATCCACCGCTGTTAAACTGAGAGTATACGCTGTTAACTACAACGTTCTCAGAATCATGAGTGGAATGGGAGGATTAGCTTTCACTTAAGTGAAAATAGATCCAAAAAGCATCGTGCTAGAAATAAATGGGCTCTATTTCTAGAAAACACTTGAGGTCCCAAATAACAACCCAGATGCTAGTAAATCGTGAAAGCGATTTGCGACACTTTCAAATTGCGGGAAACTCCTTAGAGTCTCAACTACCATCTTTGCGTAGAAATATGTAAAGAGAACTCGGTTAACAGCCGATCCCAGGTAATAATGTTGAGAATTGGACAAATTTTGTTTACAAAATTAAGTTGTTTACACAATTGTCCTGTGGACAATCCGCAGCCAAGCTCCTGAGTCCGTTAATCCTATGGGATTTCCGTTGTTAAATTCATATAATTGAATTCACTCAACATGCCAGGATATGGAGAAGGTTCAACGACTAAATGTTAGTGGGTCTGAGAAACTTGGCAGTTTCGATGATGGCTTAAGATATAGTCTAGTCCCGCTTGTAATATGCAAGCACAAATACACTGAAAAGTGGGGTATAAACGAGCTTACAGTAACTAAATGTTGACAAACTAAATACGAGAAAAAAATAAAAAAACCAAAAAAAGCTAAAAAAAATTACAAAAAAATGTGTTTTCATAATCATTATTACATAATTATGAATGCAAATAGGAATTAAGGTTTTGGGTTAATTAAAATAGCGAATTCTTACAACATGCATAGTTTGTTGTATAGCAATTTAGATCCACATTTTTAGGTGCGTCTCCGTTAGCATATAGTTTAGGAATTGCCCGTTGATTGTCATATAAATACACTTCAGGACTAGTAAACTCGCATAAATGAGTGGCAATGTTGACGCATTTGTCTTTATGCAAGTTTTGGACGTCAAAAGAGTAAGCTTCTTTTAGCACAGCCTTTTGTATTTTTTCTGTAAGTCGGTCATCACATATTTGAGACTTTTCCTTTGGTCTAACTTTTCTATAAGCTTCATTTACATTACCCAGAAATGTCAAGTAACGTTGAGGATTTAAAGTGAGATCTTCTATTTTATAAGCGCTGTAATTGTTACTTTTTGGATCTTCATCAAATGTTTCTGTTGAGACTTTTTTATACACAGTGAATAATACCAATACCGTCCCCAATACCAACGCAATGGTGTATAAATGTATATGCTTCATTGTTATTGTCAATTAATTACAATTGATCAACAAAATTAAATAAGGTATTAAGTTATTTAAAGGTATATCCTAATAAATTAAAATGTATTTTGTTAAAGTAGTGTTTGGAACATTAGTATGCGTTCTGAGTATGAACACCGTCTTAGCATGTGATAAAAATGATTGTCCAGAAAAGAAGTCAAACCCCATAGACTGTTCTTCGAGCACGGTGATATATACATTTCCATTACCTCAAGAATTGCCTGTAGAACCGCCCGTAGAACCGCCCGTAGAACCGCCCGTAGAACCGCCTGTCCAACCTCCCGTAGAACCGCCCGTAGAACCGCCTGTCCAACCTCCCGTAGAACCGCCCGTAGAACCGCCTGTCCAACCTCCCGTCCAACCTCCGGTCCAACCGCCTGTGGAACAGACAAATGGGATCAAAAAATCATCAGGAACACGTGCAACGTTGACATATTTTGACGACGTCTCAATGCAATGTGGAACCTACAATAAAGGTGACATGATTGCAGCGGTTAACCCTTTATTATTTGGAGTGTCCGAAAGCGAATGGTTGGACAAGTATGTCAACGCAGATCCAAAAGATATTCCTTGGTGCAATAAGAAAATTGTAATAACTATCAAAGACGTCGAATATACATACTTGATCGGAGACACATGCGATCCTGTTGGTCCAACGCCATCAACGCCTAATGCTGGGGCAAAATGTGATTACAAGGATGTTATTGACATTTGGAATGGTAAAGATTTCCTGATTGCGTTATTTGGAGATGACTTTTACCAAGGCGAAATAAAATGGGAATTGAAAATGTAATTGTATTTAAAGATTTGGTAAATTCTTTGTAGGAATCTTATAAGATGTTTACAAAGGGTATTTTAGTGGGAAGTTTGTTGTTAGTTTACATTAATAATTTTGTGAAATCTGAGGGTTACTATTGTCCATACGAGTCTTTAGGTGCAAATGGAGATAATACATTATTATATGATTATTATGACAAAATAGACAATTATTGGGTCAGAAAGGACCAGACAGGTTGGGAGCCTGTTTTATCATATTGCTCTGCGAAAGGTGACAATGGTAAACATAGTGATGCTGGAGAGTGGAAATGTAATGATAGTAAAGGTTTATGTTTCTGGGACGGAATAGAAGGACTATGTAAAGTAAGTCCTAATAGACAACCTGATTGTTTTCAGCTTTGTGAAGCTATTTTAAAAGGGGAAGGTCCAGATTGTTTAGGTGATTGTCCTGGTGGTAAAAGCAGCAACACACTCTATGAAAAATACAATACATGTGATCTTACAATAACATCAGCGCAGCCAAGACCAAGACCACAACGACAACGAACTAGAACAAAAAGCAAGCCGACCAGAAGTAGAACAAAAGAAAGCTTTAACGTCAAGCAAACCAAAAAAATTCCTGCGGATGACCACTCCAATTGTTAAATAAAATTAATTGAATTTTAAAAGTGAATAACTTTAACAGCGATGATATTGCCAATAGAACCAGGATTAGAGCGACGCAGAGCTTATGGGCATTACATTAATCAAAGAAACATGCAAAGAAGAAATCGACGTCGAAATGCAACATACATGTTTAGTATTAGTGGGTTATCAATTACGGAATTACATGCGAGCACAACGGAATTACATCCGATACCTAGTGATACTAACAATGGATTGACTTACGAAGCGTTAGTGGAATTGCCTGCAGTAATGATAGGATTATCAATAAGTGATTTATACGAATCATCGTCAATTAATGTATGTATGAAGAGTTCATTTTGCAGCATTTGTCAAGATGATACGCATAAAGAAGTTGATATTTTACGGAAGCTAGATTGTGGGCATGAATTTCATATACAATGCATAGACAGATGGTTTATTGATCATTATCAATGTCCGTTATGCAAAAAGTCATATCTGAAACGTGTAGTTTAATTTAAAATTTTATTATTTTTTGAGGTAATAGTGAACGTTAATTACGACGTGACGTGATAATATGACGAATGAAGATTACATCAAAGGGATGATTGGGACGAGGATGAATAAATATATTATAACGAGGTATATTAGCTCTGGATCATTTGGAGATGTGTTTGAGGCGCGACATTATAAAACAAAAGAGATGGTTGCATTGAAAATTCCTATAAAGACGGAAGAAAAGGATGGAACGAAATCGTTGTTAGAAGAATCAAAGATATACAAGAAAATATACAAGAATGTAAATGAGGAAGACAAAAGTCACAAGGGTATTGCCGATGTGAAATTGATGAGGGTAAAGGACAAGAAGATCCTAGTTATGGACTTGTTAGGAGATAGTTTGGAGACAATCATAACAAAGAAAAAGAAAATTGGACTAAAATCTGTCATATACATTTCAATAAAGCTATTAAATATTGTAAAATTTATACATTCAGCTGGTTACATTCACAGAGACATCAAGCCTGACAATTTTGTGCGTGGTTACGACGATCCCAAAAAGTGGTATTGCATAGATTATGGTCTTGCAAAAAGTTACTATCATAAAAATGGGCCGCATATTCCTTATTCGGATAAAAAAAAGTTTTGTGGCACAGCAAGATATGCTAGCATAGCTGCTCATGAGTGCGTAGAACAATCAAGAAAAGATGACTTAGAATCACTTGGTTACATTTTTGTATACCTATACAAAGGAAAATTGCCATGGCAGCAAATCAAGCATAAAGACAAAAAAGAAAAGTATAGGCTTATCGGTGAGCACAAAAAAAAATTGAGTGAAGAGGAACTGTGCGAGGGCATGCCAAAAGAGTTCACTGTATTTCTAAAATACGTTAGAAATCTCGATTTTGACGAAAAACCACCATATTCAGCATTCGTGAAGATGTTTCAAAAGTTATATGATTCACGAAATTATAAGAATGACAAATTAGAATGGGAATAGACAATTGAGCGCGCAAAATGTGTATAAAGAATTTATATTGTAATTTTAGGTAATTTAATTGTTCTTTTCTATGAACTATGAAGAAATGTATAAAAAACTTTTACAAGAGCACGAAGCTTTAAAACACGAATACTCAGAAAACACTATAATCCAAAGTATGAATGACATGAAAGAAAAATACAACGATTTAATAAAAAACACAGTTGCCTTATATAGATATGATGCTTTGCAAGAGCGTAAAAAAGTCCTCCAAAATAAATTAATTGCTACATCAGTGTTGATTGACTATATTTTGTTAGAATTACGTCATTTTGACAATATTTTTATGAATGACGGTCAAGTCGATGTTGAAAATCTCAAGATGCAATTATCAGTAATAAAAGGAATGTTGCAACCGCACATTTGACAAATTGTAAAATTAATTTAAATCCAACAAAATTGAATTTAAAGTAATATCGTAACACTATAAAAGGAGTAGGGACAAAATGATTATAGGCATTGTAGGTAAAATGGGTTCTGGTAAGGATTATATTGCAACTAAATACATATTACCGTTTATGGAAGGTGTGTTAAGAAAAAAGGTGTTACAAATATGTTTTGCAGATCAAATTAAGGTTAATGTAATGTCAAAAGGAAATTTTTCGTATGATGAACTTTACGTTAACAAAACACCAGATTCTAGACGCTCTTTGCAGATAGAAGGGACTGAAAACGGCAGAGATGTGCATGGAAAAGACGTTTGGGTAAATTACACGGATAGTTGGATAAAGGTATACAAGGAAAGGGGTATAAACAATTTTATAATAACAGATTGTCGTTTCAAAAATGAGGTTGAATACATTAAAAAAAGTGGTGGAATAATTTTAAAGGTGCATGCGCCACAACGAAATCATGAACGATTGTATAAAGAGAGTAATGGAGATCATGATACATATAATAAGCTTAAAGGACATCCGTCAGAGTGTGATTTAGACAGTTATGATGATAATTGTTATGATATGGTTATAGACAATGACATAGGTGATAATGTGTTACGTCAGATTACACAAGTTTACAAGTTAATAAGTCAATTGTAACAATGTTTTTACTCGTGCAACATTTTTTGGATATACATATTCATACATTTATCAAGTTGAGATTTAGATACAGGTTTTGGGATGTAGTTATCGAAACCCATGCTTAGATATTTTTCTTTATCTTCTTCCATACCATAAGCTGTTACAGCCACAACATATGGTTTTGTTAAGTTATTCAAGGATTCACCAGAGTAAAACTGAGATATTTCTTTCATAACAGTATCACCATTTTTTACTGGCATTCTGATATCAAGAAGGATCACATCAAATTGTTTATTTAACACAGCTTCAATGCATTGTTGACCATTTTCAACTATTAATACATTTTTGAATCCACTTTTGTTTAAAAAGCTAACGATGACCCGTTGATTTATATAGATGTCTTCAGCAACAAGAATCCGTATGTTTTCTTTGAGTTCATCTAAATTGTTATCGATTTCAAAGGACACTATATCACCTTTTGACAAACTTGTAAATTTATCAGAACTAAGCAATTGCATACATTCTTTTTTAAGCTTTAGTTCTTTGATTGGCTTGACAATGTGAGCTGAAAAATGGTTATTTGTTTTTGAAATCTTTTCTCCGAAACTACTTAATGCTATTAAAGGAATATTTGCATTTTTTGTGTCTGATTGTTCTCTAAACTTTGCTGCAAGTGTGTGTCCGTCCATTTTTGGCATACATATGTCTATCAGACCTATATGGAATGTATGCACTTTAGAAAAATATAGGGCTTCTTCACCATTGCTAAAAATATGAGGAATCATACCCCATTTTGAAACGATCCCGCTTAAGCTAAGTCTGTTATGCATGTTGTCATCCACAATCAAAACATGAGCATTCTTCAAGCATTCATCATTTTCATCACTTTCGGTTGATACGTCTTCTTGACAAATTCCAACTCTGATGATAAATGAAAAGTGACTTCCTTTTTCTCGTTCGCTCCATTGCAGCCATATACATCCGTTCATTAGTTCAACAAGTTCTTTGCTTATTGCGAGTCCCAATCCGGTGCCTTGATAAACTTTAGACGTAGATTGATTATCAACTTGGGAAAATGATTTGAATAATTTAGACACGTCGTCTTTATCTATGCCACAGCCAGTGTCCTCGATATCAAATCTAACGTATACATATTTATCATTATACGGAGGTATTTCTTTTTTGTTCATAGAATAAAGTTTACGAGCAGTGTTGTAATTAATTTTCTCAACATTCAAGATAATATTTCCATCGTCTGTAAATTTGATAGAATTGCTTAAAAGGTTCAACAAAACTTGTTTGATTCTGTTGATATCACTTTTTATATATAAAGGAACATCGTTTGCTATATTGGATGTAAATTCAAGGGATTTCTCATAAATTTTAGACATAATAATATCATTTGTTGACTCTAAGCATTCTTGTAAGTTCATGTCTTTAATATCCAATGTTATCTTTCCAACTTCTAATTTTGAGAAATCAAGTATGTCATTTATTATTGTCATCAAGTTATAAGAGCATTCTTTTAGCATGGATATATAATCGCCTTGATCATTGGTTAATGGTGTGTCTTCCAAAAGTGTTAACATGCCGATTATTCCGTTGAGTGGAGTTCTTATTTCATGGCTCATATTTGCGAGAAATATAGTTTTATGGTTATAAGCTTTTTCTGCTTTCAATGTCTCGTCTCGTAATTTTAATTCCATTAACTTGTTTTCATGCACATCTTGTAATGTATTCATGAAAGTTAGAATTCCTTCACGAGATCTTATTATAGTGCGTTTATTCATGTACCATCGGTAATCTTTTTGAAGGTTGTTATATATTCTAACAACATTACTAGACTCGGTATAATTGTGGAGGAAGTTTCTGCAAATATCAAGTTCGCATTGCATGTCGTCTTTGTGGATTGCAGACATGTAAGCATCACAAACTCCAGATGCATCCTTTATATTCAACATCTTTTTGATGTACATATTGGTATAAACGCATTTTCCTGATTCATTCATGCGTATAATTCCAACAGGAAGATTATCAAGAACAAGTGTTATGTCTTCATCAATTATAGAAAACATTTTAGACACTTGTTTTTTATTTGACATTTGAAAATCAAAGCAAAAGATTATTAAAGGGTACCTAGAAATAAAGTTGGGTGAATACCAAAGATTTCTTAATTTACCTGGATCAACTGTAAGTTACGGAAGATCATGTCTGCGAACAAAAGTGTAAATATTGCATCTGATGTCAATATTGATTTTGAACCTATTGAGAAAATGCTATAAAATAAAAGTGCAATGAACATACTGTTTTTGATTTGCAAAGATACTTCTACATCACGTATGTAGAGAACAATCATTAAATATAAATATGCTATGGTGGGATCAATTTGAAAATATTTCTGACTTTTGTTGTTTAAAGAATTGAGTGATGGATTTTTGTAACGTGTAAGTAGAGATAAGAGATATCGTGCAATAACAACAATAAAAAAAAGTTTCAAACCCTGGATAAATGTGGATGTTGATACAAAGTTATAGAATATATAAGTTGATGCAAAAAATGTTACGTATTTCAACAGTATGATCTCTTTAAAGTCAGTTGCGTCTTGGAGAAAATCATAAACTGCAAATGTGCTTTCCATGTTAAATTAAAATGGATATATAAATAAAAAATATATATATATATATATTATAGTATAAATACATGGACAAAATGTATGTAGACTTGTTCTCTCGCTTTTTTGTTGTCATTGGAAGTCTTATATATTTTCTAGTGACTATTTTTGATAATAAAAACATTATGTCAAAATTGTTTGCTGTTGTTGTTGGTATTTCATCTTTGATGCTCATTTTTGACAGAGACTATTATTTGCCATTCTTGGGCAAAACTATTTTCCCTCCAGCGAAATCAGACATGTCCCTCCAAATTCAAAAGAAGATAAAAGTAAAAGTGTCAGATTTGCCAGCAAATGTGAAGGTTGTATACTGGGCTGCTATTGAGGCAATAGATAGCAAAGCATATACAAACTACATGGATGCCTACAGTAATTACACGAATGCTGGAGAAATGTTTACAGATGCAAATGGCGATGTGGTATTAAGCATCGATTGTCCAAGTGAGTACTATGTGCAAAAGTTTGGTATTATTAACAAGAAATTAGATAAACATGTTCACTACAGATATGAACTTCCTGGGAAAAAGGGGTTATTTTCAAAAGTATATACACAATACGTTCAATGTTAAATAACTGTTAATTATAAGATTGCTCTAATGAAGATCTTGCATTCTCCACAAATTTCTGCACATCAGTTAAAACATTATTTATCTTTTGTTTTAAGGAGCGGAGTTCATTTTTAATTTCCTTTTTTTCCTTGGAATTTTTGCTAATTTTGTATTCTCGTTTTTTTTCTTTGTATTCGTTTTCAATGGAAAAACAAGCTTGACTGTAAAGGCCTAAAGTATTCCCCATACCTTTCATTCTATAAATTTCATCTCTTTTACTTTTCTTTTCTTTAGCTTGAGGTTTAGGATTTACAGAGTTGATGGCTATAACTTTTACCTCACTGTCGCTTTCAGCGCTTTCATTTACCTTCTTTTTAGAGATCTTCATTTTTATTCCTTTATCACCATCTGTAGTGTGTGATCTGTCTGTGATGTCGATGATCTTCTTCATGCCTTATGATTTTATAGTTTTTCAACAATAAAATATTTCAAATTGAACAACTGCACTTAATTTGGATTAGAAGGTTCCAACGGATCAAATATATATAACTTACTTTTTATTTTATAAAAGTTGGTGGCATCTACGTTGCTTTCCAATGCCAGTTTGGAGGGGCTTACGTAATCATAAATATTGATATTAGTAATTTTGATAGATTTTGTATCTAATGGGATTATATTTTGATATGAATTGTCAGGAGTAAGATATGAGATCATATTTGATACTTGCAGGATAATTTGAGCTTTAAAAGAAAATGGCTTATTGATAGCAAAAATCTCTATATCAAATTTAAAAAACCTATCATTACCAACTTGTAATTTGTAAAAGACATCTATATTTTCTTTAGAATTAAGTTTGTAATCTTTAAAATGTTCAGACGACTCGAATAGTTTTGTAAGTGATGTTAGCACTACATTCTTAAACTGTGCTGCGTAGAAATATTTAACATCATAATCTTGTATAAAGTTTCTTAGCTGCAAATCGTTATTAGGGAAGTATTGTTGTATATAGTCTCTCAACATGTCGATCTCAATTTTAAAATAATAATTGTCATCAATATTAGATATGTTTGAGGAATTATGGGCGTAAAATGATATGTTGCGCAAATCTTCATTTATGCTAAAAGAAAAATAAAAGTATGATGTGATGAGAACAATGGTAATTAAAATAAATAGCAAATGAGTCATTCTTTTTAATTACATGATAAATTAGTATGTTAGAAATTACATTAATAAGTGGAGATTAAATATCTATACACGTGGCTTGACTGTGTTTAGTTGTTCTCTTTCTGACAAAAGTTGTTGATATCTGTCATCAAAATCTTTTTGTTTTTGAGAGATTCCACTTTTTAATTGGTTAAAGTTATAATTATTCTTTTTGCCAGAAGAGTTTGTAAATGATTCTCTTACTTTAACTCCCGTAGAGCTTGTGAGTGCTTCTTCTATTGGTGTTTGTATAGGTTCATCACTTTTGCCTAAGAATTTAAAGCATTGTTCAGCTGAATTATCATGCAATGATTTTGATCCACACATTGCATATGTGTCAGAAAATCCGCCCATTTCAATTGGATTGAATGCCGATACTTCCTTTTCCATTTGAACCACAGGTTGCATTTGATCTTCGAGCCACTGGAATGCATCTTTACCAGACAATACATATTCAGCTTTATTGACAATAATGGTTGGAACTTCTTCTATTTTATATTGTAATGCATTTTGGATGTCATAAAATAATCTTGGCCTGCTTCGTGTTTGAGGATCAACATCGATATTTATTCTTATAAAGTCTTCATACAATTTGCTATTTTGCGATAATGTATGTATAAAGTTCTTACTATGTTTACAAAAGTTGCTATAAAACAATATTTGTTTATCGAACATTTGGTGTATATGTTTTAGATATGTATAAAAAAATCGATTTTATACGTAATGCTATTACGTAATGCATCTTTACCAAAAAATACGTTGTTGACAATATTGGTTGGAACTTCTTTTATTATATATGGAGGTTTGTTTAATGTATGATTTAAGTCTTCATACAATTTACTTTTTTGCGATAATGTTTGTATAAAATTGCTATAAAACAATATTTGTTTATCAAACATCTAGTGTATATGTTTTAGTATATGTATAAAAAATCGATTCTATACGTAATGATCATAAACGGCTGTGTGTAAAAATTAAATATAAAATATATTGTACATAACTAAGGACTCCAAATAATTTAATGGAGAATATACGTTTAAAAAAAATTACAGTATCACCGTTACAATCTCCATTGATTATTCAGAATGGTAATGTACATTTTTATGATACAACAGGATCAAGTAATTTAACTAATGGAGCAATTGTAACAAAAGGAGGAATATCCATTAATGCGACAAACGAAGCAACTAGCTCTACATCAGGTGGTTGTTTAACAATAGGAGGTGGTGCAGGTATAAAAGATGACTTATACATTGGTAAGGATCTTATTTTAGATAACTTGAGCGGTGTATTACAAATCGCAGGCCTTACTGAAAATAGGCTGTTTTTGGATACAATATATAATAAACAATTTTACGTAAGTGTAGATGGTGTTAATAAAAGACTCATATTAACGGATGACAATTTACGTTTGGCTGCAACAACTCCAAGTTCAAGTTCGACATGGGGAGCATTGACTGTTGACGGGGGAATTGGTATTTCAACAACAACAAATGCAGTAGGATACACGCATGGTGGTGGATTAACAGTTGCTGGAGGTGGAGCCTTTAATAAAGATTTATTTGTTGGAGGAAGCATTGTTGTTGCAAACAACTTGAGTGCGGGATCCATTGTAATCACTAGCGGAAGTATGGGAAACGTAGTGATTAATAATATTACAGCAACAGGTGATGCAAAGGTGCTTTCCACATCTAATACTATAGGTAATATCTTTACTACAGGTGGAAATGTTGGTATCAAAACAACTGCACCAGGTGAATCATTGCATGTGAATGGAAATATAAGATTAGGTAGCAATGGGACTACGGAAGGAACTAATTATATATCTTTCAGGGGATCAACTCACCTTTTTGCTCCATATACAACGACATACATTGGAGAATCTACAAATCGTGAATTAGTTCTTTTTCAAGGCACTGATCGTATCAGATACATGTCAAAAGCGCATAAATTTGACACAATATCAGAGAATGTCAGTGGCGGTTTTGATGGTGTTGTAACATATGGGTCAACAAGTATGATAATTGATACGAACGGTAATGTTGGGATAGGTAACACATCGCCGTCACAGTCTCTCACAATTAATGGAAATGCTACAATGGGGACTTTGTTTAGTGCAAACGTCATTAATACTAATTCAACCATAAGCTCATTAATAGCTTCATCGATTGCTACATTATATATAACAGGTGGTTCAGGATATTTTAGTTCCTTGAACAGTTCAAGTGGTTCATATTTTAATGTTACAATTACCAATTCCACGATACAAAATGCAAACATATCTGTTGCAAATATTGTAAATACTAATAGCACTAATGCAACAGTTAGCAGTATATTTGTTACAAACGTGCAAGTGTCATCAGCTGGTAGTTTCAATTGTAGTGCTGTAATAAATACGATGGGAAATATAACAACAAATGTCAATGGTGTTGGCATAGGACAAGTATCACCATCTGCTACTCTTGATATAAATGGAACTTTGAATTGCAGTAATAATGTTACATTTACAGGAAATGTCTCGAGCTCAAATTCTTCAACAGGAACTTTTGTTTTGACACGGGGAGGAATTTCCATAAATACAACTGCAAATGCAGTTTCTCTTACACAAGGTGGCGGACTGACAATAAGAGGGGGAGCAAGCGTGCAAAGAGATATGTTCATTGGTGGAAAAATGGTAATCGAAGACACAACCTCTAGCATTTCTATAACAAATGGATCAGTTGTGCTAGCTGGTGGAATGGCTATTTCAAACACTACAAACAGTGTTGGGTTGGGTAATGGAGGTGCACTTTCAGTTTCTGGAGGTGGATGTTTTGGAAAAGATATTTATATTGGTGGCAAGATGATATGTAATTCAGTTGGGTCATTTAGTCATTTAAAAGTTCTTTCAACAGATGTGTCAACAAATTCTACAACGGGAGGTATAGTGTCATACGGTGGTGTGTCAATAAATGAGACTAACAATGCAGTGAGTGTATCACAAGGAGGAGCTTTAACTGTAGCAGGTGGTGTATCTCTTGGTGGCGATTTATATGTAGGAGGTGATAGCTATTTGTATGGAGGAGCAAAGCTTTTCAGTCAAAATGCGGTGGACATTTATGATAACACATATAAAAGGTTTTCAGTATCTAGAGATGCATCGAGCAGTGACTTGCAAATAAAAAGATACAATCAGGCAGGTGCAGCTATTGACACTTTATTATCTATATCACATACAGCTGGATCGATTAGTTTATTGAACACAGGTGGGAGCTCTTTTATTGTAGCTGGCGGAATGTCTATTGGATGCACAAATAATGCGACATCAGTATCTTCTGGTGGAGGAATAACTGTTGTTGGAGGTGGAAGTATTGGAAAAGACTTTTTTGTTGGAGGTGATGTTACAATAGCATCTACACGGTCTAGTGCTGATGTAAGCAGTGGTTCATTGATTGTAAAGGGGGGTGTTGGAATAAGCGGTAACATAAATGTATTGGGTGACACTTTAATAAAGGGAAATCTAACAGTTCAAGGTGCTACAGTATCTGTAACATCTACGCATACTATTATTAAAGATAACATGACAATATTAAATGCAGGTCCTGCAGGGACAAGTGATGCGGGTATTGTTATGGAAAGATATCAGGTTGACAATGATAGCGGTCTAGGTGATGTTGTAAATGATTTACGATACTTAACATTGACATTACCAGATCAAAGTGGATTAGGAGCTGGAGAGGTGAATTTGGGAGTGAGTGCAAGCTCAGTTGACGGATTTTACAATGGATGGTGGATAAAAGTGTCGTCAGGATTTACAACAAATGGTGTAAGAAAAATTGTTGCATACAATGGAACAACAAAACTGGCGACTTTGTCATCATCTTGGACACTTCAAAATCCTGCAATAGGTGATATTGTTTATTTATACAATAAATCATATGTTGGAGTCATATTTAATGAGACGACTGACAGATTTATATTTGGATCTTTATCAACAAATCCAGGAACAAGTGCAAACTTTAGTGACAATATGCCAGTGGAGGCACATTCAATGACATTAACTTCAACTGTAGGTTCAACCAATGGAAGTGTAGGTTCTCTTGTTGTATCAGGTGGTATATCTATAAGCAATACAACCGATGCTAGTTCGCCTACACATGGTGGATCACTTACAAGTTTAGGAGGAATTGGGGTGCGAAAATCTATGCACGTTGGAGAGAATTTGTTTGTTAATGGTCCTGTTTTGAAATTGCCAGTTGGGAATACAGCTTTAAAACCACTTTCTCCACAAAATGGGTATATATATCTTGATACTGATTTAAATGATGTGCAAGTCTATTTGAATTCTGCATGGACTTCTGTTTTGACTACGGGGACATTAGCAGATTTGGATGGAAATACTAAAATAAAAACAGAGGACACGTTTGGAAGTAATGACAACAACATTACATTTATTATTAACAACAATGAAAGGATGAGACTATCAAGTGCTGGAAATTTGGGAATTGGAACAACTTCTCCAACGTCGAGTTTGCATGTCAATGGTGAGATTTATGTTCAGTCTTCACAAAATGCAATTGGTCTTGGCAGTGGTGGAAGTTTAACTATTAGTGGTGGTGCGAGTATATCAAAGGACCTTTATGTGGGAGGGGCAATAACGTCTAGTTCTGACATAAGATTGAAAGAAAACGTGCGGAGTTTTACCAATAAAGGAAAAAGTGCATTACAGAGTATTGATGACATAAGAACTGTAAGGTTCAATTACAAATATGATCCAAAGAAAGTAGATCACATAGGTTTTATAGCACAAGACTTTATAGAGGAATATCCAGAGATTTTAAAGAAACCAGAAGAAGGTTTTTATTCTATGGATTACTCAAAGGTGACAGTGATACTGCTCCAGTGTATTAAAGAGTTAAAGGCAGAAATAAAATCTTTAAAAAGCAAATTGATACAGTCAATGACAGAATAATTACATCACTGTATAGTTACATCACATTTAGTCAATTACATGTTGTAAATGTAATTAATTAATTTATAGTATAATTGTAAATAAATAAATTGTAAGTGCAAACATGCAAGAAAGGAGTTTTACACTAGTTGCTGCATTGAGGGGTGGTAAATCACTAAATGTTGTAGGTGGAAGATTTATATCTGAAACACCATCAAGTGCTGCCAAAAAGGCGTTTTCAAAAGTTTACAATGAACTTGATATCATTGGTAGAATTACATTAACTATACAGATTAGAGAAACAACAAGAGGGGCACAGGGAAATTTATACAAATACAAGGTGTCAAAAATTAACAAGCCTACAGAGGTTCAGGTTGGGGATTCTACGATTATTTACAAATACATTACAAAAGTAAAATCAATAAAAAGTTAATTATAAAAATACATCGGTTTGATAATGTTTGTATCATTATCTGGATCGAACGGTTTAGTTGTCTTGTAATTTATGACAATACTATTATTGGTAAAACCAGTTTTTTTAAAGCTGTTTTTATAGTAAACATGAATTTTATCCAAGTTTTTTGTAATTAATACATTATATCGGTCAGTTGTTTCGTCAACATAATTATACATGATATTTGTTTTAGGAACAGAATATATAAAGTTGTGCATATTATTCAATACCTTTGTCTTAAGATCAATTGCATCTTGGAACATTTGTGCAATATTTTGGGGGTAACTTTTGTTAGCTTTGTAATACGTTTCTATTTCACCACGTAATCTCAAAATGTTGTTAGTTCCAATTAAAAGTTTATAAAACTCATCTTTGTTGAATTGGTGCAATGGGATTATTGAGTGAAGGAATACAATCAAGTTTGTATCAAGATATAAGTAGTCAAGGGTTGGTCTCTTACTGGAGACTTTTAATTTTGTGTCTCTTTTTTGCCTTACAACCAAAAGCTGTATTTCTTGTAATTTATTAAGCAATGTTTTGTTCAAATCTATGTTTTCTTGTAATGGAACTTCAATTAAAGAGTCTGAAATATATAGAGAGAACGCTATTATTAGGACAACAAACCCATATGTTGTTGGAAATGTTGTAATGAGCAAGAGAATTATGAAGAAAAATATAACTATGTAAAGAAATTGTAATTGTTTGTTATACAACCCCTCTCTTTTGAAAAATATATCAATAAAATTTTTCATTACTTAAAATGTAATGATAAAAAAATAAAGACGAATATACCAGCAATTAGCGTGATATGTAGATTAATGCATTGTTACCGGTTTTACCAACGTGTCCGATTATTTTGTTTTTTGATGCGGATTGTAACACTTTTTTCTTAATATCAGCCATGTTTAATTGAGGATATGTATCTACATAGTGATTCAAAACCCCCACTAGCACCGGCGTGCTCATACTGGTGCCTGAATACATAGCTGTGCGACCACCAGGAACTGTAGACACAACATTTACGCCTGGGGAATATATATCAGCGCAATTCCCGTAATTACTAAAGTAAGCACGTTTATCATAACGATCACTTGCCATAACAGTGAAAATTTCTCGAACACTAGCTGGACTTGTTCTGCAAGCATCATTATTTTCATTACCCGCTGCTGCAGCAAAGTAAAAGTTTGGGTCTTTTAGTGTAGCTTTCACAGCTGCATTGAGGGCACCTGAAAATCCACCCCCCAAGCTCATACTCACAATGCTTTTTACCTTTTTAACTGAATCCTTTACTTGTTTTACATGTCTGTTGTAAGCATACTCTATTCCCCTAATGACACTGGATGTGGACCCGGATCCATCACAACCTAAAACCTTTATGGCAAAAAGTCTAGCGTCTTTACAAGCACCATATGACTTTGAACCAACTAATCCCGCGCAATGAGTTCCATGGGATTGACAATCTGTGTCGGTATCATCGATAAAGTTTTCTAACCATGTTGCTCTTCCTTCGAATTCTGGATGAGTTACGTCGATACCTGTGTCTATGACATATGTATGAATGTCAAGATCCTTATTTGTGTGGCACGATCCAGAAGAATTGTATGGGAAGTTTCCATCTAAAGGAAGACTTTCTTTAACAATACGGTCTAAATGCCAAGGTGCAGCACGGGAATCAAAGTCATCAATAAGAATAAAATTGGCGTCTTCAAGTTTAGTGACTGTAAATGTTTGTTCTTCTTCAACTTCATACATGGCTTTATAAGTATTAGCATGCACGTAAAATGAACTGTCGTCGACTTGGTAGAAGGCTTGGTCATTGATAGTTGCTAGATGTGTTACACCGTGATCATCATTAAAAGCGTTCATAAGTAACATATTGACAGCTGCATCTTTTTTAGGGGTTAAGATTATCTTTTTAGAAACTGCACATCCGAAGAAAAATAAAAGTAATGCTAACATTCTTTTTTACTTTAAGAGTATTAGTTTTAAATAAAAGGTGGCTAAATTTTTATTTAGGCGGTCAAATTACATCAAAATTGCAATGAACATATTCTTTTAGTTCCTTGTCCAGTTCTGTGTGACTTTTTAACAGAATATCGCTTTCATATTGTTTTTCTTCAAGACTTTCAATCTTGTTGTTAAGATAAGTTATTTGATGCTCAAGAGAGCATGATTTTTGAAGTAATGACTCGATCTGCTCATTTAATCGGGTGACTTCCAATTTAGAGTATTCCGAAAAGTGTATTAATGCATGGTAAATATATGAACACAATGCCGTAGAGAAAGCTCCACCAACAATAAATATAACAGTTGGCACTGGAAAATCGCTCATATTTCAAGCACAATATAATTACACAATAAAAAATGAATTGGAAATTTGTAGCATCTTAATTTAAAACTAAAAGTTTATAGTTAACAAACAAGTCATGATGTTTGGTAAAAAGTTTGTTATTACAGTTTGCAATGAAGAAAATTACTCACTATATGAAAATCACACAACATATCATCAAGGTGATTCTGGCCTTGATTTGTATATTGTATCAGACGAGTTTATTCCACCTCATCAAACAACGTTTGTAAAACTTGGAATAAAGTGTCAGTCACAAAGTTTCCAATGGTGTGTTTGGAAATGGTTTAAACGCGGATTTACAAAATACAATTCTTATTTTTTGTTTCCAAGATCTAGTATTTCAAAAACACCTTTATTGCTTAAGAACTCCATAGGTTTAATTGACTCTGGATATACAGGTGAAATTATTGCTGCTTTATATAATTCCTCTTCAGATCCATTCTTTTTACAAAGGGGTGAAAGATATGTGCAATTAGTAAATGCAGACTTGAGCCCTGTAAGTTTTGAACTTGCAAAACATTTGAGGACTACAGAACGTGGATCTGGAGGATTTGGGTCAACCGGGGGGACCGGTGGATCTGGCTCCAAAGACTTGGAAAATTTGAATAGTCTTGAAGATTTGAATTAGTTTACTTTGTGTACCTACATGTAATAAGTAGTGTATGTTGAGCAATCGATGCACTTTGATATTTGACAACTGCTTTAGTTGTTCCAACTATTCCCACTCCAAGAACATTAAAAAGAGGTGTGACATCGTTCTCATCAGTATAACCAGAACATGTAATAATAATATCTCCGCGGTTGAGCAAATTTGTTGCTTTATATGGGATATCAAATTGGAATTGACAGTTTTGACTTTCAGAAATGGGGATTGTGTTTACATAGTAAGAAAGTATAATTTCATCATTTAATGTAATTGTTTTATTATTTCCATAGGACAGAATAGAGCATCCGACCGTATTAGAAAAAGTGATAGAGGGAGTATTTACAAAGTTTCCTGTTAATGTTCCATTAATGAAAGCATCGCCACCAATATAAAGATCTTTTTTAACACATGCCCCGCCGGCAATAGTAAGACATCCTCCTTTTGTAAAAGAAAGGGCATTCTCTGTGCAAGCGATAGATACTCCGCCATTGCAAATTAGACTTGCCGAAGAAGTATTTGTAGACGGTTTTGTTGATGCAAATAATGCGTTTCCATTGTTTTCTAGTGTAAGTAAGTTAAAAAGTCCATTCTTAAAAACGTGAGAACCATTATGTGAAGTTGTGTAATGTAAATCTCCATTAAATGAACCATTCGATGATCCATACATGACGACACTAGACCCATGGGTATTGTCATTGTTTGCTGATATACTTAGAAATCCAGTATTAGTATTTGAGCCTATAAATGAATTTTCTTTTAATGTTAATGAGCTTGTAATGTTAGATGTTGTGTTTATACCAATGTTGCCCTCATTTGTTATTACAAGCGCTCCCTTTGCTAATAAAGGACTACCAGATGTTGAATATGTCAAGGCAAAAATTCCAGAAGATGCATTACTTACGATGCCAAACCTATTATTTAATAAAGTGTCTTTAAATTCTATATATGCATTACCACTTTCCAAAAGAAGAGAAGAAGTTGAGTGGTTTATGTGTAAACTTGCATTTGGTGGTGAAGAGGTGTCTCCAATAAAACATTTATTACCGACTCTGACATTCTTCGAAAAAGATGCACCACCGTATGATGTAAGGGAACCTCCAACTGTTGTGCTAGAACTATCTGTTGATGATGTGATAACCACTTCACCATTGCTTAAGAGTGTTGATGCATGTGTTCCTACTAGTTCTAATGATTTGCTTTTGATATGGATATAATCATTCACCCCCGCGTTAATGTTATCTATGTCATTTCTGTTTGTGTGAGCAAAGTTAATTGTATTGTTAGATTCTGTGTAATACATTCCCGCATGAGTGGATCCGTATATGCTATAAGTGTCGCCTAATGATGGATTTTGTAATGTCCATTCTGTTTCTAATTGTGCAACACGTTGAGACCCATTGTAGGATGTTATTTTTCTTACTTGGTTTATATTAGTTCCTGACGTTATGATAATCCACATTCCAATATAAGTGTCATTTACACTTGATGCAGATGGATTTAGTTTCACCTGTAGTGATGTAGCCCCGGCTTGAGTGGGAAGTGTTCCCGATACCAATACATCCCCGTTATTGACAACATCACCTTCTCCATTGTCATTTGCTTTTTGATATCTTTGTAAAAGTATTCCAACATCTTGTGTATTTGTTTTACTAGTATTATTAACACCAATAGTGGGCAAGTTATCAGACACCGACAATGCACTTTCAACAACTAAAGTTCCAGTTCGTATTGTATTGTTTGATTCATTTTCAGTAGAGTAAGCTTCTGTCCAAGTAGAGTTGTCGAAACCACTTTCATTTCCGTTTGGTTTCAATCCATATCCTTCAATCCCAAAATGGAATGGTGAACCACTATTATATCCAATGACTGCTTGTAAAGAAGCACTAGATGGAGCTTTTACAAAAGAATGGTAATGTGAACCTGATTTATAAACAAATATGTGTGGGGGAGAATTGTAGTTTTGCGCTCCGTGATACGAATGTGAAAATGTTCCTACGGTGCCTAGTATATTACTTGCAAATGACAAAGTAACAGATCCGTTGATAATTTTCATATCAGTTTGAATATCTAGCGCTCCAAGGTATATCCAAGCAGATGCTGATGTATTGGAATTTATGATATTTTTAACTTGGAAGTTACCTGGAAGGATTGCATTGGTGTCCGCAATAATATCAGATGTTGTGACTTTTTCTCCAACATACAGGTCTTTGTATATAGCTGCACCACCTTCAACTTTCAATACACCACCTTCTGTGACGCCAAGAGCATTTGTGGTGTTTTGTATGTGTATACCCCCATTTATAGAAACACTATTAGTGCTTGTATCAGAAATTTGCAAGTGACTAAAAGAACCGGATGAGTTGCATGTCAATTTTCCACCAATGTAAAGATCTTTATTAATAGAGGCTCCCCCTCCAACATACATGGCACCACCAAACCCAACATTTGTAGAGTTGTCTTCGCCATTAATTGTAATACCACCATTAACAACTAAAGCACCTGATGTGTTAGAACTAGATGACATCGTATTGTTAATAACAGTTCTACCACCTATATATATGTTCTTGGCAACTCCTACCCCTCCAGGCACTATAAATGCACCGGTAGAAACACTTCCTGAATCAACTGTTGATGTGATGCTTAACGATCCAAATGAAGCATTTTGTGTTTCTATTGATGTTGCCGTAACTTTTTGCGAGATATTTAAATTGCTTGCTGTGATATCATTACCTACAATCAAGTTTTTGTGGATATAAGCACCGCCCATTATACTAAAACTTGCATTTGAAAAGCTTACAGCATCTTTGGTGCTCATTAATTGAAGTTCATTTGCCAAAATAGGAATGTAATCAGTTGCTGTAACTGTCAAGCTTGATGCTGTATTTGTGAATGCAAAAACAAATTGGTCTGTTGATTCTTTAAAATACATTGCAGCATAAACATTTCCAATTGTAGAAGAAACACCATCAGCAAATCGTTTGACAAGGAACCCTCCATCTGCTGATGCAAGTGGTGTATTATTAACAACAATCAAGTTATCTTCTACCAAAATAGTTTGGGTGTTCATTGTGATGGTGTCACCTTGAACAACGAGATCACCTCCCACATGGAGATTTTTGGCAATACCCACACCGCCTTCAATAACTAGAGCGCCGTCGGCGACACTGGAAGAGTTTACTGTCGACTTTACTTCAACATTTTTAATGGCAGAAATGAGTAGTGTTCCATCTGTGTTAGATTTTATGTAATTTGTATCACTGCCAAACACAAATGGAACGTTAACAGGGATTTTTAACTTTGTTGTTGGAGTAATATTTATATCAGATGATCCAGCAATATTTAAAACATTACTGCTATTTGCATGTATCCGTTGTAACCCACCTGTGCCAAATTTAATACCAATATCTGTTGGAACGCAAATGTTCAAACCCGCTGCCGGAGTCAGATATATATTATTACTACTTACAATATTCAAATCATTTAATAAGTTTGCTGATATGTATTGTGCTGAGCTTCCAAATGATAGTGGTGTGTTTGTGGGAATTGAGATTTTTTTGGATGTTCCAGGTGTGAGGTTAATGTCTTGGCCACTTGTTATTACTAAGTTATTAGAGTCATCTGTGTAAATCTTTTCACTTGCTGTAGAAAAGGTCAAAGGAACCTGATTTGGAATAGTTATTTTTTTACCAAAACTGATCTGAAGATTAAGATCACCTGAAGAAAAAACGTCAACACTATTATTAACGCTATTGCAAACGATGCGTTGACCTAGTGTCCCAAGCACTATAGGAATATTGTAAGGAATAACTAGCCTTCCTGAAGGGGTTAAATTAATGTCACCAACACTAGTTACAACTAGAGCATTTGTGGTAGAATTTGTTGTAATGGTATTTCCTTTCATATACAATACACCATCGATACTTACATCTTTTCGAATTCCAACACCGCCATTTACCTTTAAAGCCCCTGTAGATGAGTTAGATGAGTTTGTGGTAGAGGAAAATAACATGTCAATAGTAACATCATTTACAGAATTAAGTGTTTTTGTAGTATTATTCCATGTAATAACACCTCTTGAAAGTGGATTGTCTTCTCTTACGGCCACTGGTTGCATATTCGAAAGAGCTCCAACACGGAAGGTAAAGTCGGGTTCGTTAAAGACAATCCTATAATTTTCTAGATTTCCTCTTTCTACTTCTAATCCGGATTGGTTCAATGTTACACCACTCCCACTTTCTAATCTATTTATAAGAACAATGTTGTCCTCAAATGCGATTACATTGGTATCTAACAATGTTGTATTTCCTTCAACATACAAATTTCCTTCAATTGTGGCATTACCTGTGAGTTGCAAGTTTGCAAATGTTGGAGAATCATCATTTCGCACTCCTTGGTTTATAGAATCTGAAAGAGACGATATACGACCTAAACTATTCTGATAGGTGATCCTTTGATGAAGTATTGGTTTAGTCATCCTTATTAACCCAATAAATCTTCGTTAAACTTATTAATGATATGTGATAAAAAAATTAAAAAGAATACGCTCACAGAGTGAATACATTTGTTTTTATAAATAATTGAATCCTATTTAAAAAGATGATAAGTCACAACTAAATCAACGATGCAAAAAAAGCAAAGTAAAACTATTGAGGATACATATAAGAAAGTGAGTGGAAGGGAACATGTATTGTTGCGACCAAATATGTACATTGGAAGTCCTAACAAGCAACTTGAAGAAATGTGGGTATTTCAAGAATCTAGTAGTGATAATAAACCACAAGTGACAAAAAAGATGATAGAGTATGTTCCAGGGTTTTTAAAGATATTTGATGAAATACTTACAAATGCAACAGATGCTGCGGCCCGTGATGAAACAGTGAATACAATTAAAGTTGATATTGACAAAGGAAGTGGAGAGATTACTGTGATGAATAATGGAAAGAGTGTGCCTGTAGCATTACACAAAGAACATAATATTTATGTTCCGGAACTGATTTTTGGTAATCTTTTATCAGGGAGCAATTATGATGATAAAGATGTAAGAACAGGGAGTGGTGTCAATGGTCTTGGTGCAAAGCTTACAAACATATTTTCAAAGAAATTCGTGGTAGAGACATTAGATTCAGAAAGAGGGTTAAAATTCTTGCAAGAATACACAAACAACATGACAAGTAAAAGTGCCCCAAAGGTGACAAAAAACTCTGGTAAAAGCTACACAAAAATTACTTTTATACCTGATTACGGAAGATTTGGTATGAAAGGTTTAGAGGAAGACACTATACTATTATTGACAAAGAGAGTGTATGATTGTATTGCATGCACAAGTAAGAATGTATCAATTTATTACAACGGTAAAAAACTCATCGGTAAAGGGTTACAAGATTATGTGAGATATTTCTTTAGCGACTCGCAATTATATTACGACAGCACTGTAACAAAAATAAATGGAAAGGAAGAACTGTGGGAATATGTTGTAGTTCCATGGGATAAATTTGAACAAGTATCATTTGTCAATGGGAATTCAACTTATAGTGGTGGTAAACATGTTGACCATGTGTTGAATCAAGTTACAAAAGAGTTAAAGGGGATGCTAGAAAGTAAGAAAAGGCTAAAAGACATAAAACCTAGCTTGATAAAAGATCGTATATTTTTGTTTTTGAAATCTGTTGTAGTAAATCCGCAGTTTAGTAGTCAAACAAAGGAATATCTAACTACACAAAGCAAAGATTTTGGTTGTCGAGTTGAAGTTAGTGAAAAGTATATAGACAAATTATGGAAATCTAAAATTATAGAAGAAATTGTTGATTTTTGCAAATTAAAGGAAGCAATTGATTTGGCTAAAACAACAGATGGAAAGAAAAAAAGTAAGATATACATACCAAAGCTAGAGGATGCACTTTGGGCGGGAACTGGAAAGTCAACAGAGTGCACACTTATATTAACGGAAGGTGATAGTGCAAAGACTTTTGCTTTGTGGGGAAGAAACGCTATCGAAAAGGGTGCTGAAAAATATGGAACATGGCCCTTACGCGGCAAAGTGTTAAATGTAAGGGACGCCACTGTGCAGCAACTAATGAACAATGAAGAAATCAATAATCTCAAACAAATTTTAGGATTAAAGCAAGGAATGGATTACAAAGATGTATCAGAGTTGAGATATGGTAAAGTCATTGTGCTTACGGATGCAGATGTTGATGGCAATCACATCAAAGGGCTTTTGATAAACTTCTTTCATGCAAGTTGGCCCTCACTCGTGAAACTAAACTTTATTCAAACACTTCGAACACCTATATTAAAAGCAATCAAGGGCAAACAAGTTTACGAGTTTTTCAACGAGCAAGATTATCACAAATGGATGAAAACAACATCGACCACAAACTTCAATATCAAGTATTACAAAGGTTTGGGGACATCAACAAAACAAGATGCCCAAAACACATTCCGAAAAATTGAAGACATGATGGTGGGTTATTACTACAAGGACTCAAAATGTGATGATGCCATTTTACTCGCATTTGAAAAAGATAAAAATGTTAAGACGGAGGGAGACATCAAGTGTTCAGATAAACGCAAGAAATGGTTGAGCACATACAATAAGGATTTGTATGTTGATATGAAACAACAAGAAGTGAGTTATCAAGAGTTTGTGCATAAGGAGCTCATCCACTTTTCTATTTATGACAACTTGCGTTCGATTCCAAGTTTTTGTGATGGATTAAAACCAAGTCAAAGAAAAATCTTGTATTTCATGTTGAAAAAGTCTATGTCAAAACCAATCAAAGTTGCACAATTGTCGGGTTATGTATCAGCAGAGACTTGTTATCATCATGGAGAAGCCTCACTACAACAAGCAATTATAGGGATGGCACAAGATTTCGTTGGTAGCAACAACATTAATCTTTTGTATCCAGACGGCAATTTTGGGAGCAGATTATGCAACAAGGATGCTGCAAGTCCAAGGTATATATTCACAAGGCTTTCGGATATTACCACATCAATCTTCAATCCACACGACACACCGTTACTGACTTCTAAAACAGATGATGGTATTACAGTGGAGCCAGAATGGTATATACCTGTCATACCAATTGTATTAGTGAATGGATGTGAAGGTATTGGGACTGGTTATTCTACTTACATTCCTCCACATAATCCCAAAGACATAATTGCAAATATAAAAAGAATTCTTGATGGAAAGTCACCGTTAGATATGAAACCATATTTCAAAGGGTTTGGTGGAGATGTTAAAGATCTAGGGAAAGGTTCTTACATGACTTCTGGTAAATGGCAAAGGACTGGTGATGCGCAGATTACTATAACGGAGCTACCAGTAGGAACTTGGGTCACACCATACAAAGAGTTTTTAGAATCTTTAGTTGAAGGCGGCGGTGGTGGTGGGAAAAAAGATCAGCCAAAAACAAAAAAGAAGGACGCAATTGTGTTAAAAGATGTTAGAAATCAAACAAAGGATGAAAACAACGAAATTGAGTTTGTATTGGACTTCAAGAGTAAATCTGATGTGGACAAGTTAATCGGATTTGATATTTTAGAAAAAGAGCTAAAGCTTAACAAAATGTTTAATACGAACAATATGTATTTATTTGATGATAAATGTATTCCTACAAGGTATGCTAATACAACTGACATTCTTCTTGACTTTTGCGACTTGCGTTTGGAATACTACCAGAAGAGAAAAGAACATATTATAGAGCAAACACAGCACGAGCTAAATGTGTTGCAATCTAAAGCTAGATTCATTGATGAATATATAAATGAAGTAATTCATATAAACAGAAAAAGTAAAGAATATATTATAAAAGTGTTAGAGGAAAGGAAATATTACAAGATTGAAGAATCCTTTGATTATCTTATCAATCTACCTATTATTTCATTAACAAATGAAAAAATCAAAGTATTAAAAGATCAAGTGACAACGAAAGAAAAGATGCTCGCAGAAATAAAAAACAAAACAGAAAAAGATTTGTGGTTGGATGATTTGGCAGTGTTGAATAAACTACTTTGAAAAACTGAATTGGTAATTACACAGCAAATTCACTAGAAATGATTTATACGATTCTTATATTAATTATTGGTATACACCTTGGTCAAGAATATCCCTTGCCAAATGTTAAGATATATGTAAAGAACATTACAGAATTAATAAAGAGTAATTTAAATTAAGCTACAAAAATTTGACAGTAAATATGCTACTTATGTAGTCGTAAAAGTATTTTTTAGAAAAGATAGCTGGGAGTTTTTTCCCACTTAAATAGGTGCTATACTGTGATGACTTTAACAATTGGTATAACATATACATGCAATTTTTAGTTGCATATATAATGTCATATTCTTTATTTACAATTAATGTATCTTGTGCCAGTGGATATAGAATCTGATACGTAAAATTGGTCTTAAGGTAATCTGTATTGAATATCAAAATAAGATCGTGACTTGAGTTTTTACAAAAGTAATTTTCCAGATGTTGTAGAATATATAAATGAAACAGTTTCTTCTTCTCAGGTGTAAACTCAATAAGATCTATGTTATATTGCTTTATAAATAATTGGAGTCGATGGTTCTCATTAATTAGGGATGAAGAGGGGGAATTCATACATATCTTTGGCAATGGTATATCCAGATTTTTGTGTGCAAAGTTTACGTAACCGATGTCACCGATGTCTATACGCCTGAAATTACAAAGAATATTTGAATCTATGTAGGAGTTATAATCAATGCATTCGGAAAATGATATATGACTAATGATATGATTAATGGGCACCAAGCTATCAAGAACATCTTTTAGGTTAGAAACATTAATGTTGATTACTAATTTTTCTATATTCTGTATGTTATACATTATAATCAAGTCTTGTAATGTTGTTGCAAATACGTATTCTTTGGAACCTGAGAATCCTTCTCCAATGTGGTAACTCTCATTTCCTTCTTTTATGTCAGTATAAAATGGTATTTGATGATTAACAGGATTAGGAACGATGCATTTTTTAATGACAGTGTTAGAATGTATTAAAATCTTATCCAAACATCTTTTGCGTGGTTCAATACTTATAAAAGTTGTATCACAGTCCGTTGTGTATCTGGTATCCGTTGTGTACCCGTAGTGAATTAAACATGACTTTAGTTGTTTCATATTTTACTGATACTGTAACCTATACAATGCTAATGTAACTCATATAAAATAAAATCAATATATACTCAATATTAATCAAATTTACAACAAAAATGTTTTATTTTATCTAAACCTAGATAAAGAGAATATGAGCAAAATACCATCAATAAGATTGCTCCAAGAAGAAAAAGAGTTAAAGGAGAATTCTAAGGAAAAAATATTCAAAGTTGTATTAAATAAATGTGTTGAAAAGATAGTGTATACAAATAGACATACTGATAAAACATTTATCATTTTTGAAGTGCCCAAAATTCTTATTGGATACCCATCATATGACATGAAGAGTTGTTTGTTATATTTGATACAGAAATTGTCAGGTTCAGGATACCTTGTAGATTTTATAGACCCGTTTTATTTGTATGTAGATTGGGGTTGTGGTGGTAATGAAAAGGAAAATGCAAGTGTATATTCAGATAGAAGATTCCAAGGAAAATTAAAAGACAAGGCGAAATTAATTAAGGAACAATTTCCAAATGCTCATATAGAATTCGTCTATGGAGAATCAAGTTCCAAAAAAGAAAAGAGAAAAAAATAAATTTAAACACGAGTTGAATTAATAGTAAGTGGTTATAATATTTTATGTCTAACTTTTGGAAACATCAACCTTTACAACTTTCAGATTCATATGAGATCCAATACATAAAGAATACAAATGATGTCTTAGATGATGTCAAGCGGAATATATCAAAATCTCGATTTAAAATTCAATACAGAGTTGTAGATCATGAGGACCCAGAAGTATTCCAGCGTATAGTCGATTGTATCAATAAAAATTACCAGATGGATAATTTGAGTCTACACTATTCATACGACTTGTTAAAATATTGGTTTTCAGATGATTCAGTTATATGTATTTTTTTTTACACGTCTGGTATGGAAAATGAGGTAGGGTTTATAAGTGGCAAAGTGGTTAATTTAATTGTGAATAATAAACCTATTGAATCATTTGAAGTAAATTTTTTATGTATTGCAAGGCAAATACGTAACATAGGCATAGCAACTTTGTTGATAAACACTTTGACAAAGGAATATTTGGAAAGGTGTGCGCGAGAGTATACAAGTGCTATATATACGATTTCCAAAGATATAAGCGCCCCTTGTTTTGGAACAATACAATATTACCATGTTCCCATAAATTTAGAAAAGTTATCAGCATTAAAAATTATCAATCAAGATACTAAACATAATTTTTGCAAGTCCAATGAAATTATGATATTGCATTGTAATGGTAAGGGGATTGAAAAACATTTGCTATTGGAGTTATACACAAGAACTGCGAACTTTAATAAGAAAAATTACAAACTATATGAAGACAAGACATTAAGTCAGTTCACCAATGCATTTGAAAATAAGAGCTTTCACCATTTCATATGTTTTGATGGATACCGAGTAACGGATTACGTGTGTTTGTATGATCTAAAAACAGTTAATTCAAAGAGGAGTGAGGAAATATCAAATGGATACTATTATTATGGATTTTTTACAAAGAATACAGCACAAATTTTTGAGAACATTTGCGCATTCATTAGAGAGAAATCACTTTTGGATATGATCACCATGTATAATACATACAAATTGCATCAATACTTGGAAAATGTGATACAAGGAAATGCTATGTTGAATTTTTATTTATTTAACGTGTCCATGAAGGAGTTGCGTCCGGATGAAATAGGGTTTATTACAATATGATGAATACAAATTTTATTGGTTATGCGTATGGAAGAACATTACTTAGTTATTAACACACACAAAAGTAATAAAGGAGAGGATATAACAGAGTTTAAGGAGTCTGATGGTAAAATTGTTGTGAAACATTTTTCAGGCTTGAACACTGATAATTATGTGTTAAAGAAGGGTGATGGAAAGAAGTTGTCATTTTCCTCTTTTAAAATAAATGGGATCTACTATGTCAATATAAATGGGTATCACATAGTAGATTACAAAAAGTTTGTCTCAGGTATAAAACAAATATCTGATGAAAATGAAACTAGAGTCGAGCCACAGCTTCAAAGCGATTCTTCTGTAATTATAAAGAACAGTTATTTTGGACAAATTAAACTTCGAAACTGTGATGTTGAATTGTGTTACAAAGCAATAACAATTATGAAAGAATCAATGAAGGGAAAAATTACATTTTGGAAAAATATTTATTACTACTTAATGGGGTAGATTTTATGTGATAGAAAGCATGAATACAATAATTACAATTGCGTGATTGATACTGTAAAGTGTTTTCTTATACCCCTTATCATCAAAGCCCATACCATATTGACGTTGACTACCATCCGGTGTAAAGAAAAGTAAAGGTTTAAATGCATAGATTAGCACAAGAATAAACAGGAAGTAAAATATTTTATAATATGGTAATTTGTAATTATATGGAAGCATTCTTACGATACGTTAGTCACGTTACTTAAGTTTTACGTCTAAAAAAAATAAATTGAAATGTTTTTTAAAAGAATTTTTGTGGGTTGATTAATAATATACCTAAGCTAATACACAAAAGAATAAGTAATGCACACACATAACTTTAATTTTACATGTCATTTAAAATCTGCCTTATACGTTCACACTCTAGGAAAAGGCATGTTTGCATCTATAAAGTTATATCAATGTAAGGACGACCACAAGGACGGTCACATGGAGAGCTGTAACAAATTGTATGTTGTTAAAAAGTTAAAGTTTAATAATATTAAGAAAACGTATAATGAACAAGTGACTTCCAAAGATCCTGATGCAGATAACATTATAGAAAAACTATTTCGTGATGAATATGAAATAGGAAGCATACTGAATCACAAAAATATCATTAAAACATATGGGATAGATACATTAAAACATTCGTTGTTATTGGAACACTGCCCAGGGGTTGACCTTTTTGATTACTTGAATAATAACAAATACATAAAAAACAAAAAATTGCTTGTAAGATTTGCTAGCTTGTATGAACAAGTTTTGAGTGCGGTTCAATATTTGCATACACACAGTATAGCTCACAGAGATATTAAGTTAGAAAATATTATGTATGATAAGCACAACCATTCTATTAAGCTTATTGATTTTGGAAACGCTGAATACTATAAAGTTGATGGAGTAAACGTCAAAAGTAATAAAATGAAAGGGACAATTGAATATCTTCCACCTGAAGTGTATAATGTTTTAGAGTATGAAACTGATAAAATTGACATATGGAGTTGTGGTGTTGTATTGTTCAACTTAGTATATAACGATTCACCTTGGAAGAAAGCTAAAATTTCTGACTCACGATACTATGCGTGTCAAACGTATTTCAGAAAAAAAGATCTGCACCCATTTGTTTTTAGGTGTCCTACACAATCAGGATATAATATACATGATGCACAAGTAATTAAAGATATCTTTGTAACTATTTTTTCGGCAGAAGATATAGAACATAGGCCGGATATAGATATGTTATGTCATATGTATAGTAAATTGCAAGAACTTGGATTACCCAAAAAAGGTTCTAACAGTTGAGTAGTTTATTAATAATTTATATTTATTAATCATAAATTTTGATTTAAAGATAACTAACTAGTGTTTTAAGAACAAACATTTATGAATGAAAAAGCGTTTGTGTAGTTCTTCAATTTTTATAGACGATGTTTTTATGACAATATCAAGAGCCACGATATTGTAAAAAACGGAGTAAATAAACATTTCAACAGAAAGACTGATGAAATGAATTGTTAACACCTTATTTTAAGTTGTCAACACCGTCGGCGTTCCTTGGCGGTTAGAAGACCATTTAAACTTGATAAATACTAAAAGTATTTGTTACTAAGAAGGCTTGTAAATCTAGCGATAAGCAGGATTTATAAGAGTTTATCTGGGTTTTTGGAACGGTGATACTTGAACTCACTTTTGTAAAATAATTTTATAGGACTATAATAATTAGATAAAATTATAAATGTTTCATCCTAGTTTATTTGAGACGACAAAAGAACATACACCAAAAGATGAAAGGGTCTTAATGGAAAACAAAATTGAAGTTACAGATACGGTTACAAATTTAACTGCGCCTAAAAAATTTTCATTTACTGAGGATGACAATAAACTGTCCAAGAGTAATACCAAGGCATTGTTTAGAGGTCTTTATGGAGAAACATTATTGACTTACTTGTTTTTTTCAGAGAAAAATGTTATGAATATTCAAAACCTTATAAAAATGATTGTTTCAAGGGAAACGGGATACGTTGTCGACAACCAATCAAATAATGAGTTGTTGATAATTATGAGAAGTATATTCTTGGAATACAGTGCGCACCCAAAATTGATAGATCCATCTATGAGTTCAGATGAAAAAGCTGACCTTTACAAAAAATACACAGAGGAAGTGCGAAGGCTAAATGATATAGTCATTAACTCTATTGTCCCCAAACTTATTTCTCAAATGATACAATATGTGACATACCTTCAAGACGCAAGTGAGCAACCTAAATACATGGATAGACCTATTAATGATAGTGTTTCTGGTAAAAAAGATTATAGAAGTATAACGGATGTATTAACGGGATATGATTAATATAACATTCCATACAATCACAGCTTTAAAAAAGTGAAAGAAAGTATCCAACATGCTTTTGTATACTAGTATGTCAATTGCTTTTGCTCCTAGCACAATAGATTGGTGTGAAGCAAATTACACACTCTCCAATATAATTGCAGAGCCATATAATACATTTTCAGGTTTATTTATTGCAATTACTGCATACATTCTACAACAGAAACTTGAAAATACATCCTTATACAAAAAATATACTAGCAGTTTCAGTAACATTTCTTTTTTATTATTTATTACTTCACTGGGAACAATATTTTTTCATGGATCTTTATTGTTTTTATTTCAATTACTAGATGAGATTCCAATGTTACTAATCGGATTACAATACACGTATATCTTGAAAAATATAGAATATGACATGTCATTACCTGAGGTAAAAACCTACGGGATATTAGATTTCCTTCCAACTATTGTTTCGCATGCGATGTTTCTAATTCCATTCGCATACTATATCCATTCTTATGCACAAATTATGTTGTTTCATTTTCTAATAAAATGCATAGAAACGGTTGTAGTTTTTAAACTATATAGATTGTCAAAAAATATCAATAGATGGTTTTTTTCGCGTATTTTCCAGTTGTATGGGAATTGCATACCACAACTTTGCACACATGTGATATCTGGAATCAATGCCAAAAAAATCATAAAAACGTATACGTATATTGGTTTAATTGTATATATAACTAGCATGGGCATTTGGGTGGCTGAAAACATGTTTTGTGAAAAGTTGAGACAATTTCAATTGCATGCCATTTGGCATATGTTGAGTAGTATCGGAATTTTCTACTTGAATATGATCATGATAAAGTATGTTGAGATTATAAGTATCTCGAAGAAGTTAGAATGAACGAAGTATTTAGCAGAGTTTTTATTACTATATACTATTATAATGAAATTCATATTCAAAGGCGGTCATTACACACTTTGTGATAACTGGCACAAGTTATTGCCATTAGAAACTTTTACAGGTCCAATTAATTATCTTGAGATAGGTGCATATTATGGGGGGAATTTAATCGAAGTTGCCAAAACATATGGAAAACACCCCGATTCAAAATTATTTGCAGTAGATCCATGGGAAGACTATGACGACTACCCTGAATACAAAGAAAAGCAAGGAAATATACATGAAACATTTATGGAAAACATAAGATGTTTTAAGGAAGTCAATGACATTAATGATGATAAATTTACCATTGTTAGAGGATATTCCCATAAGGAAGTTCCAAAGTTCAAAGACAATTACTTTGATGTTATTTATATAGATGCTAATCATGAACCAGAATATGTCCTTGAAGATGCAATAATAGCGTTCAGAAAAGTAAAGGTAGGTGGATATATGATATTTGATGATTATGGATGGGGTGGGCCCGACATGACAAAAAAAGGTATCGATGCTTTTATAAGTGGATACCATAAAAGAATAGAAACAATTGGTTTAGAAAGATCACAAATGATTGTAAAGCGCACAAAGTAACAAAACAGCGGTGAAACTAATTTAAAAACAAATGCACGTATAAATAAATTACAAAAAAATGTCAGAAAGGGTTTTCGAGATAAAGACACTAAAAAGCGTCATTGTCAAAAGCATATTTGAGATTGTAAAACCATATATTAAAGAGACAAATATTTTAATAAACAAGGATGGAATCAAGATATCTACATTGGACATCTCACAAGTTTCATTAACATACATTAAGTTGGATGCAAAAAAGTTCGAGTCATATTATTGTGAGAAACCTACAATCATAGGTATAGACACTGCAACATTTTTCAAGACCATCAAATCTGCTAATAGAAGAGAGACCATTACATTCTACATGGACAAACATAATCCTGACAAGTTGGGGATTGAGCTAGCAGATCCATTTATGGGAAAGGTGAAAGACTATAAGATACCTTTACTAGCATTGGAGGAAAAGATTATAAATATTCCGGAAATGCAGTTTGATTACGTAATCAATATCCCTTCTGTTCAATTCCAGCAGATTATTAAGGACGTTCATTTGCTAGAAGGTAAAATCCTTGAAATCAAAAGTGTTGGCAAACAAGTGATTTTCAGTTGTGATGATGGTTTAGCAGAGTTTAAGACAGTGATAAGCGAAATTGATGAAGATTTGAATAAGGATCAAAAAGCATTACTTCAACAAAATGGAGAGGACATGCGCTCGGTGAAATTTGAGAAAAGCAATGACAATATAGTTCAAGGACGTTTTAAACTTACACATTTGATGAATTTTATCAAAGCGTCTCATTTGTGTGAGAACATGAACCTGCTACTAACAAATGATAAACCTTTGATATTAGAGTATTTTGCGGCAGATTTGGGTGTATTGAGATTCATTCTTGTGTCACATATAGATATATAGAAAACGGTTAGTGAACGGAAGTCCTTATTTTGTTTAAAACTAACATTTTTATTATTGTTAAGGGATAATAAAAATGGATGATACGGATAACAAAATTAGTATGTTAGATTTCCATGAATCAGATAAATTAGAAAAAACATCATCAAAAAGTTGGAAGAGTAAAGGAAAGAGTAACAAGGATGAATCTGAGGACATTTCATTTTCCCAATTAGAAGTTATGGCAAACAGAAAAAAAATAAAAAAGTCTACAGAGGCGTCAGAGAAATCAAAAGCTAGAAGCATTGCAGTTGATGACAATGCAAAGAGAACATTGAGTTCATCCAGTTCTTCAAGCATAACTGTTGCATCTCGAAATGAAGAAAAACAAAAACGTAAAGAGCGTCAAGTAATGAAGGAAAATGGGAATGATTACATAAGACGAGAGAAAAGCGAATTACTTTATAAATTCTCTAAAATAAATTTAAAAGGGAAATGGAGCTCGTTAAAATTAGACATGAACAACAGTTTGGAAGAAATCAAGAACGAGTATGAGAGGGTAAGGAGCGAAATCCAAAACGAAAGATCGGTAGCATTTTTAAAACGTATGTTGCTACTTGGAGTTCAAGGCATTGAGATGATGAACAATCGTTTTGACCCTCTTGGAATGGACTTGGATGGATGGAGTGAGGCTTTAGGTTACAGTTTAGAAAACCAAGAATATGATGAAGTGCTGGCTGAATTGTATGAAAAATACAAGGGGGTCGGAAATATGTCTCCAGAAGTGAAGCTCATATTTATGATTATTAGTTCAGCCACAATGTTCACAATTACAAAGAAAATTACAAAGATGGAAAGTTCAAATAGTTTTATGAATATGATTGGAAGTATGATGGGGAAGGGTCAGCAACAACCACCACCTCCCCAACAACATGTTTACCAACAACCAGTTTATCAAAAGCCAGCATTTGAGACGTCATACGGGGGTGAGGCACAAACAGGAACGGAAACATCGGAGGATCATATGCCTTCGAAATTGCAGGGGCCAAATAAGATTGTAAATGAGAATGATCGTTTAGACTTAGAAAACATACTGAAAACAATGAATGAGCGAAAAAACAGTGCACCCCAAGCCGAGACAGACAATATGTCAGCTACAGAAGAGCTATTAAGAAGCATTCCAATAGCGAAAAAGAAAGGCAGAGGAAGACCAAGGAAGAATGCTTTAGCTGTGAATTGAAAGTTAAATTTTAAGAAGAGTTGTTGTCTTTATCACTTTCTTTTTTAATTCTTTCATCTACCAAAGTGAAAATTGCTTTTGTAAGGAATGCATTAGTGACAATATTCGGATCTATACCCACAAGAATTGCGCAATTTACTAATATGATATAGAAAGTAGTGAAAATAAATACATTATAAAAACTTGTGTCATTTGCTTTAGTTATTTCAAAGTAAAGGAAGCTGAGAACGATACCTTTGAGAGTATCATTAAGGAGAAGTTTCATATTGAATACTTTGATATAACCCAAGAAATTATAAATAGAAATTTCATATGGGTGTTTTTAAATTGTGTATCAGTTAAATTGTGCAACGAATAATAATAATATATAATATTTAAATTTGTTTAGATATAGTAGACAATATCATTGACGATATACATAGATGACATATTCATACATCAAAAGTGTTTTTCCGAATTTCGAAACGGTTTCTTCTTCAAGATCATTGGCACTTGGAAATATACCACGATTTGGACGCGAACAAAATAATTTGACCAAAACTGATAATAGTAAAGGAATTCAAGGTTTTGATGCAAACAAGTATTCTAAACAAATAGTAAGCGAGTACAAGGAGTTTTTCAGTAATGACAATGGAGTAAACAAGTCTTCCTTAAAGACGCAGCAGCAAGAAGAAGGAGAACAGCAAGAGTGTAGCATGTATGCAAGTCATGTTTTGAGATGCGAATCGTGTAAAGATATTATAAGAAGACAGCTTGGATATGAGGAGAAACGTTTTCAAAACGACCAATTATTGGAAATTGTAACATATGGAATTTTTGGAGCATTTTTGTTAGTTTTTTTGGAAAATTTTAAAAAAGCGTAGGTATTGAGTTTGATGTCATTATTTTTTATGATGTAAAGAGATAACGACAAAAATGGACGGAGATGAAAATGATATTCTTTCAACAAATAAATTCATTGCATCACCGGAGCTGCAACAAGAATTGAGCTCTGATGCAAGTGAAGAGTTCAAAAAATATTATGAGGCAGAAATGAGGAAGGCTTCAGAGTCAAAGCTCAGGGACAGTATAGATAGAGTATCACTTCAAAATATTCAACTTGATGAAGAATCAGATGCAAACAGTTTATTAAACACGAATAAGTTTACTGGACTTGACGTTGCATCAGCAAATTCAGAGATATTACCCACTGAACTAAAAAGGTATACAAAAGAAGTTATTACTTTGGTAAATGTTGATTCTCGTGACAGGGACAAAAATCTATATCCGAAGCCAAGTGCTTTCAAAATATTTTTAGGAAAAACATTCTACAATGTTAAAACTATAAAACTTTCAAGGATAGAGTTTCCCAATACAGATGCTGTTATTAACACATCTAACAACTACGTGTATTGGAGAAATGGAGAGGATATAGATGATGACATTATTGATAACATTACACAAACATACCCTATTTACAAATCAGCATTTAGAATAGGTAGCTATATTGCATCATCTTTACAAACGGAAATGAAAAACAAAATGTCACTTGTCAAAAGAAGGAACAAAGTTGGTAGTGATTTCCATTATTTTGATGTAAATCTTGACATAGATACAGATGTTGTTACGTTTACATCACTGTTCTTGAAATCATTGGATGTTGATCCTATAAGTGTGATAAAAGGTGCAGGTGTTGTTACAGTTGATACTTCAACTGCACACGGTTTTAAAAACAATGATACAATTTACTTAGTTGGAGCAAAAACGATTGCTGGTATTCCAGCGTCACTCATAAATACTTCACATCAAATAACCTTAATAGGATCATATCCTACAAGCACACAATTCCAGTTTGAGGTTAATATTAAGGCAAGTGAAACAGCGATTGGTGGAGGAAATACTGTGAGCACGGGCAGACTTGCACCATTTCAGTTACTATTTGGTGAGTATAATAATACAATTGCTCAAAATCTCGGATTTCCACTAGAGAACAGTTCTGAGAGAATAAATACATACATCAAAAGTGTTGAAAAGCTTTACTTGGCAAAGATTACGACATCAACACCACATGGTTTTACAAATTCTTACACTTATATCAATACACCATGTTTAATATCTGGGACGGGTATCATTGGTTTAGATGGTAATAGAGTTATTTACAAGGTTGAAGATGCTACGACCTTTTTTGTTTCATTAAACGCAGAAATTCATGGAAGTGCTAGTGGTGGAGTAGTAACATTTGGTGGTTCTAGTGTAAGCATAAGTAGTGCATCAAATTATATTACAGAAACAGTTCTAATTACCACATTTTCCCAACATAATATGGAGTTTGCCGATATTAACAGGTTTGTGAGTATTTTCAACTCCATCACTACACCGAGCATAGACGGCACGTATAGGTTGTTCGGTTTGATTTCTCCAACCAAGTTTATAATCCAAACTTCTATTTTAGTTGGTGGTGGATCAAATGTCAACATTGAAGGAAACGGTGGAAGTATACCATTTCATGATCCGTTACAATCAAGGACAATTGAGATTACGGGCATCTCAACAGGATCCGTAACTACATTTGAGGCAGTAGGTCATTCATTACAGGTTGGACAAAAAATAAAGTTATACAACATTAGAACTCTTCCTTCAATTACGGAAAGGAACAATTCTACATACACGATTTGGAGCATACCAGATTCTGATCACTTTACAATAGACTTTTCAACAAGTAGTTACGACCCTCAGTCTTTAGATGCGGCATATATTGGAACTGATATATTAACTATAACATTTCCCAATCATGGTTTCAATAGTGTAACTAGTATCATAAATGGAAGTATTTCAGGAAAAATCGACATTCAAACGTATCTTCCCCATGGTTTAGTAACTGGTGATAAAGTGAGAGTAATGAATACAAATAGTGTGCCGTCAATAGATGATAGTTATGACGTGGTTGTCACATCTTCAGACACTTTTGAAATAGATTATGGAAGTGTCCTTACAACATCAGGAGATTCAGGTATAATTGGTATGTCACACGAGTTTTCTTTGTATGGTGCAAAGGATATAGGTGGTATAAACCAAGATTTTATAAACAATAAAAAGCAAACTGTTTTACAGATAATTGATGAAAATACGTTTACATTTAAAGTGCTGGCATTTGCATCAAAAACAGAGAGAGGAGGTGGAACCAATGTATATATCAGCAGTTTGTTACATGGATTTAATGGTGTGCAGAATAATACAAAGAGTAGTGTTTTAAATAGATCGATTAACTTGGAGGGCGAGAATTATGCTTTTATATGTTGTCCGCAGCTTGCGACTATGATGAACACGGGAAATGTAAAGGACATCTTTGCAAGAGTGACTCTAGATCAATCTCCAGGCAATATGGTATTTAACTTTTTGAGTAATCCAAAGGAATTCGATACTGTTCCATTAGATAAACTTGATGAGCTGCAATTTTCAGTAGTGAATTACAACAATTCTTTTTATGAATTTAATGATTTAGATTATTCTTTTGTGCTAGAGATTACAGAAGTAATTGATACTGTCGACGACTTTGGATTTAGCAGTAAGAGAGGTGTAAACAATAGAGGGGTGTGACAGCGAACGTAAAAAGCGATTGAGAGTCCGTTCATAAAAAAATAAACATTGAATTTAAAAGACAATTACAAGCTTTTAAAGTCAATTAAACTTCTAATTCATTTATGGCGTGTGCAAAAAAGGGTTCTTATTTATCAAAATTTGGGTATGTATTATGTAAAGATTCTCTTCAACCAGATGAAATATACGACCTTAAAAATGATCTTGTGGGGCGGCCAATTGGAGGCGAGTTTGGAGGTATAAAAGCGAAACCGGATACATATATATTATATACGGAAACCAAAAATAAGCTATACATTCCTAAAATGTATGGCTTGAAGAAGTATGGAAATCCCAAGGAACACCAAATGTATCTAGGATCGAGATTTGCAAACACTATTTCATTTAAAGGTGAATTATTGCCATTGCAAATTGAAGCGTCACAAAAAATGTTGTTATCGCTATCACAAAAAGGGGGAGCAATTTTATCATTGGGAACAGGATTAGGGAAAACAACAACATGTTTACATATTCTGTCTAAGCTTAACAAGAAAACAATAGTGATTGTTAACAAAATAACCCTTATGAAACAATGGGAAGAAGAGATTAAAAAGTTTTTACCAGAAGCATCGATTGGTTTCATCCAAGGGCAAAAAAATGTTGACACTCATGGCAAAGATATTATAATAGCAATGCTCCAAAGCCTTGCAAAAATAGATTACCCCAAAGAGTTGTTTGAGGATATAGGGTGCACAGTAGTTGATGAAATACATAACACATCATCGAAGGTGTTTTCAAAAGTATTAATGAAGATGTGCTCACAATATACAATTGGTCTAACAGCAACTCCGCAAAGAAGTGATGGTTGTGACTACGTGTTTAAATGGTTTATCGGAGATGTTGTGTTCACTTCCAAAGCGAAGAGAGAAGGGTTAATTCCTATCGTCTACACTATTAAGTTGGAATCCGTGGAGTATAAAGAAATTACAATTGAGAATAAATTTACAAGTAAACAGCAAATTCAGTTTACATCGATGGTCACGTCACTGATTAACATGAAAAAGAGAAATGAACTTATTATCGAAAAGTTACGTAATCTTGTAAAGGAGAAAAGGCGAATTTTAGTATTAAGTGATAGGAGGGAACATTTATACATTCTTAAAGGATTATTAGACGAAGCACGAGAAAGCTTTTCATACGGTTTGTTTTTGGGTGCTATGAAAATGAAAGATCTTCAAAAAAGCAAATGTTGTCAAGTGATATTAGCAACATATGCTGCATTTGGTGAGGGAGTATCTGAAAAGGACTTGGACACATTATTTCTTGTATCTCCTAAGAAATATGTTGGGCACTTACAAAACTCCTCAAAGAATGAAAGCGGAAAATTAGAACAAATTGTTGGGAGAATTTTTAGAAAAGATCACATAGACATTCAACCAATGATAATAGACATACAAGATAACTTTTCAGTTTACAGAAATCAATCTAAGCAAAGAATGACATTTTATAAGGAACATTTTACACGTTTGATGTATAGATCAGAACATATCAATCTCGATACAGGGGAGAATTGCAAACCCATGAGGAGTGACGAGGAACGCAAAGAGATAAAATACGATGTTTGTTTGTTGGATTGATTTGTTATTAACTCAGCAATCTGGTATTTTAAGATTGCTAAGATTTAATTGATTACAATCAAGAAAAGACAGAGATCAATTGTTGATTCAAAAAAGTTAATGCATACGACAGGAGTCGAACCTGCTGTGGGCTTAGCCCTCCAGTTCTTGAAACTGGCCCCGCAACCGTTTGGGTTCGCATGCTGATTGAGTAAGACTACCGTTCCAAAAACCCAGATAAACTCTTATAAATCCTGCTTATCGCTAGATTTACAAGCCTTCTTAGTAACAAATACTTTTAGTATTTATCAAGTTTAAATGGTCTTCTAACCGCCAAGGAACGCCGACGGTGTTGACAACTTAAAATAAGGTGTTAACAATTCATTTCATCAGTCTTTCTGTTGAAACGTTTATTTACTCCGTTTTTTACAATATCGTGGCTCTTGATATTGTCATAAAAACATCGTCTATAAAAATTGAAGAACTACACAAACGCTTTTTTATTCATAAATGTTTGTTCTTAAAACACTAGTTAGTTATCTTTAAATCAAAATTTATGATTAATAAATATAAATTATTAATAAACTACTCAACTGTTAGAACCTCTTAGACCCACACCTTTCACCAGCTTGGCCATAGACACATTTGTTGTATGTTCAAAGTGTTTATTTCTGTATAAACTGTTAATAGGGTTTTTTATATTCAAATACGTGGTTTTATTGTATGTTACCTATACGTTATCTTTAAATAACTTTATTTTGTATCACCATGTCACTAATATAAAATTTATTTAAATTGCACCAAAATAGTCATCTTTATCGAATGGGCTTACTTTTGTCATATCATAATTTCTTACGGGGAAACAACCTTCCAGGACGGGTGAAGTTTCTTGTTGAGATGGAGCGGGTTGGACTTCTAAAGGGGCTGCTTCTGGAACGGTTGATTGAGTCTCAATCATTGTGACCTCTGGTTTAACGATAACCTTTTCACCAGTTGCACTAGTTACAACTGCAGGGGCAACAACAACAGTTGGATTCACAACTACACTTCCATTCTCGCTCGGACGAATAGTTGGTTGAACAACAATAGTTTCATTAGATTGTTTGATTTCACCCACAACAGGTGTCACTTGCTCTTGGCTTTTTAAAACAGAAATAGAAGCATCAACGGCAATCTCTTTTGAAGGAGCGATTGGAGCATCTACATTTTCCAAAAACTCCCAAAGTGGTTTTTTGTTAACATAGTTCATGGTAACTAGGAAAGCAACTGCTATTAAGAGGGATGTTGATGGACTTATTTGAGCGGTCCATAAGATCATTGAAAATATGAAGAGTTTAAAATATTGATTTTCAAATAAGTTTAATACTGGTGGAGGGAGTTGAGGGGCTAGTCTTGCTGCATAAAGAATTAAAAAAAGTTGCACAACAGCTCTTAAAATAGTTGGCTTTTTCATGTATTTTACTAAATAAGCATTGATTCTATTGTCAACTGTTTGAACGTATTCCATTATGTTATAATTTGTATTATATATGGTAAATAAAAAATAAATAACTTTATTTACAATTTTTGAAATGATATTATTTTTCTTTCTTTTTGGGTGCCGACTTCTTTTGTCTTTTAGGTGCCGATGACTTCTTTGGCTTTCTAGATGCTGATTTCTTTTTAGCAGATGAATTCTTCTTTGATGACTTTTTAGGTGCCGACTTCCTTGGCTTTCTAGATGCTGATTTCTTTTTAGCAGACGATTTCTTCTTCTGCGACTTTTTAGGTGCCGACTTCCTTGGCTTTCTAGATACTGATTTCTTAGGTGCAGACTTCATTGGCTTTCTAGATGCTGACTTCTTTTTAGCAGATGATTTCGTCTTCTGCGACTTTTTAGGCACATACTTCCTTGACTTTCTAGATGCTGATTTCTTAGGTGCAGACTTCCTTGGCTTTCTAGACGCTGACTTCTTAGGTGTAGACTTCCTTGGCTTTCTAGATGCTGATTTCTTAGGTGCAGACTTCCTTGACTTTCTAGATGCTGATTTCTTTTTAGCAGATAATTTCTTTGGTGACATTTTGGGTGCCGACTTTTCCGGCGATGACTTTAGATAAAAAAATGGATTGGATACATCTGAAACATCTGATATTTCAGAATCACTTGAATGACCTGAAAGGTTCGAGACTTCAGATAACTCTGATAACTCATTGTAAAAAATGTCGTTGTCAATTTTATTAGACATTCCAATACTACTGCTCATTTCCTCTTCAGTTGTCCCTATTTCTATTTCTGATCTCATGGTGTCTTCAGTGTCTTCGGTGTCTTCGGTGTATTTTGTGTATCCACTTTCTTCTAGGTCATCAAAGGTGATTTCCTGTAAATTTGGATTAATCATCTTTTCCAGATCAGCGGTAGAAGGAATTTGGTAATCTTCTAATCTATCATTTACATCTAATGCAGGAATATCAGGTAAGATGACTTTAATTTTCTTATCCATTACAAAAATATTACTCTAATATTATACTATAAATTAATTTCTGTAAAAACCCAAAATGGGTAATGAAAGAGAAACTGAAAAGAGTTTAAAAAAACAAAAAAAGTAGTAGTAGTAGTTTTACATACATGGAGAATTGTGAAATCGAGTCTTCTCTTATCCCTAAACATCCAAAAAGGCTCAAAATATATGAAAAATTCTACGACCTCTTGAATGAAAATACACAAGATGGAATGGGGTATACATTACGAGAAGGCAAGGACATCTCCAAGATAGCGGCAAATATTGAGAGAGGAATATTTAACAAATGTGTTGTTACGTATTGTCCCAAAAAAGGTGAAACTTGGAATGATAAATTTCAACGACTTTACATGAGTAAAGCTGTATCTATATATTCTAATTTGAATCCTCAAAGCTATATCAACAACCCGGTCCTGTTAAGTCGGCTATTAAATAACGAATTTGATGAGTTCCAATTATGTGCCATGACTCCTCAAGAATTGTTTCCTGAAAGGTGGGAAAAAGCCTTGCGTGATTATGAGGACTCTATGAACTTTGAGTATGGTAAGAGAGAAATCCAAGATGGTATTCTAAAATGTGGAAAGTGTCATAGCTATAAAACAGAATATAATGAGAAACAGACACGTTCAGCTGATGAACCGACTACAAAGTTTTGTTACTGTCATAACTGTGGTCATCGCTGGAGATTTTGTTGAGGGCGCGCTAAAAAAAGATTTGTTAAATAAATGTAAACGTAACGCAAAGATGTTACGGTTATGGGTGAGCATTGTATGCTTTGCTAAAATGTCAAGTTCATATTTTTCGAGGACTCATATGTTTTTAGGTGAGATGCTATATAATAGTTTAGAAGAACAAACATTGCAAAGAATACATGCACAAACAGGGGTTTATAATTTCAAAATAGATAGTGTTTGGGCTGATAAGGTTAAGGCCAATCCGAAATACAAATGGTCTTATAACTTGCATTTTATAGACATGTATAATTGTTCCAAGGGCAATATTGGGAACCATGATTTCCAAAACATAGTTAATATGTATTGTAAGGATGGTTGTATTTATGATGCGATTTTGAATATGACAAACTCTTTAAGAGACAATAACTACAACCAAAGACTAACTACAATCAAAGACCAAGTAAATGCAAATGAACAGATGAAATTCTTATTGCATTTCTTACAAGACATACACCAACCAATGCACTTACTTGGATATGAAAGAGGTGGTAACGACTACAGAATAAACTTATACAAGGACAATCATATATTACATACAAATATGCATACACTTTGGGATAGCATATTGCCAGAACACTACATTCAAAATGACATTGGATACGATAGTAAGGCACACCAATGCGATGACTATGCTTTAGTTAAATCCTTTAATTCTATGACAAGTTACAAGAATGAGTTACTTAATGTTATAGAAAATATATATACGTTTGGGTGTAGAAACATATACATAGGCAGAAAAAGGGATATAGTATTTGATGACTATTATAATAAAACTGATATGGAATTTCTATTCAAATCGTATTGCACTTTTGCAAGGAATACCATGTTATTCGTAAGCGAACTTAAAAACTGAAATTGTTGTTTATCAGCGTATAAAATTATTGTAGAGATGTTCTTTGAAAACTGGGAAAGCAACATTGTTTATAGAAAGGGTGACATAATTACCTTCAAAAGGTATGATGCATCATATGTATGTGTAATGTGTCATGTGTCTGATAGCACAAATTTCCCCGTTAATTATTGTGTTGACGGTGTTGACAACATTTATTCTTATTGGATTGAAATTGATAAAGATTTTATAAATTACTTGAGCGAAGTGAGAAAAGACGAATACGAACAAAATGACAGTGGTTTTGATCAGAAGCTTAGTCAAAAAAGAAAAAGAAAAAGGCTCCAAAAGATCGAAGACGAAATTCAAACTTATAAAAAGAACAAATGTGAATCAGGTGATATTAGTGATTTAAAAGACCGTCTATTGACATTAGACTTGGATATTTGCACAAAGTCAATGTTGCTTGACAAATATTACAACACAAAAAAGTTATCAGGGAGTGAATATGCAAAAGCTATGAATTGGTTAAGCATAGCAACATCCTTACCTTATGGTAAAATAAAGAATACGGGTGTAACAAAAGAAGATTCTCCTGAAAAGATCAAGGCTTTCCTCCAGAACATTAAAGCCAAACTTGACGAGAATATTTGCGGATTAACAGATGCTAAGAGGGAGATTCTTGAGTATGTGGCTAGAAAAATTACAAATCCTGAAGGCAAAGGGTGTGTATTGGCATTGTGCGGGGTGCCTGGTGTAGGTAAAACCAAATTGTTGAAAAGTTTATCATCGGCTCTAGATTTGCCATTGTTTCAGATAAATTGCGGAGGTCTTAATGATGTTGCTGTATTGACGGGTCATAGTGAAACGTATGTAGGTGCAAAACCAGGGAAGATAGTGGAAAGTTTGCAAACATCTGAATGTATGAATTGCATATTTTATTTTGATGAAGTTGATAAAATAAGTGAGCAAAAATCAAGAGAGTTATATGGAGTTTTGACTCATTTGTTCGATGAGGAACAAAATGACAAATTTCAAGACAATTTCCTCTCAAATATATCTATAAATTTGTCAAAATGCATGTTTGTTGTTTCTTTCAATGATTTGGAGAAGGTTGATGACATTGTATCAGATAGAATGAAGATAATTTATATTAACACTCCAACATTAGATGATAAAATTCAAATATGCCAAGAAAAAATGTTACCAGAGATTTTGAAAAGCATGAATTTTTCTAATAATTATACTTTTGAATTTAGTAGAGAATTAATAGCACACGTTGTCCAACAAAACTCAAATGAAGACCATGGTATGAGAAGTGTCAAAAAGGCATTTGAGAAAATAATAAATAGCTTGAATTATGACATTCTTGTTGATAATGTGAAGGTCAAAATAGAAACATCAGACACTGGGACAACGTTCATAATTACCAAGAAGTATGTAGATGATATACTTCCTATCTCTGATCAGAATGAAAGTTATATGCATATGTATATATAAATTAAGTTTGATGTTGCATAATGAAGTAACGGTAAAATATATAAGCCATTAGTAAAACTATTGCAATATATACATATACATATTTCCTACTATTAAATACAGGTTGAATTTCAGATGGTTGTATTAATGGATTAGTAATAATTTCGCTTTTACTTTCTCTGAGAATTGGTTGTGGATTAATATAAGCGCGATTAAGTTCGTTTGATGTCATCTTTACATTTTATTGAATAAATTATTTATAGCATTATTAAATAAAAATTAGTCAATCGATAATTCACTAAACTATGCCCATATTGATGTCCGGTTCCTCAAAATTTGGTGTTTCCACTTTGATAGAAGTAAGATCACTTATCGTGTTATCTATATCATTGAGTTTGGATTCTTGATGTTGTATAGGGTTTAATATGTTAAGCTTTGTGGAAACATCTTTGATTGTTGTTGACATTTTAAGTAGGATTATATCTAATTGTGATACAGTATTCTGGTCATTTTGGTATGTGAACTTGAGATTTTCGACCCCGCCTTTTGCAAGACTGAACTCTTCTAAAAGTATTTGTATATTTTCACAGCATTTTTGGTATTCATCGGAATGTATGTATTGTTTATTTATAAATTTACAATTGAGAATATGTTTAAAAGTTTCAATAGCTTCTGCAACAATGCTATTAATTTCAAAAACAGCTTGTCTTCTAGAGTCGTTTCCAATAAAACGTTTTACAGGTTGATAAAAACTTATATAGTCTAATGAAATGATACCGTCATAACTACGTGTGATTTTACTATTTTTTTGAATCTTGCTTAATATCTTGAGGTTAATTAACAATTTGTCAGATATCATGTGATGAAATTTACTGAAATAAACCTAATTTACTAGTATGTAAGAAAAATGTTTTGACAAAAGAACAGGAAATTGAAAAAGGTTCGTATTTAAAGAAAGGTAGAATTACTTGATAAAGTAAAGGATGGAAGAGTATACAAAAAGGGAAACTCAAAAACTAAGTGAAGACGTTATAGAGTTGAAATGTGCAATACAAGATATTCTAGACCAACAAGCAATAAAAGAGTCAGATGAGCTTCAAAAGTTAAAAGAAGATCATCTAAGCCGTTTAAATTGCATTTTAGATAAAATTAAGGAAATCAAGACTGAAGAGAAAAAGCAAAAAAAGAAAGAAGAGGAAATCAGAAACGTATGTCGACAAAATGATACGCTTGATTTTAGAGGTGCAAAACAAAAAGGGACCGATGCCATTGATGCGGCCAAAAGAAATATGCTTTTAAGAGAGAACGCCAAAAAACAGTTTCTGAGCATTTTGGAAACAGAAAAGCAGTTTGACATGTTAGATACACCTTCGCTTCCTGGAAGGTTATTTTTACATAAAAACGTTACAGACGCTTATGGATATTGCCCATACATTCTTTGGAGTGATGATGACACATCTACTACTTTATTAGAAAAACGAAATGGTTGGCTTTTACAACAGCATGATAAAGGTGAAGTATATTTTAATTTATACAAAGACATAGTGGAAGATGAACAAATGACAGAATTGATTAAAGAAAAAGATATGTGTGAAGATAATTTTATGCAATTTATTTGTGATTCATTAAATGATGTGCATAAAGAGAGCTTTAGAAAGTCATTGGATTTTTTGAACACGTATGTGCAACAAAATGTAAAAACCAAAAAGGTAAAGGATCTTTACAAGGCATTTGTAAATGATTTATCTATTATACAAAACTCGTGTAAATTACCTCTTTGTGATTTTTTAATGATAAAGTATAAGTGTCATGTATATGTGAATGAAAATAGTCCATGCCATTCAGATGGATATTCCAATGCGGAAATATATGCCAAAACTGTTATGTTTGACGACTTGTTAAAACAATATAGAGATGTGCATGAAAGGATTGATTGCAAGCACAAATATCGTAATAATACTTATAAAAATATCAAAAACGAATTGTATAATTATTTATCGAAACAATGTAATAATGATGAAGTGAAGGAGAAAGTTGTAAGAGATGGAAAGTTTTTTGTAAAATGGTCACAGCTATCAAAAGATGATAGACAAGACAGGTTCTTTGAATTCGCAAAATACTTTTTAACTATAAATGATAATGACCAGAATGATGAAACTTTAGATGTAAGAGCTATAAAAATTGCAGAAATGTTGTTAGAAGCTTACAATAGAAAAGAACTTTCGTTAAAGACAATTAAATGGTCTGTTAAGAATGGGATTATAAAAGATGTGGTCGGATTAAAATATGATGCACAAAACAAAAATATTTTAATGCCTGTCAATGAGCCTCATAAGCAAAGTCAGAGAAGGTCTTCAAAATCTAATAAATTCACAAAGTTTGCGGAACAAGTATTAAATGAGGAAATTCTCCAATACATTGTAAGGTTGCATGAAAATGGTGAGTTAAACTCGGACGAGAGAGAGATAATTAAACAAAAATGTTTTGAGATACTGAAAAACAAATTAAAGTTGAAGAAGTTTGGTGATAGTCAAAAAACAATAATAAACGATAAATTTGACGAAATGTTTGATCTTATTATATTAAATTCAGATGTTTAGGATCTTCGTTTTAGTTTGATTTGTAAATATAGTTTAATTAGTTAGTTTAGCTTACAACTAACTAAATAAAGATGGGTGCATTACAATTAATAATATACTGTAACAAGACAACTTCTTATAATATTGAGTATACAAAATCTTTTATGAAAATGAACAGAAGGGGTGTAGATGGAACTAGATATGTCTTTGAAAACATGATGTTACCAACAAAAATTACAGAAGACCTTATGAAGAGAAACATGACTCGTAGTGAATATAGGTGTTACGATCCAATGAGTTTTGTTTTAGGATACCATCGGCAAAGCATAAATGACTTGACAGAAGATGGATCGCAACCGTTTGAAGACCCAATCAACAATCAGATTAGCAACTACCCTGAACTTAGAGGTCGTCCCAAAAGAAAATTAATGTGCAATGGAGAAATTTATAACTATAATGAACTTATTAGTAATGAAGTGTTTACATCCAAAGACTTGCAATCCTCATGTGATGTTGAAGTTATACTTCCATTATATATAAGACACGGGATAGAAAAAACTTTAGAACTTCTTGATGGAGACTTTTCTTTTATATTAACAGAGAATTTGAATACATTTAAGAAAGGGCATATAAATATATATGCTGCAAGAGATAAGCTGGGTGCGAAACCATTGTATATGGTCAAAGGTCTTAAAGAACTATTTTACATGTTCAGCACAGAACTGAAAGGAATACCTTCACATATCATAAATGATCAGAAGAAATATCAGGTGATGGAAGTGCCACCAGGTTCATATTGGTCTTTTAACAATGCAGTAGTTAATGGAAGCCCCAATGACTTTATCAAATACCACAGTTGGGAAATATACCAGGACTTAAGTCTTTGCAAATATACACATCCGACATCTGATGTTTTGCCATCAATTTATAAAGAGATTAGAGATATCCTAACAAAATCTGTTAAAAAAATGTACTTTGCATCAGATGTTAAAGTTGGTGTTTTATTATCAGGGGGTTTTGATAGTTCTATCATCTTAAGCGTTTTAACAAATATATTATGTGTAGCACCTCAAAATAGTCAATATAATATTGTTGCATTTTCCATTGGTGATGAAGATAGCGATGACGTTGTTAACGCGAAGAGATGTATTTATTTTTTGGAAGATCGATTTGGTATTTCTATTGAACATCATATTGTTAGTGTAAAGTTATCATTAGAACGTTATATGGAAGAAATTAGAAATATAATATATGACATCGAAACATATGATAAGAGAAGTGTAAAAGAAGCAATCCCTATGAAAATTTTATCAGAATACATTCAAAAAAATACAGATGTGAAAGTGTTGTTGACAGGAGAAGGTTTGGATGAAATGTGCGGTTACACAAAGTTGTTTGAAGGGAGTGATGAAGAATTTCAAATAAATAGTGTGTCATTTCTTCAAAACCTAAGTAAGTGTGACTTAATGAGAGCAGAGAAGATAGCAAGCTCATGTGGACTAGAATTAAGACATCCATTTTTAGACATTCAATTTATCGATTACATGTTAAAATTGCACCCAAGATTAAAACGGCCGCAAAAATACACTTATAATGAAGGACCTATTGAAAAATATATACTTAGGAAATCTTTTGATTTGCATGATGAAAGAGGTAAATGTGTTTACCTTGCACCTGAAAATCTATGGAGAGGAAGAAAAGATGCATCTGATAGTTTAAAAGACATAAAAATGGATTTTGACGGAATATACAATGATTCAGATTATTATAATTATACATTGAAGTGTCCTTTGAAAGCAATGCCAATGTCAAAAGAAGAAATGCATTATCAAATATTATATTCTGAACATTTTCCATATAATCTAAATTGATAGTTTGGTGTTGAAAAGTCGTTTAATTGTATTAAGTTATTTGTTTACACATTATATCAAAGAAATGGACACATTTACTGATTTGCTCAGCACAATTTTTGTTTCATCAAGCAACAGAAAAAAACATGGGTCAAGCAAACAGGTTCAAGAAAAAACAAATAAAAAAGACACTGAGACTCAGACAATGTCAAATTTTGTCATTGAAGCGAAAGAGACACAAACATATGTAGAAGAAACTCAAACTCTACTAGACACGAAAGAAGATAGTGCACCAACTCTTACAAGCAATGTGGTAGAAACTGCAGTTGAAGAGGAAACTGCAAAAGGAACTGTGGAAAAGGTTGAAGAGGAAACTGCAAAAGGAATTGTGGAAAAGGTTGAAGAGGAAACTGCAAAAGGAATTGTGGAAAAGGTTGAAGAGGAAACTGCAAACGATGTGAATTTAGCGACTAGCGTCTGCCCACACAACGTGATAGAAAATGACAATGGAGATCAAGACGTCAAAAGTGAAGAAAGAAGTTTCACTGACAGTATACTTTCTGATGATAGAAGTGAACAAGAAAACAATATAACAATTAAAAAATATGTGTTAAAGGCTTCGGAGATATACAAAAGAGACATATTCTTAAATAATAAGGAGTTGAAAGATTCGATTTACATCCTTAGTGATATTCTCCATAGTCTTAGTTTGATGAAAAACGTTGCGGACATATATACAAACAAAGTATACATATTGTCTACACAAGAACACAAAAAGATGTACAAAAAGATGTTATTAGATAATCCATATCTATTTTTTAGCAATTTTGTAGTGCAGAGTAGATTTCACAGCTCAGACGCATCAACATTCGATAGTGAATTGCGGAAATTGTTGATATGTGACATAAAAATGTTCGAAAAGGTAAATGTAGCATTATCAAGTATTCCAAACTTGCATATCATTGTAGTTTCATGTGACTACGATACATATGCTAAAGACATATATAATACACTGAACAAGAAGACTTTGCTAATTCATAAAAAGGAACATTTGAAAAACCAAGAAAAATCTTTCTATAAACATGTGCTTACAGGTGTGGCTAACATACAATACACATTTGACCGATATTACGATATGGTCAATGATGAGGACATTGGCTTAAGAAACATCATCATTAGGGAAAGAGAACTTAGATACAATTAAAGTTTTTACTTTTGTTTACTTATTATAAAGAATACTAATAATGTATACTAATGAAAACATCAAGAATCTTTACAAAAATAATGGATTGAATACAGAATATTTTACATTAAAGGGGAAATCCATGTATGGCAGGTTAGTAGACGTGCTTGATGGTGATAGCATAAAGGTTGTCATTTCTTTATTTGATAGATGTTACAAGTTCAATGTCAGATTAAATGGCATAGACACAAGTGAAATGAAAAGTAAAAGAGATGTAAACAAAGAAAGAGCGATGGAGGCTAGAGAAATGGTATGTTCATTAGTGACAGGAAAATCTAATACTTATGTTGGTGGGTTGACTAGAAAGGAAATCCAAAAAATGTTGGATGATAATGTTTACATATTGTGGTTAGAGTGTCACGAATTTGACAAGTATGGTAGATTATTGGCAGATGTATATATAGATTATGTGGATACAGAAGCCCAAACAAATGGCAGAAAGAGTATAAATGAAGAACTAGTGAAATGCAATCTAGCATATAGATACAGTGGTAAAACAAAATTGACAGAAGAAGAGCAAGAAACAACTTTGTAAATTCACATTAATGATGAAAAAATTTAAATTACAATACTCTGACAGATAATTGTAAATTAAGAAATTATAGGTTGTAAAAATGAAATTATTGTGGTGGAGTGCAAGTGCTTGAAATATTCATTCCTTGATACATCAAGATGCTTCCGATGTATGGTGCATGTTCATCAGTGAAATCTCTATTATAAGGAAGGCCTGCAGCATATGCAATTTTCATTAGAGTTTCTTTTGCAGGCGTGGATTTGTAGGATTCGAACAAATCATGGAATGCGTAATTAGCCTTTGTGATAAGTGCATGTCTATCACCATCGAATGCCTTTTCAAGATCAGCCATAGTTAATTTGTCGCAACCAGGATAGATCATAGTATTTGGTTCAATGAGTTTTTGAGTTCCAGCTGGGGTATATTCTTTTGAGAAGTCAGCAAATGATTCAAGTGGTCCTCTGCCAGATATCATGTTAATTCCGATGACAAATGCAACAGCAAAGATAACAGCAAGTTGGAAATCTTTTTCAGATACATAAACAAGAATCAATAAGGCGATGATTTTTACATAAGTATTATTGAGATACTCATAAGCTGTAGCGGGAAGTTTAGGTGCAATTTGGGTTGCATATAGTGCCAATGTTATTTTTACAATTGCCATAAGATATGGATTTCCAAGAGCATACTTTGCGCTCTTATCAACTGAATTTACGACTGATTTAGCAATATCCATTTAAGCGTAATTTATATTATTAGCAAATAAAAAAAAAATAAAGAAAGATGTTGTAAGAAGTTGGTTTAAATAATAATTGAATTTTCTTTGCTGTGTTTAGAATTATAACTAATTTTTCAAGTGTAATATAACGCGTGAAGAGTCTTTAATCCATGACGACAGATGGAGAATATGATCCACATTTTCCATATAAAAGTAGACCGGTTTTTATTATAGACAAAAAAGAATCAAACCTTAGTGACATATCAATTAAATCATTACCAAAAGCATATGACAGAAAGCAGCCGTATGTAAAAAACAATTACAGTCAACGATGGATGGAATCTGACTATTGTAAGATGAAACGGAGAGAATCAAAAAATGAAATACTGCTTTATACAAATGAGTGCATGGAGAGATACGGTATTAAGACATGCATGCTTTATCAACGAAGCAATGTAGTGTGTGGAGGAGAAGAAATATGTGATTCCGATATGTATGTATTGAAATTTTTAGATAGACGAAGAGAAGAAGAAGTTGTAAGTAAAAAACTTTTTTTTGAGCTAATACCAAATTTGTTAGCTGAATTTTACACTGTTGTAGTTATCGATAAAATTAATATGAAGTATGAGATGACTGCCGTCCACAAGCCAAGAGGTGATTTTTTTTCAATGATTAATTTTTATTGACACTGATTTAAGAATATTTATCGTTTTTTATCATTATCATGTTCATTAACATGACAGTGACAATTATATCAATTAATAATACTATTTAAACAAATGGTCATTGAACATAAAAATGTCAGTAAAGGTTATGGACGAATATTTTACATATTATAAAAGATACATAAAAGAGTATGGTGATAAAACATGTGTGTTAATGCAAATTGGAAGTTTTTATGAGATCAACATGATTAAGAATGATAATGAACACACAGGCAATCTAGACAAGATAGCAAAATTATTGAACATACAAGTCACAAAGAAAAACAAGAACATAGAAAGGGTTGATGCAAGCAATCCATTTATGGGGGGATTCCCTAAACCAGCAATAACAAAGTTCTTACCGATTCTTTTGGAGAAGGGATACACGGTGGTATTAGTTGACCAAGTTGAAGAAAGTGGTAGTAAAATGAATAGAAAGGTTTCTGCTATATATTCGCCATCAATACAACCTATTCATAATGACAATGATATCTATAATGATAAAATATACACAAGTGTAGTGATAGAATTCATAGATGAACACACTATTGGTTATAGTATTTGCAATATTAATATGACTACAAATAAAATAGATGTTTTGGAAAATTATACAAAAGCTGATAAAAGAAAAGACACAAAAAGTGTTATAGAAGGAGTTCTTGACGATGTTTATACAAATATATTGAAATACTCTAGTAAAGAAGTTTCTGTATACATTAAAGGAAATGGTAATGATGCCGGTTGGGCCATTGAAAACTTAGACAGGAATTACATTATAAATTACTTAAATTTGTATGATAGTTGTTTCCATTTGCATAGTAGTATAAACAGAGAAAAAAGTTGTATAGAATATCAAAATGCGTTTTTAAAGAAAGTGTACAAAGATGTTGAATTTGGATTATTGGATCCTATTGTTTACTTTGATCTAAGTTTATATCCATTAGCTGTAATTAATATTGTGTTGTGTTTAGAATTCATAGGAAAACATGATCATACTTACATTAAGGGAATATCACCACCAGAAATTGTTCAACTAGACTCTGAATTTTTGTCGCTCGAGTTGAATACATTGAACCAATTGAACATACTTCCATCAAAGGGGTCAAGAAATAAATGTTTATTAGACATTATAGACAAAACAAGCACGTCTTTAGGAGGACGGGCATTAAAGGCTTCTATATGTCAACCATATAATAATTCAAAAGATATAGTAAAAAGATACAAATTGTCAGAAGCAGTAGATTCTATAGACAAAAAGTTTACAAAAGAACTTTACAATATTCTAGGAAGGATTTCTGATATAGAAAAATTGCACAGAAAGTTGTCCTTAGGTGCATTGCATCCATACGAGCTGGTTGCTTTACATGAAAGTTATACATGCATAAAAGAAATACATGATGTCTTGAGCACACAAAAAGAAAGTGCAATCTCACAATTTATCGAAACACTGGACATAAAGCTAGTCGCAAATTGTTGTAATGACATTCTAAAGACGTTTAACATGAACGAACTTAGCAAAGCAAACTTAAATGACTCGCCACAACTAGTAACAAATTTTTTTGTGACGGGTTCCGAAGTTAGTGGACTGGAAAAGATTACAAAGTTGCAAAATGATATACAGGAGATCCAACATGAAATAGAAGGAATCAGGGGGCAATTAGAAAGTTTAATAATGCCTACAAGTCAAAGCGACACTAACGCCTCCAAGCAAACATGGGTAAAGCTAGTATACTCTGATTGCGATGGTTATCATTTCACTTGTACAAAAATACGTGCAAATTTGTTAAAAAAGGCTCTTGGTTCCGGGTGTGAATTCGACTTGAAGAATGGATCAAGTTCATGTAAAATATTTTCTCAGAAACTCACAAAACTGTCACAAGATCTAAAGAGTTATAAAGAGTCATATGGAAATGTTATAAAGGATATGTATTTAGAATGGTTACTCTATTTTTACAACCGATATAAAAACATGCATAAGAGTATGCACGATTTCATAGTGGAAATAGATATTGTATCATCTAATATTAAATGCAAGTATGCATACGACTATACATTGCCCCGCATAGAGAGCTTTGCAGACGAAGAGTCATATTTTAAAATAAAATCAATAAGACATGCGATCATTGAAAGACTTGATACAAAGACAAAGTATGTAAGCAATGACATAACATTAAATAGTGATAATACTGGTATAGTTTTATATGCTATAAATTCTTGTGGAAAAAGTAGTTTGTTGAGAAGTATTGGAATTTGTATAGTCATGGCTCAATGTGGATTATATGTTCCATGTGAAGAAATGGTTTATTACCCATTTAAGACAATTCTTACACAAGTTGATATGAATGACAATTTATGGAAAGGTCAAAGCTCATTTGTTAATGAGATGATTGGTTTGAAAAGAATATCAAAAGTTGCCGATAAAAACACGTTGGTATTAAGCGATGAACTTACAAAGGGAACTGAAGTAGTTTCAGCAACAGCTATATTTACGGCATCTATCCTTGAACTAGCACGCAAGAAGTGTAAATTTATATATACGACACATTTACAAGATGTAGCAAAGTTAGATTGTGTAAAGGACTGTAAAAATATATCAATAAAACATCTTAGTGTTGAAGTAATAGGTGATGATATTATTTTCTCTAGAAAGTTGTCGCCAGGTCCAAGTAGTGAGTTATATGGGTTAGAAATAGCAAAAGCTGTAGGTTTAGGTGAAGAGTTTATTAACTTTGCGTTTAATGTGCGAGATGATCTTACAAAACGTAAAGTCGATCTTCTTTCAACAAAAAGAAGCAGATACAATAGTAAAAAGATAGTAGATTCTTGTGAAATATGTAACTATAGTCCCACTGGCAAAGATGCTCTTCCTCTTGATGTCCATCATATTGAATTTCAATGTAACGCAAATGAACATAACTATATTAATGGCGTGCACAAACATAACAAAAACAACTTGGTAGTATTATGTAAAAATTGCCATATCAAAGTTCATCAGGGCCAAATAGTTGTAAATGGGTATCAACAAACTCTTAAAGGGGTTGTTTTGAATTACAACATTGTTTATTAGCTCTTGACTCTTATTTAATGTCTCTCACACAAACCTTATTTAAAAGGATTTTGAAATATGAACAAATATCCACAAGTGATTCTAATATGACTACATTAGTAGCCTTAGAAGATAATATTTATCAACATGAACTCCGCATAAAGTATCTTGAGGATCACTTAAAAATATTAATGAATATAGTCACTGAACGTCGTAATGAAAAATATTATCAAACATCATTAGAAAAGATGTTGGGTGCTTCTCATAAAGTCACAAAATATGGAATAACTGATATATCAACCGATGACTTCCACCTTGAGATCAAACATTGGAATAATTACAAATCTGCCTTGGGCCAAATTCTGAGTTACAATCATAATGATAATAAACGGCTTATTGTAGCATTTTTTGGAGAATGTAATAGGAAGGATGATATCATTCAACTGTTTCAAGACAACTTTATTGACGTTTGGATTTTGCATGATACTCCCGATTCAATTGCAATTGAAAAGTTTGAGGATGGTAGATCTTCTGTTCTTAAAATCATTAGACAATATTACGAGCATGGTGATAAAAAGGATTTCGTCAAAAGGACTGACATTAAGCGTTTGTTGCGAGCTAACGGAATTCATTTATCACTAGAACAACTTCAACATATTGTTTTAAAATGTTTTCCAAATGCTGTATATAAGGAAAATAGTCGATTAAACAACAAGAATATGAGAAGCTTCTTTACTGTATTAAAGCCAAAGATGATGTCTTAAATGCATACACACGTTTTTTCAATAATTACACACACTTCTTCACAAAACATACAAAAAAAATGTGTGTGATTTCGGGGAATATATAACATCATCTTTATGGTTACGACAAATGATAGTTTCAAAAATTCAACACCCAAAATTACCTGAAAAACACCCATTGAATACGTAAAACACCCACTACCTAATACAAAACACCCACCAAACACCCAAAATCAATGCCTTTGCACCCAAAGGTATAAAACAGTGTTTTTTCACCAAGAGCATAGTATGTTTTATCGTTTCATTTTAGATCATTATAAGCAATAAAATGTAGATTGTTATATAAACTCATAAAGTGTTTTAGGAAAAAGTAAAAAGTAAATTGGGATAATTATGCAGAAAAGAATTATTTTTTGATTTTTAAGGCTTTTTCTTATAAAAATCATCAAATATATGGTCTAAAATCTATGTTAAAAATTTCATGCACCAACTTAAATTATCAAAGTTGGGTGTTTTTGGAGAAAAACGGGTGTTCTTGTTTCATGTCGGGTGTTCTTATTTCATGTCGGGTGTTTGGCTAGATTTGGTGTGTTATTATTTATACTTTAAGCCAATAAATGCTCTTCTAACTCTTTCACTATTTATTGAACTATCAATTATATATTCCACGTCTTCAAACGTTTCTTCAACAATTTTTTGAATTGTTATGACATCTTTTTCCTTAATACCACCTGCTTTAAGTGCTGTTTTGATCTCAGACATTTTTACGTAATCTTTATCACCACCTCGTTCAAAATGTTCTTGTAATATGTCAGTTAGAACATCTTTGTTATCATTTAGATATAGTTTTCTCATGCTCAAGAAAGACTTTGGCTCATTGTATTTGTAATTATTTCTTCTAAGAACCTTATACTTGTCAACTAGTAATTTCAAAAGTCCCTTTGCAATTTCCAGTTCTTCTTCTTTACTATACTTCTTAAGTTTTCTATCGTTTTTCTTTTTTGGATTATCACAAAAACGTGTTTTATATTCTATAAGCCTAATTCTTCTGGCTATTCCTTCGTCGTAAACATCAAAATTTGGTAGGGTATTGCAGCAAATATAGATGTTATATGTAGGTGATATTTCAATATCTTTTTCAGAATATAAACCACGTGCTTTTATTCTATCCCCTGTTAGAAGCTTCACGAAATTTGTGTTTAGCTTGGATCCTGCTTCAGGTTCCGAGCAATACATAAAGCGCTTTTTGTTGAAATCTACCAATGAACTGTTTGCTTCCCCTGCACCTTTCATTTTTCCCGTAAGCATTGTTACTGGAAAAGTTCCACTGTAGTCGCCAAGAGCTTGCCTTAAACGCTCCATTATGTAACTTTTTCCATTTGACGCTGTATGAGAGTAGCAAAACGTAATCATTTGCTCCCTGTTGTATCCCTCCAGACACAAAGCAAACTTGCAAAGAGCATAATTACGTTCTTCCTCATCCGGAAAAATTCCTGACAACACTTCATCAGCCAATGAGGTGTCAACGTCATCTTCATAAGGAACACCACACTTCATTGTAACATACTCATAAGCTGCGCCCCGTCTGAATTCACAAGTTCTCAAGTCAAGAACCCCCTCTTCGAACCCTAATAGGTAGTCGTCATCATCGAGTTCCACGCGTTTAAAACATTTGATCTTCATTTCTTTTAACAAGTTTTCTTTATAATTCACCTTGTGAATCCAGTTAAACCATTCTTCTTCAAAGCCTTCATCTGACATCGTTTGGACTACCCGTTCCATTTCATTCATAATCTCAAGGTCAATCTTGTTCTCGTAGATTCCAGAAGTATCATTATAAAGATACCATTTGTTGTCAATTGTGTATATCAGATTTTTATAAGTTATTATTTTTTGTGCAACCTGTGATGTATCTTTGTTATTGATATTGTCATCTTTATTGATTATTAACAAGTTAAAAACAGTTGGTGCAAGGGATCTATCGACAGGTATATTCCCAGGTGGATATTCAAAATCGCAATTTCTACAACAAATCTTATACCCATTTCTATCACATTCAGAATATAAGCTTGCATTTTTACAATTTTTACTAACATAGTCATGAATAGGGTGTAGACCCTTGCTTTCCATTAAAGCTTGTATGGAGGCTTTGTTTTTATTAACTATTTCAAAATGCTTAATGTCGTGTATTTTTACAGAAGAGTTGTTAGATATGACATCTAATTCCTTCAGGATATCTGTATCAATTGTTGCTGCAAGATTCATCTCATTGTATCTTTCTGGTTCTTTTTGCTTAAACTTTTTTAGGAGAGTCCCCCTTGTTATTTTAGGACCATCATAGTCCCGCGTTGTCCAATCATTCCATTGTTTTGCGGTATTTCTTTTATCATATTTATCTATGTTTCTTTTGCTATAGTTATCAAACAATTCCAGTCCGACTTCCAAATCAATGTCATATTCACGGCAATAATCTATTAATGAGAATCCGATATGCATCCATTCATCATATGTTTTAGATATATCTATCTTTTCCAGCATTTCTTGTGCTATTTCTAAACGTCCATGAACTTTTGGTTTTATTAAGGAAGCACTGTAAAATGTATATGGTTCTTGGGTAAATGTAACAAATGATTCTACATCATCAAAGTCGTCAGACATGCTACTCTTCACAAATGGTCTAGTTTCTTTTGGCTTGCTGCTATAAAGTGTTCTAAACAAACCATCACGATATACGCTCAAATCTACAATCTCAGATAACTTAGAATTGCACAGTATGTTTGCAGTAACATATTGCTTTAACTCATTGCAGTTTCTAAAATAAATATTATTACCGTTGATATCTGATATCCTTACAATTATATGAAAAGAACGTTTTTCTGCACAATGAGACTGGAGGATAATCCATTTAAGAACAGAGTCTTTGAAATTTGACACAACACATTCTTTCAGTTGAGAGATGAGTTCGGAGTAGTTTTCGTAATGTTCTGGTTGTTTATCTTTTGAGATATCCAAGTCAAAATACATTGTTATATATGAATTTTTACCAACGTGCTCAAAAAAGCATTTATTTGAATCTTCTTTTATCTTTTGCATCAATTCAGCATGAGATTTGACCGTAAAGTATTTATCATAGCCTAGTGCTGCAACGACGTCTCCTTCAACTTTACTATTAAGAACGTCAATCTTTTTCTTGTAAATATTTAATTGCATTTTTCCAGCCGCTCTATTTTATATTAGATTAGTAACATTTAGAAGTCTTTAAATCAAAGTTAAGGATGATTTAAAAATATACAATTACGTAATAGGTTTACCAATTATGGTTCTTGTATAAGTTAATAAGTTTATTTTCAAATTCAATTACAAATTCTTTATGATTGCAGACATGCCCTTTAACAAATTTCTCACGCACATCTTTTTTAAGGGTCTTGAGTTCAGAAATCATTTTTGAAAAGTGAACGGCTTTTTGAACGTATTCATCTTCGGTGTATGCGACATATTCATCAAGGTTACTATTTTTCAGTAAACTAGTGGTGACATTTTGCGAATGATAATGTCTAATGTTATCAAACAATGTAATAATTGGAACACCCATCATCAATGACTCACAACTTGTGGTAGTTCCAGAATATGGGAATGTGTCTAAAGATATGTCCATTTTGTTGTAATCATCAAGATGCTCTTCATATGTATCAGAATAGCCAAGAACAATAACACGATCAGCAGCATCTTTGTTCGTGAAGGTATCAAAGAATTGTTTTTTAATCTTTGGGGTGAGGAATTCTTTGTTTTTGATTACAAACCTTGCATTTGGCACTGCAATAAGGACCTTTTCCCATACTGAAATGAGTTTACTATTGATTTTGTTGTAGCGATTAAATGATCCAAACGTAATATAGTTGTTTTCAGCACATGGTTGTTTCTTAAGAGCAACAAGATTATGAAGACCCGTGCTTGGAGTATATGATAGGAAACAATGATCCATGAATACTAGTTTTTCTTGATAATACTTTTGACTTTCTTCACAATCAGCAAACTTGTCTGTGATTCTATAGTCCATTGATTTAATACCAGCAGAATTGGGGTAACCGCAGTAACTGATTTGAATAGGTGCGGGCTTTAGGACAAATGTATCCAGACGATTATCTCCAGTGTGGGCTGACAGATCAAACAAGATATCAATTTTATGAGTTTGTATTAGATCTTTGAATTCAACATTGCTTAGATTTTTAACAACATGCCATTTGCATTTCTTAAACATTGATTCCAAGTTGACAACTTTAACGGAATAACAATATACGTCAAAAATGTCATAATTGATATTGTTCAAAACTGTGTGAATGAAAAATGATACTGGATGACAAATAAAATCACCTGACACAAATGCAATCTTTAGTTTTGATCCCTTTTTGATAAGAGTAGTTTTATTTTTAAAGTTGAGGAAGTCTTTTTTAACCACATAGTCCTTGCAACTTTCTTTATAGTTTTCAATAACTTTAGGATAAATCTTATTGATATTTTTGTGAAGCCTTGATATATACATTGGATCTTCAATAAGATGAGAGATGTAGTTAACGTCTAGTAATTTGTTTTGGTATGCCAACGAAAGTCTAGGTTTGTATTTCAATGCTTGGTTATAACACTCGATCGCCCCGGTAAAATCACATTCGTAGCATTTAGCCAAACCCATATTCATATGCATGCTAGCAATCAACATTTCCTTGTCTATAGAAATGTGTGCCCTTTGGTAATTCTTAATACCGTTTTGGTAGTAATGTATGGCTTTATCAGTATATCTAAGTTCAGTATAGATCACACCGACTTGATTATTGACATCAGGGTCATTTGGATCAAGTTGAAGAGCAATTTCAAAGAAATACATTGAAGTCTCACGATCTTGGAGTATATAATATAAACTTCCTAGACCGTTTAAGCATTTGATCTTGAATTGAATTAAGCCGTTTTGAGCATCAACATTTTGGTTATCACTGCTTTTCAAAAGAAGGTCGATGATTCCCATAGCCATTTTATAGTGATAGATAGAACTCTCCATTTTATTGGCCCTTTGGAATGTAAAAGCCAAGTTGTAGTGTAATTGATAATCACATGGATCAACAACAAGCACTTGACTTAACAAATCAATGTTTTCTTGAACATTTGGATTGTAAATTGTAAGATACAGAAACACCAATTTGAAAACCTCCATAGCTTTTTTGTGAAATGGACTTAGGCTTAAGACCTTACGAGAGTGAGCAATACCAATATACAAAGTGTTTTTTTCCGCTTCATTGAATCCGTTTCTTTTCATTTGAAGCCCCACAGTTCTGACAAGTAATTCACAGCTAATGTAATAAGTATTGATAACTTCTTCCTTTATTTTTTGAAGCTGCATAGCATTCAGTTTGTCTAAATAACGTATCATTGCACCTGAGCGTTTAATGCAATCAACATACTTTATATTGTCAAGTTTTGTTGTCGTCAAAAAATAATTCTGAGCAACATTGTAAATTTCAGACAAATGCTTATATTGTTCTAAAAATAACTGGTTAGAATCAACTACTTCGGGTATAGGAGCTAACTGCATTTCAGGGCTTTGATTGACTTCAGGTTGAGTCATTTATGTGAATAAGTTTATTTATGATACACTATGAATATATAATTTTAAATACAACGAGCGAAGCGAGTGACAACGAACGAAGTGAGTTACAATGAGAACGTTGATAGCTTTGCTGAAATTGACAAAAAAAGAGTATTTAAATAAATGAAAAAGATAAGTATACAAGATAAAAACACTTTGAGGTAAATATGAACACAGAAGATATGAACATAGAGCAAGACGTAGTGACAGCGAGTGTGACGAGCGTTGAGAAGAAGACAACGAGGAACACAAGCGAATTGGTGACGAGCGCAGTGGGCAATTTGAGCAACGCGAGCGGAGCGACACCGAAGGTGAACACCGAATTGATGATGAGAAGAAGGGTTAAAAATTTGTTAAAGAGACCACAACCGGAGCAGAGAACAGAGGAATGGTTCAAGGCTCGACAAACAAGAGTTACGGCATCGGAAGCAGCGTCATGTTTCAAGAAAACCAAAGATGTATGTGAGCCTTATGTCAACGATTTCAAGCTACAAAATTTCAAGTATAATGACAATGAAGGATTAAACCCGTATGAGAAAAAAGATGATTATATTACCAAAAAATGTGAAAGTTTTTATGGAAGGGGTGTGTTTAGAGATAACATGTTTACATTATGGGGAAAGAAGTATGAAGATGTGGCATCTAGATTATATAAAAAAATTAAGAAAAAGGTTGTATATGACTTTGGTTTGATATCTCATAGTAGACTAAAGTGGCTAGCTGCGAGTCCCGATGGAATCACTGAAGATGGAGTGATGTTGGAAATAAAATGTCCGAAAAGTAGAAAGATCGATCCGGGTGCTCCACCATTGTATTATTATATACAATGTCAAATACAATTAGAGGTTTGCAATTTGGAAGATTGTGACTTTTTGGAGTGCGAAATTGAAGAAGTTACCGAAAGTGAGTTCCTAAAGATAGAACCGTGTTACAATCAAGATAAAGGGATTCTTTTTCAAATTGTAGATTCTGGACCTGAGCCGAAATTTATTTACCCACCCGTAGAGTTGACGACTACAACTGAGTTTTTAGCTTGGCGAGACAAACAACTTATGGAACGCAATGATATCACACCATGCTACTACTTTGTAAAAAAGTTTCATATTATAGCTATAAAACGAAACAAGGAGTGGTTTGAGAAAAACAAAGGGGAGATCAAAGCCACATGGGACATCATTACAAGGATGCAACAAAATGAAGAAGAATTTATAAAATACAAAGAATCTATAAATCAAATCAAGAATAAGTCGTTCAATGAGAAATATGAGGCAACTAATTGTTTGATCTCAGAACCAGAGAACTCTATTCATACCCCGTTCTTTATCATGCCTACGGAAATGGAAGAAGTGGATACATGTTGTGAAATAAAGAGTGAAGACGTTTGTATGGACAGCAACGAAAAGTGTGACGACAACGTTTGTATGATCGAAGACTAATCGAGTGAATTATTATATACGTTATTATATGTTATTTTCTTTGTAAATTATATGCGTATGGGTGTTTACAAAGAAGCGAGTGAAAGAACAGTTGTAGGTGTATCAAAACGTCATGTGGACGATTTTGTTTTTGTATCAGAAAGTATGTTCTTAAAGGGAAAAGGCTTAAAAGGATATGTGCTTTTTGCTAATAAGACGTTTGAAAAAGGAAGGATTATAATAGAGTATGTCGGAAAACTCTTAACGGACAGACAAGCTGAAACAAAGAAAAGATATAAGCAATACATGTTTGATGTGAAAAGTAATGGTAAAGTAATATTTGTAATAGATGGAGCAAACAGTAAATATGCAAGTGCCGCAAAGTTTGTCAATACAACAGAGATATTCTTCGATAAGCACAGGAATGCAGAGTTTGTGCAATACAATCAGAAGATATATCTGAAAGCATCTTCTAAAATTAAGGAGGGTGATGAAATTATAGCATTTTATGGCCCAGATACACATAAAATCATAAATAGATTGTAATAAAAATATAGTTTTGAAGAAAAAACTTTATTATTAATATTATTGGTGTCAAACAAATACCAATCAGGTATGATTGCTAACTAAGAACACACCACACCCGTTCCAAAACCCATTAGAGCCACCTGGTTGATGAATGTCCCATCGATGAAGAATGTTGGCATTTACATTTTCAAGCCCTCTCAATGTATGTTGATCATGTTTTACAATCTTGTACAAAATGGCAGAATTCTTTTGGGTTTCTTTGTTTGATTCATAATAGCTGATGATTGTATTTCATATATGTATGTGTTGCGAAATCCTTGTCTGGTTTGAAATTTCTTTTGCTTCTGAACGGATACTTTATTTTTATGGCATATTTCAAATCCACAAATAATACGTCCCTTATATACATATGCAATGTCAAGAATCGCATAAGGTATATCACCATTTTTCACGCACTGTTCATAAGTTGGCGGTGTCCAATTAGAACATACGTCATTGTAATAATACCAATCAGACTTTCCTGTTACATCAAAGTGATTAAATGCTGTCTTATAGCCAGTGTCATTCTCAAGACTATCGTTGATATCAATCAAGGGGTATTCTAAAAAAACACCATCTCCAACCCATTTTTCATCAGTCTTCAAATCTTCAAATCCATTTTCAGACTTTAACCATTCTTGCAAAACTTCTTTTGCTTTCTTATGCATGTAACTTTCATTGTCTTCAAACGTCATTTTGTTTTTAACTTGTGTTTCTTTTTAAATTAGAATGAACGCTAACTGATGAACGCTATTTCCTTTTTATTATTTTTGTATATTAGATTATAAGAGTAATAATAAAGTGGAAAAGCAAAATGGGAGAAGAAAAAAGTGTAAAATATTATATGAGCCCTTTAAGTGGAAGAGTTATAAAATCTACAAGTAAGGTATACAAAGATTTAAAAGAAAATGGTTACATTGTGGACAAGCACAAGTGTTTGTATGATGTGAAATCTGCACAAAGATGTATAGAACGTTTATTGTCATTGTATCCTAATGTTGTATTTCCATCAAAGCTAACAGATATACCAAAGACATATAAAGACACAAAAGTGAGATACTTCATTAGTAACAAACGAGGTGATAAAATCATTGGATACATAGATAAAAAAGGAAAGATATACAAGTTTAGAAAACTATTGGAAAAACCACGGCATAACGTTTTATTAGTGAAAGACTATTCTTTTTTGTTAGAGAAAGTTGTTGAAATATCGCCACAACCTCTCGATTTGGATGAAAAAGAAGCCGTGTTAGTTTTGAGAAATAAACAAACTGTTACTAACACAACTGACGTTGCGCTATATAACCCCGTTCAGAATGATTTTGTATATCTTAGTGGTATCCTAAAGGAAAGCGAGCACATCAACTTACTGACACATATTAATAACATGCTTGTGCCTACAACGTTGCCGCCAATTAAGAAAAATGGAAAGGTGGCTGGCTTAGCAGTTCATAAAAATAAAGTTTTGGGAGCTGTTACAACTGATAATAAACTAGTAAAACTAAAAGAGCCATTGATAATTGAGACGACGTCAAACCCAACTAAAATTGAAGACCAATTCACTGTGAAGCCGGACGACACGTTGAGTGATACAACAACAGAGCTGTCCACTGCTACGCCGGACGACACATTGAGTGATACAACAACAGAGCTGTCCACTGCTACGCCGGACGACTTGTCAACAAATACAACAGAGATGTCCACTGTTACGCCGGACGACACGTTAAGTGATACACGAACAGAGGTGTCCACTGTTAAGCCGGAAGACACGTTGAAGGACTTCAGTAAGGCTATATCATCTGATTCATTACCTGTATTGAAACTAGAAGAAGACGAAAATGCCAAAAAAGCTTTTGATGAAATAAGTGCAAGTGATGAAATAGAAAGAGATGAAGTAATAAAATGTGCTGATGGCGAGCAATATGACGTGAATAAAAAAAGGTGCTTACCATGCACAGCTTACAACCTGGTGTGGGACACAGAAAATAAAAAATGTCAAATCAAACTAACAGACGGTATAAAAGAGATTGTTGTCAACGAAAAAGATGAGGTTATAGGGTACACTTAATAGTCAAGCCTAACGGATCTCATTTATCACAAAGAACAAAACTATTTTGTTGTTATAGAATAAGAAAATAGTCTGAATATAGTCTAGCCAAACCATGGATACCAAATCTATTATAGATTATGTGAAAACTAATTACCCAAAGGTAGTGTTTAAACCTTTCAAGTTAGGATATAAAAATGCCTTGGGCTTTATAGTTTCAAATGGTAAAATAATTGTTGGCTACATTAAAGATGATGGAAGTCTTTGCAAGGTATTAGAACCTATTGATATATCGAAAATAACAAAGAAAAATATTTCGGATGCACTGGATAAAATACCTATAGTTAGTGGTTTTAGTGAAGTTGATAGAAAAGCGTTAGGTGCCATATTTAATAGTGACGATCACGAAATGGTCTCCAAAGCTGAGCACAAAAAAATTGTAGAGGAGCTAAAGTCAAATATAAACGACGAGAAAGGAAAAAAGGATAACTATGCTGTAATGTTTGATGCTAAAAATGATGAAATCTTATTGATCAAGAAAAAGCATGAAGATGATATCAAAGAGATCATGAACAAATACAAAATGAAGGAAGTGGAACTAGAGAATTGTAAAAAAACAGTAATTACACAAAAAGAAGAAATTATGGGTCTTTTACGTAAATATGAAAAAGACATGAAAGAATATGCATACAATCAGAACTTGAAAGCAGACGATATTCAAAAGTTATATGATAAAGTAAGAGGTGAAAAGGAGATATTAGAGAAAAGATTGGATGAACTACTCAAAAACGAAAAATCGGAAATCAATAGACTCCAAAGAGAAACAAGAGGGAAAGACTACAAGATAAGAGAGCTTGTTGATTTATATGAGAAAATCACATCTGAAAAAGATCAACTAAAGGCAGCTCTTGATAATATGTGTTCATCCGAAACCATCAAGTTACATTCAGCATATGAAGATCGAATTTCTGAGATGAACTCAATATTAGAATCTTACAAGACACAGTTAATGGATGTCACAAACAAATCAACCGAAAGTGATAGCATTTTGCAAACATACAAAACAAATATAGAGGAATATGGTAAGAAACTAGATGACTATAAATCAATCGAAGCAAGGCTGCAGAAAGATATTTCTGAAAAAGATGCACTCATAAAAGAATATAATGAAAAGTTTGCTCAATTGGACCAATCGGCCGTTAATTATGAGGCTACAATAAATAGTTACAAGGAAGCATTAGAAAAGAAGGAAAAAGAGATCTCAGACCTGACTGCAGAAATGGACCGCAAGAAACGTGATATGGAATCTATATCCACAGAGCTAGCTTCAGTAAAATCAGAGCTAACCTCCATACAATCAGAATTGTCATCAACACAGTCTGAATTATCATCAGCAAAGTCAGAATTATCATCACAGTTTGATTATAAAGAATCAGCTAATAAGCTTGAAAATGCTTTGAAAATAGTAGAGGAAGAGAATGCAAAATTGCAAAAAGATCTACAAGATGTTTTGGCTAAACACCAAACTTATGTGGAAGAGTTGGAGTTGAAAGAAAAGGAAAGCGCTAAAGTGAAAGGTGCTTACACTGAGATAAAAGATGCTTACAATAAAGTGGTAGAAGAGAAGGAACGTTTGAACTTTTCTATCAAGCAATTGTCTCAAAATGAAGATGTTTACAAAGCAACTACAGAAGAATTAAGAGAAGTGAATAATAAAATTACAAGTGAGCGCGATGAATTACAAAAGTCATTAGACGTGTTGGAAAGTAAAGTTAAAGAGCTTGAAGAAGGACGTATTGCTTCAGAAATGGAATCAAAAGGTCTTTTACAAGAATACAACCAAAACAAGGAAATATTGTTGAGAAAAGAAGATGAATACAAAATTCTTGAAAGAAATATAGAGGACATTAAAGCTCAATTAGATGCTACAAAAACTGCTCTTGTGGAAAGTGAATTGAAAGTGAGTGTATTGGAGGGATATAAAAGTAGATGTGGAAAGCAATTACTAGAGGAAAAGGATACCATCATCCAAAAGATTAAACAGTACCAAAGTGAATGGGATGCGTGGTTACGTAATCATACTGGTGATCACAAAATTCAAACAGAGTATAAGAAGAAATTATGGGACGAGTTGCAAATTATACAAAAAAACTTAAAGTTGGTATTGGAAAGATGGGATAGTGCATCGTTTGAAGTAAAAGAATGCAAAACCCTAAAGAAGAATGCAAAAGAAATTCAAATTAATTTGCAAGCAACAGTGAGTGAGCAAATTGGCAAAATCAATGTACAAAATGAAAGGATTCTTTATTTGGAGGAACAAGAAAGAAGATATAAAGAAGCTCTTTTAAAGAGCGACGAATTATTAGCGAATGCAAATGGACAGGTGATAGATTTGCGCAAGGAACTTCAAAGTGTAAGGGCAATGCTAGAACAAAATAGTAATTCAAAAATATCAATCAGCGTTGATTATGATAGTTGTTCAGATATATTGCAAAACTTTTTTACATTGAACAATATTTTCTACAGAAAGCAAGAAATCATAAAGAAATTAGAAGACATAATTGGAGGCCAGGGCAGTCTTGGATATTTCAAAAACTTAAAGGACGAAAGTAAGGAAATAATTAAAGCAAATTTTAGCAAAGTTAAAACGGAGATCATAAAGCACATCCAATTTTTAGATTTGAAGAAATACATCAACAGTCCGAATTTTCAGTATCTCAAATCAAAGACAACACGAGACAAAGTTCCAAAAGAGTTTTGCGACGACCTTACAAGTATTTTGGAATATTGGAATGCTAACAAGGCCAATTACTGGGAGCAGGATAAGGTGCTCACAAACATATATGAGGATTTGTCGGGAGCTGTGCGAGTGTATATTAGAATAAAGCCATTGATAGGGTCTGAACAAAAAGCAAATACGGTGTATATGCAAACTGTAGACAATAAAAAACAAAGATCATTAGTATTAGATTGCACAGCAGCAAAGAGTGTCTATAATGAAAAATATACATTTGGAGAATTCTACGGAATATTTGACCAAACATATCTAAATGCAGATGTATACACAGGTGTACCAAATACGCCAACTGCAGATTTGAAGATTAATTTAGATGAGCTAAAAGAAAGTAGTGACACGGTTAGCCCAGGTATTTACTCTTCTTTTAAGCAAGTTGAAGATGGTTATTCAATAGTTCTTTTTGGATACGGTATAAGCGGAAGTGGAAAGACATTTACTTTATTGGGATCTAATGGTGTGCCGGGTGTTTTACATTATGGGTTATCAAACTTGATAGGACTTACAAATATAAAGTTAAAATATCTTTTTGAACAATACTATAACGCAGTTGATATTAATTTTGCAAAAGTGAGAGGAAAAATATATAACTTGGTGAGAGAAGTTCCACAATTAAGAAAATTTGCAAGAAACGATAATACAGATTTTTTGGCAAACGTTCCATCAACTATAAATTTAGAAAGCTTGAGTGTTAATGATTTATATATCTTGACGGACATAATTGAAAAATATCGAATCGAGCAAGGACGTATAAAGGCTACACCCAACAATCCAGTTTCTAGTAGATCACACTTGTTTTTGGTATTTGAAATAACATTTGATACAGGAAAAATCGGATATATTACAATTGTTGACACTGCGGGAAGAGAGTCTCCTATAGATATATATAATACATTTATAGACACGGGTAAGACAAAGCTTGCGAGTATCATGGCTCCTTCTGGTGGCGTTGGATTGATAGAAAAAACAATGCGTGAAGGAATCACACAATCAGCAGAAAATATATTAGAAATACTTAAGGAGAGTTTCTATATTAATGAAACCATAAATCATCTGGTATATTACTTTAACCAAAAAAATTACAAAAAAACAAAAGTTTCATTGCAATCAAGTGAACCAGAAAAGTATGATGTTAGTAAGTATTATGTAAAACCATATGAAGAAGAAAGCATAATCAGTGAGTCAAACAATTGCTTAATGATTCCTATATTGAAATTTCTAGATAGCATTTCAAATAAAAAAGGAAGTATTGAAGAGTTACGTCCAACAAAGTTTATAACACTTTTAGCTGTAAGACAAGAGGACCAGTATTGTGATGGAACCAAAGAAACATTAGAATTTGCACAAACAATTAAATCAAGCTAAAAGAATAATTGAAAATGGAGAGAGGACCAACAAATAATAAGTAATCTATGTTAGGATCTCAATTATCAACATTTTTCGGGATTTCAGCAAATCTGGTATGGATTCTCCTTTACTTGCCCCAAATGTATAACATATACAAAACTAAAGATGTTACAGGCTTAAGTTTTGATTTGATATTGCTCATATATACTGGCGACGTATTGTCATACATAACAGCAAAAGCAAAAGGAATAAATATTATAATTACCATTGGGAGTATTGTCCACGCATTTCTCGGTGGAATTCTCTTGGCACAATGGGTTTATTACAATAAAGTTACACCTATTAATGAAATGGATAGAAATGAACCATACTCTACCAGCGACTCTACAACAAAGGTGAAACAAATCTTAGGTGTATCAGGGTTGTTACTAGTTGTCAAGCTGATTGTGGAATTATGCAACCCTGCTATGTTCTACATAGATGCGTTGGCATGGTTTACAACATTTCTGTTCATATCATCTAGAATTCCACAAATATATTTGAATTATTTTAGAAAAAGTGTCACAGGATTGTCTCTAATATCTTTTGTAATGCTGAGTATAGCAAATATACTGTTCGTTGCAACCATTTTGGTAGTGATAATTGACTTGGATCAAAATGAAATAAATCCTTACATTTGGACCAATATTCAATGGATTTTTGGTGGTATCACGTCAACATTATTTGATTTTGTAATTTACTATCAATTTTACATTTATGATAGATACAGAAGGTTGATTATATCACCGACATAAGCGACATAAGCGACATAAACAATAAAAATCATGAACAAAAAATTATGTAGCAAATTCGATTGACAATACACCATTTTCAATTATCAAGACATTATAAGAAAGCGCGTAAACATACAAAAAACAATCTGGATTATTTTGTGGCATTTTTAATGACAATGTAATATCATTAAATCTAGACATATTCAATGAACCTGTTGGTTGGTTATCCTCTGGACGTATACTGAAAGGTATAGAATATATATGCCTTAATGGCACATATTTATGAGTTGCTTGTGGGAACATACACCTGAAATAAAATTCAGGGAGGTAGTCAAAACGACGTTTGCCATCAAGAAGTAAAGCTGCCTCTTTAAGAAGAGGATTATTGTTTGTAGAATTAGAGTAATAAAAGTAGTTGTTATTTTCGATAGAATTTACGTCAGCTAAACAAAAGATGAGTTCTTTCACGGGATGATTAAATTTGATTGATGTATTAAAATTAGTTGTTCCGGTATTTATAAATTCGGTTTCATGAAATTGCACTTGTTCCATTATATACATATGTTTTTGATCTTTGAATTGTTTTAAAATGACATCATCCAGAAAAATGTACTCCGCATAAACATTACTTTCAATTATAGGGACACTATAAGGTTGAAGGCCATCATAGTTTATGACCATTGAAAAATCCCTTAATTTGAAATGTATTTTGATATCTTGACTGAACATACTTAAGATAGGAAGAGCGGAACTATAATGTTTTGTGAACCAGAAGTCTAAAGGAATCATAAGATCAGTTACTCTTGAAGCATTTTCTTTTGTTGCACTTGGAACATCAGATCTTAAAACCATGAGATTTTTGCCAAAGTCAGTATTCCCAGTTTTGAATTCTTCCCAGATGTCCATAAATTGGGGATAGATACGATCAACAATTACACCTCCTATTTCAAGCTCGATTGGGTCACTAAAAATTGCATAACCGAGAGTATCAGTCCAACAAGCATACTCACCACTTCTTTTTTGCAATTTTGGAAGTTGTAAGTGTAAATACATTTTTGAAAGCAAATGTCCTTTTTTTGGAATATTGCATGTCATCCTTTTATTGAAAGCCGCAGAATCATTTAGCGGTAGTTTTGCAATATCAGTTGCAAAGTTAACATATCGGTAATATGTATACTTGAATATGTTAATTTGTGGATCCTTTGTAAGGTAAACATCCTGAAGACCAAGACTTTGTAATTGTAAAATACTTGGAGACATACTTAACAATTCAAAATAAAAAAAAGTGTGCAATTGAGCAAGACATTAAATAACAGCTTTCCTTAGCCCAAAATTGTTTTGCTTGAAAGCATTTGAAAGTTCATCGATTAGTCCGTGTGGAAAAAGAAAGTTGTTGGAATAGCCATGGTAATTTGACAATAGAGCATATCTATTAGGTGATTCGAAATCGGAATCTGAATCATCGGAATCACTAGTGGAATTAGAGGGAGGCGTTACTTTTTTTTTACGTGCCTCTTCTGTTTGAGTGTCCATATCCACCCCAGTTTTTGATAATAACGGTATTACTGATAGAATGTACTTTACATCTCTTTTAGTTGATGTGCCGTTCCAAACCCAACCTTTAGAGACGACTGATATTTCCTCATATACTTCAGCATGTGTATCATCAAGGTGCTGGAGCATCAAGTTGCTATTTGAGCTTTTAAGTGTATTGTAAATGTTTTCAAAAGTTTGAGGTAGTTCATTTATAGAAAATGATGCATTACTATATGCATATCTTTTATTTTGCTGTTCACCGATTTCGTCGATTGTGATTATATAATATTCTTGCATAATACGAAATCTTATTATTTAGTATACAATGGGTATAGAAAATAAAAAATGAAAAACAGAATGGAAATGTATAAGTTTACTCAGCATGTTTTCAAACTATATATTACAATATGTCAAAAACATTGGCGACTTTCAGACTCACTTATCATTTAATAAAGGTAAATACAATGTGCCTGATGAGAAGTTTGACGAATTTTACCGCAATTATTATGACGCATACATAAACGATGAAGAGATTTATTTGATTGAAAAGATTTACAACACGAACTTTGCATTTTTTATGGACATAGATTCACCTAAGAAAAGTCAAAAAAATATTTGTGACGATGACATTAACACTATTATCAGTTGTGTAAAAAATGTTATTACTAAAAAAATAATTGCAGAATCTGAGGACGCAAGACTCAGCTTTAATGAGTATGTTATTTCTAAAAGATCAAATAAGTATCATATAAATTTTTACAATCTGGTCGTAAATAGCAATATTGCTAATTACATTTGTGATGAGATAAAAAAACAGTTAGCATTACAAGAAGAACATCATTTATTAGAAGCAATTGATACATCAGTTTACAGGACGGGTTTAAGAATGTTAGGATCAAAAAAGGCAAAAGGAAAAGGTAGCGATGTATACTATTTATACAACTTGGACACATATGAATACAACAAGAAACCCACATTTGAAGAGTTCATGAAGACAGTAATAAGACGCGTTGGAGAAAAAGCTTTATTAACAAAATGTAAGGAAGATGTAATTGAAATTGCTGGTGAGAAAAAAGAATCAAAAAGCGTTATTAAAAATGTTGATGACAATATTGTTAACGAGATTAAAGAATTATTTGGGTATCTAAAATTAACAGTGCCTTCATTAAGTGCTTATAACTTTGATGTAACAAGGGTTTATACGACGCATAATAAAATTGGCATGATGTGTTATTACATTTCAATTAAAGAAAAATATTGTCCATTCAAAGAACGTAACCATATAAGAGAAAATAGTCCGATCTATGTGGAGATCGGAATGCATGGTATATTTATCAAGTGTCATGATCAAGACTGCATTAAACAGCGTTATCCACAAAAGGGTATTGATTTACCATTGGACTTTGAACAAAAGTATCCAAAATTGTATCTAAGCATGACAACTAGATATTGGAAAACAGAAATAAGTATGACAACAGAAATCAGAGGTTATTTAGAAGAAAGTTTGACAGGTTCGCATTACCAAATTGCAAAAGCCGCATTTCAAATATTCAAAGACAAATTCAGGGTGGATGATATAAGAAACACTACATGGTATGCATTTGACGGTGTCAGATGGAACAAAAGTCATCTTATGAATATTCTTATTTCAGAAGAGCTACCAAAATATTACAAAGGTATTAAAATCAGAGACACATCTACAGCAAATGCCGATTTAGAAGATCACATTATAAATGCGGACACTTGTGATGCTAATTTGAGAAATCAAATGGTTGAGAACATTATTTGTAAGTTAGAAAACGTTAATTTTAAAAATAATGTCATGAATCAACTGACATATATATTTAAGAATTATGATTCTGAGTTTTATACAAGACTTGATGAAAATCCATATATTATTGGGTTCAAGAATGGCGTGTATGATTTTAAGCAAAACAAGTTTAGGAAAAGTTTAGGTGGGGACTGTATCACTTTCTCAACTGGTTACGAATACATTGACTACGACCCTGAAAACGAAAATGTAAAGGAAATTTATGCCTTTTTAGAAAAAATAATTACAAACAAGGATGTTAGAGAATATCTTTTAAAAGTGTTAGGAAAATCATTGGTGGGAATACCTGAAGAAAGATTTTACATATGGACGGGGTTGTCAGGTGCAAATGGAAAGTCTACTTTGGTTAATTTTCTTGAACAAACTCTTGGTGAATATATAACATCCGTAGATGTTGCATTGTTAACAAATAAAAGAGCAAGTTCAAGCAACGCATCACCAGACATTATAAGACTGAAAGGAAAACGTTTATTCACGTTTCAAGAACCTGAGCATGATGACAAACTTCGAACAGGTATTCTGAAACAGTTTACAGGAGGTGATACAATCATAGCACGTGAACTTTTCAAAGCACCAATAACATTCAAATTGCAAGGAACAATGGTCATGTGTTGTAATGATCTTCCTGCTGTGGCGTCAATTGATGGCGGAACATGGCGCAGAATCAGAGTGATTGAGTTTAAAAGCCGTTTTGTGGATAATCCTAAAAAATCAAATGAATTTGTTATAGATACGAGTATCAAACACAAAATGAAAGAGTGGAGACCATATTTCATGAGCATGTTAATATTTTGGTATAATAAATATCTTTATGAAGGTTTAAATGAGCCTGAAGAAGTGTTAAAAGCAACTACCAAGTATAAAGCAGATAATGACAAGTTTAACGAGTACTTTGACGGACGTGTTGAAGAATGTGAAAATGGAAGTAATTTTGAAAATATCAAGTCTATATACAGTGATTTTACAAGCTGGTGGGCATACAACTATCCAACATCACGTTTACCTGATATGAAAGAACTAAAAAGAGCTGTGAAAATCAAATATGGAAATGAAAAGGAGAAGAAAATTAGAGGTGTCCTCCATTATGGATTCAATATCAAATTCAAGGTATCAGAAAAAGACGAAGGATATGAAGATTCTTCTGACTTGTAGAAACTTAATTTACTTTTAAAAATTTGAAGATGATATAATTTATTATTATTTGTAATAGTAATAAGAAAACTATTACCAACTGTTGAAAATGTCAAATGTTGATGATATTGCTGACTTTGCATCAATAAATATTGATGACATTCCGGACATAGAAGAAGAAGTAAATGATTTTGGATTAGATAGTGCTATAAAAGACATTAGAGATGCTTTTACAAACGAGCTTCAACTTGGTGGGAAAAAGAAAGATGTTGATTCTATTTTGGATGAACTTTTTTCAGATGATGCAAACAATCAAAAAGAAACAACAGACTCTGAGAAATCTGAGAAGAATCCCATACCAATTAAAAACGTTAATTGGATTCCACTGCAAGAAAAATGGCGTGTGAAGATAATGTCTGACAAGTTTTACGCAGCTGACAATAAAGGCTCTTTAGCATCAGCCCTTGGAACAAGTCATGAAAAGCTGGTAAAGAAATTTAATAGGTATGTTAATAGTATTAATAATAATGAGTTCATGTCTATGTTATCTACATTGCGATCCAGTGTTAAGACTAAGAGAGAACTTAATAAAGAGATTAAAAGAGACGATTTTATTTTTACAACAAAAATGCTTCCCATTATTGTAAGAGTCTTGGGGCTCGATGTAATAGTATTGGGGGAAGATTACAGAATACAAGAATTCATGAGTGCACAAGGTAATGACAAGCTAGTTCTAGTATTGGAGTCAGAAGGATTATTCAGTGCAGTAGGATATAAGAAAGTATCAAAAGTCAGTGCAATATTTCCACGTAACAATTTGCCAAATGATATTATCACGTTAATTGATCAGAACAGATTCCTTACTAAACATTTTGAAGAGATCATGAGGACAACAGGTAATTTAAAAAATCAACTAACATTAAATGCATTCATGACGGCCCTTTCAGACAGGTTGCAACATAACTTCACATCTGAAGAGAAAAAGGAAATATTAAAATTGTTTAATCTTTGGTTGTATAATAAAAAGTTTTTCTCTTTGTAATAGAGATACAGCTTATCTTAAATGCAAAAAGTTTGACATTGTAAGAAAACTTTTATATTGACATCTTTTAAAATACAAAGTCCATTTGAAATGAATAAATTGGTATTTTTTGTTCCTGCTGTATTATTAATTATCAGCATCCGTATTGGTATTAGTGTCTACATTATGGATGCATCTAAAAAAGAAACATTTGATCAGACCAAGTCTAAAGAATGTTCTGAAAAAAGCATAAATCAAACAATCCATGATTATATATTTGAAGGACGCAAGTTGATGGCATAGTTAATTTACGCGTAGCAGTTTTTGTAATACCTACAACTAGCTTTTTGAGAAAACCCCATCTTTGAACAAGGTGTCATTTCACAATATTGTTTGCTCATTTTTCTTGGAAATTTTGTATTCGTTTTATCAAACCCGCCACTTTGCATCTTTAACGTTTTCTTGGTTGACTTTTTCTTTGTTGACTTTTTCTTTGTTGACTTTTTTTTAGAGCTTTTCTTCTTGGTTGACTTTTTCTTGGTTGACTTTTCCTTTGTTGACCTTTTTTTAGAGCTTTTCTTCTTGGTTGACGTTTTCTTTGTTGACTTGGTTTTAGATGTCTTCTTATTTGTTGACTTTTTTTGTTTTTGAATGTTTTTAATGATATCAATATCATAAGATAGATCTTCAATTGATATCAAGTAATCAGCAGACAAGTTTTTCTTTCTTATATTGGCCTTGTCTATGAAATACATATATTCTTTGTCTTTGTTAACTAACTTTGCATTTGTGACTAAACTTGGAAATGTTAACAAATAATATTTACCAACATCATAGTTGTCTAATGAGATGATAGCTGCTATTTTTTCTTTAATTTTTCTTGGCATCACGGATGACTGATTCTACTTACTATTATCCAAGATTAAATGCAATTTAAAATTGAATAGAAATAGAGTTGACAATAACAAATAAGGATGTATTCGCACAAAGACGTAAAGGTATTGTTATACAAGAAGAAACTCAATGCAACGAGCTTAATTGACATCATTGACAGTTTATCAGTTATAACATTATCAGAGTTGGTAAAAGACCTCAAACTAAAAGAAGGCAGTGGTGAATTGAAAAATGTGGAATATACGGATTCATTGTATGTATTCACTGATGGTAATTGTAAGAATAATGGCAAGAAGAATGCAAGGGCGGCGTATGGAATTTACTTCCCGGAAGAGCGATATAAAGAGTTTAATAAAACAGGACTTGTTACTGAGGGTCCAACCAATCAAAAAGCTGAGCTTACAGCAATGAAAGAAGCGTTAAAGGCAGTGCACAATATACTAGGAGAACATATTAGCAAAAAAGATAATATTAGTGTTACAATTGTAAGTGACAGTATATATTCAATCAATTGTGTTACAAAATGGTCAGCCAATTGGTTGAAAAATGATTTTAAGACATCTAAGGGTGAGAAGGTTAAAAATGAAAGCATAATAAGGTCAATCTTGAAATATATGGAAGCTATTAAAACACTTGGTGTTGAGGTGTCATATAGACACATACATTCACACACAAATGAACCCGCGGATAAAGATTCATTTAGGCATTTTTTATGGCATGGTAATTATATGGTGGATTCTCAAATTAATAAAGCGCTCGATTAACTCTTGCTGCGTTTGTTTCACTAGTGTCGCATTACATCATTTCTTTTAAGAATCTCGGATAATATTGTGTCAGGCAGACCTACTGAACTTTGGACATGACGCAATGCTCGTGTGTCTTTCGGAAAACAGGTTCCACCAAACCCAAAGTAGCCATCATGTCCTGGAACATCTGTATGGGAAAAGCCGATGCGTTGATCTAATGGGAACAAACTTTGCAATTCCGTGTAGGGTAAATTAAATTTATCAGAAAGTTGATAAAGCTCATTAAAGAACCATACTTTAACGGATAGAAAAACATTTATAGTGTATTTGAACAGTTCACAAGCTTCAGATTTCTTAAAAATGATATTTATTTTTGAGTTGTGTTTATAAAGATGTTTAAAAGGCTCAGCAAACTCTGATTTATAACTTCCATCCGATGAACCTAACAAAACAAAGCTCGAGTTAAACATATCTTCATGTGCACTTTTTTCTCTCAAGAATTCTGGACAAAATAATACCGAAAACCCTGCGTTTGAATTGTGGTAGTTGTCGTTTATATGTCTCGTTGTTCCAGGTTGAATGGTTGACTTAATGTATACAACAGTTTTCTTTTGATGACATTTGTATATTTGATCAATAACATTTTCTACAATTGTTGTATCACATTCACCAGTTGATTTACTTGGTGTTGGAACGCAAATAAAATAATAGTTAATGTCACTTAGAGTTTCAGAATGGTGCACTGTATCTTTTACACTTGTAAAAACATTTACAGCTGACTTCTCATCTTTGGTAATAACGTCGCATATGCTAAACTTTACATGATTTTTCTTACAAATATGCCCGACAGATGAGCCTACATAACCATAACCGATGATATTGACGTGCATGCCAAGAAGTGTAAATAATAAGTAATTTATTAACACAAAATGTAAATTGTATTTAAATAGTATTAGCCTAAAAAGTAAACCGGGTTGATGGAATTAGTTGATTTTAATGTCACATGTTGCGTAGGTAGCACTAAAATTCTAAAAATAACATTTGACAAGGCATTTTTGGAAATAGGATATAAACTTGCATGGAATCTCGATGGAAATGTATTGAAAAATTCAAGTGAATTTTATTTGAAGAACAACGATCGTGTTGATGAGCTTTTTATTCCTATGAAGTTCGGGTTACATCAGAAAAGTAATAAATGTGTATTAGCAATATCAAGTGTTGATGGCAACGATGTATGTCACACATTTTTATTAGAATCAAGTGACCCAACAGACACAAGTGACCCAACTGACAATTTAATGTTGACTGGATTGGCAAAACTATTAACATTTGATGAAGCTATCGAACAAACATGGTCAATAAATTCGGGGCCAAAAGAGCTAAAGAGCAATTTATCAAAAAGTGAAAATGTAACTGCAACGATAAAAAGAAAATGGAAACACTAAAGCTACAAAAAAGAGTGACTGAAAAGCTACACGCTGCTCTAGAAAATGACATTAAACATATGATCAAGCATCTTTTACAAACGTGTGACATACACTGCAGAAAGACAAAGAAGCAAATGGAAGAAAGCGAAATTTATGAAACAATTAGCTCACAATTCATGCATGTCAAATATTGCTCAGCTGTATTAAAAAATAATAAAAGATGCAGTAAAAAGATTATGGACAATAACTTGTATTGCAATTTGCATAAAGATAAGTCTAATGAAACATGGGCGCAAACGTATAGGAACTTTCTAGATGACGCACCAAGTGTCTTGGCACCAACCGAATTAAACGTCGTGACACCAAGCGAATTAAATGCCAAGGGACTTATTATGAAGTTTATTGACGACCAGTTTTTTTATGTTGATGATACATATATTTATGATAAAGAAACATTGGAAAGGTGTGGATATGTAAACAAGTCTGATTGTAATGAAAAATATATTTTATGTAATGATCCTTTTGTGTTGGGCAAGTTTTAAAAAGTGAATTCTAAAATAAATCAAAGAGGTTAACTAAAACATGCGCGCTACAAATTATACATGTAACTACAAACTACAAGTAACTTTTGCAATTTTAAACTTTATTAATTTTGTATCATCACACATTTTTATGCAATCTCCTCCTTCTAGAAGGAATAAATACAGCGAATATTACAAAAGCAATGACATGATAGACTACAACCTGATGGCCCCATTAAACACACCAGGGTATTCATTTCCTTGCAAAGGATACAAGAAAGGTCCATCAACGCAAACGATTACAGGGGGTGTTGTTAAAATAGTCTTAGAAGGGACAGCTACTCATGAAGGAGGACATTGTCAATTTGGTGTATCATTTGATGACAACACATTTGTTGTATTAAAAACAGTTATGGACAGTTGTTTGCTAAATGGACTCCAATTTGACTTACAATTACCTGAAAACATACCAAGTGGTGATGTCACAATGTTTTGGACATGGGTCAATAAAATCGGAAATAGAGAATATTATATGGAGTGTGCTGACGTTTTTGTTGAAAACAAAAATGAAATTGTTGAAAATGGTAATAAAGAAAAAAAGGTGGTAATCACGGGATTAGAATTGCTTGTTGTCAACTTGCCAGGATATCCTGTTATTCCAGAATTCCGAAGTCCAGGTATGTATAATGGCAAGGATTTATTTGATGGCAGAAAAAGCATTTCTGTAACGAGCGGTTTAAACGAATCAGTTAAGGGCGATTCAAATAATACTTATGACAAATTCTCGAACGTTCCTTCTTACAATGAACACAAAGATGAACCCCACCAAAAATCACATGAAATCAAAGATCTAGTTCCAACGGACAGTTCTTCAGATAGTTCTTATTCAACAGACTCAATTATAGAAAGGGTAAATGGAAGGTCGACTTGTGCAACAGGAGAAATGGAGTGTGATAAAGGAAATGTATATTTATGTATTAACAATAATTGGACACTACGCGAGTGCGATAATGGAGGGGAGTGTGTTCTGGATAAAGAAAACAAAGCAGCTAAGTGTGTCTACCAGCAATGTTTGAACAATTAAATAAAAAATTTAGCATAAACACATTACAATTTAATCTAAAGTGAACTTAAAATTTGGTCACTTTACATTTGCTAAAATTACTTACGGTTTGCTGTGTTATATAATTGTTCCAGAAGGTTGTTGATATTTCTCATATACAAATCCTTATCACATACTTTTCCATTTAGGAACTTATTTCTTACATCACTTTTCAAATTCTTCCAGTAACCGGCATCTTTACTCAATAGTAAACCAATTTTGTCACAAATTTCGTCAATAGTTTTGCAAACAAAGAATTTAAGATCATTATGTGTGTTTAAGAGTATACTTGATGTTACATTTTGTGGATGAAAGTAATATTCGGCATCATATAAAGTAAACACAGGAACACCTGCAAGGAGTGCTTCACAAGATGTTGTTGTTCCAGAGTATGGAAAAGTATCTATTGCAATGTCTGTTCTATTGTATATGCGAAGATGCTCATCATGCGTAATAGTGCAGTCCATCACAAGAACTCGGTCTTGGACACTCTTATCGAATTTGTTTATAAACGCAATTTTAACACCTGAATTCAAAAGCGCTTTAGTTTTGAACAAGAATTTGACATTGTGATATCTCAAAAGTATATTATTAAAAAGCTTGATAACACGATCCGTGATCTTATTTAACCGGTTAAAACATGAAATTGTTAGAGAGTTATTTTCGATGTATGGCTGCATTTCGGGCAAAGGCTGTATACTTGAGGGATTGTAGCATAAAAAGCAATCATTTAAATACTCTAGTTTTTCTGTATAGAATTTTTGTGAAACTTCTGTTTTGTCACATATTTTGTCTGTAATACGATAATCCATTTCATACAAACCTGTAGAATATGGGTAACCAATATAACTAACTTGGACGGGTGCTGGTTTTAGTGCAAAGATATCTAAACGATTAAATGCTGTGTGCCCTGCCAAGTCAATGAGAATATGAATTCCATCAGAATAAATCATGTCTGCAGCAGTTTGTGCGGGCATATTTTTGATGAATTTAAACTGTAGATTGGAGTTGTATGCACTTGTATTAATGATACATTCTGAGTAGCAAGTAACTGTGAACTTTTCGTGATTAAAGTTTTTCAAGAACGTAGAAATAAAAAATTGGACTGGATGATCTGCAAAGTCTCCACTAACAATTCCCACATTTATTTTTGGCGACTTATAATATTCGGTGTCAAATTTATATGGCGTTTCTGATTTTTTGTAAAGTTTGTTACAAAGAGTGTGTTGTGTGTATATGTAACTCTTGTCTTGTAGATCATCAAAAAGGTAACTGAGATTCATAATCTTATTTTGGAATGGTAAAACAAATGTAGGTTGGACCTTTAATGACATATTGTAATTCTCTATTGACTTGTTATTGTCTCCGTTATAAGAATGCATATGTCCAAAGTTTAGATACAACTCTGCCAATAGTTGTTTCTTGTCATTTGATATTACAGACTTTTGATAGTTGTCAATACCTTTTTTATATGCTTTTTCAGCAAGATCAGTCCTCCTCATTTCAGTATAGACAACTCCTAAAGCGTTCTGAATATCAGGATCCCCCTGATCCACCTTTTCAGCACATTTCAAATAATACAAAGCGTCAGGCCATTGTTTTAATGATCTATATAAACTTGCAATTCCGTTATAATTATTTATCTTGAGACGATGTATCTCTTTAGTTGTGTCTTGAGTTGTTTCTTGTGTTTTCTTTTTAGGTCTTTCGCAAAACTCCAAACTTATTCTGTAATGAATAAGAGCCAACTCTAGTTTGTTTAATTTTTGATACAAGAGCCCCAGATTGTAATGTATTGATTCATTATCAGGACTAAATATTAAACATGTTTGCATATACTCTAATGATTTCGTAAGAACATTTTGGGAAAGGTAGCAAAGCTGTGAATAAATGCTAACAATTTGCTTGACCGCAAGTTCGTGTTCAAACAAGACTTTTAAGATAATCTTGAAACAATCTAAAGCTTTATTAAAAGGTAACAGATACTCGTCGTGACCCTTATTTTCACGACACAAATGTTCAGCATATGTCTTATAAAGCGTCCCTAAGTTGAATTGTGCATCAATGTATGAGCTTTTGGACACTTTAGGATCAACGTCTATAAGAAGATAATCTGTTAATGGTAAATCTTTTAAGATAATTTCATAAGACGATATAGCTTTTAACAAGTAAAAGATACTGTCTTTAGAGGTTGATGACTGGATTGAAGCTAAAGTAAACGCTTGTGCTTCTTTGAATACAGCACTGTCATTGTTACTTGAGGTTTTTTGGTTCTTCTTGTGTTTATGTTTCATGTAGTTTGCTAGTAGATCGAGGTGATTTTAAATAGATTTAAAAAATGAATTGGAATGCAATGATATACAAAAACATCAATAATGGCTGAACAGAGCAGTTTACCTATTTTATATGGGGTAGACAAAAATGGAAAAAATAAGATGTGGAAAATAGAGGTTGAAAAATGCGAAGATCATTCTGTTATAAAGCTATGCTATGGCGCTATAGATGGTAAAAAAGTAGAGTGCATTCAAAAGGTTGACCGTGGTAACAATATTAACAAGAAAAACGAAAAATCACATTATGAAAGAGCTTTGTCTCTAGCTCAATCAAAATGGAATAAGAAAAAAGATACAGATGGTTATACAGAGCAGCGTAGTGATAAAAAGCTTACACCTACACAAAGCACACCTGTTCAAGATGGATCACAACCTGTGCAAACGCTACTACCAATGCTAGCCCAGGACTATAAGAAGCATAGTAAGAAAGTAAAATTTCCTTGTTATATTCAACCAAAACTAGATGGGTATAGAATGGTTTACAATTGTAAAACAGGGTCAATAACAACAAGGACAGGGCGAGACTATGTGTCACTTTTGGACACGGACCTCTATAAGGAATTAAAAGATATTCCTTATAATTTGGATGGAGAGCTTTATGTTCATGATCCGACTTTTTCGTTTGAAAATTATGGTGTTTTAAGAAAAACTAAAATAGGAAAGGATGACCGGAGAGTCCTGGAAACTATAAAATACCACGTATATGATGTCATAGATTTTAACAAAACATTCAAGGAACGAGACGAAATCTTAATGAAACTTAAGGAGACACATCAATACAAAAACATCTTATTTGTCCAAAGGGAGGTTTGTTCGAATGTAATTGATGTAGAAAAATATCATCAATTATTTGTTGAAGACAATTATGAAGGATCAATGGTTCGGAATGTTAATGGCTTGTATAAGTGCAAGTATAGATCATACGACTTACTAAAGAAAAAGGACTTTGATGATGACGAATTCACAATCATTGGATATACATCTGAAAAAGAAACTGGTAAAAACGAAAAGGAAGGTGTGCCCTTAGTAGTTTGGATCTGTGAGACAGATGATCACAAAATTTTTAATGTTAGACCGAAAGGTGTTGAAGATGAAAGAAATCAATTGTTCTTAAAAGGGCAAGAATACATTGGCAAACGTTTGTGGACAAAGTTTTTCGGATACACAGAAAATAGTGTGCCAAGATTCCCAACGACGGCGAGAGACACATTCAAGGAATACATTCGTGAAACGAAAATGTAAAACGTGAAACGAAAATGTAAAACGTGAAAGGAAGATGTAATACGTCATTAAATTTTATTAATTTTATCTTTATATTCTAGAGGTGTGCTCTGAATATGAGTTACAATAATAGTAAACAGTATCCGACAAAACCATTGAAAGGAGGGGCTATTCTTTCCAACTATGGTTCTTTTGATACTTTAACAGCAACTACTCTTATTGTGGAAGATGTAGATTTTTCAACCCTTGTAAACAATGGATTTTTCACAAATGCGGACGTTGCCAACTCCAAAATAGAAAATACTACAATCGGTTTGAATATTCCTAGCATTGGTTATTTTACTGAGTTAAAAACGTTCAATAATGTTTCTTTTATAAGCAATGTTATCGGGGCAACAGCCACATGGGATGTGGACACAGGAGTATTTTATATTAGTTCATCCGGAAGTTTAGAAGTGGCAGGGTGTTCAAAGCTTGGTAACATAAAAATATGCAATAATGACATAAAGGCAGATAATACAAACGGTGACATAAACATCATTCCAAACGGCATTGGTTCCGCATATGTGTATGGTCCATTGTTTAATTCCTCGTCACATGGTAGTTTGTCCGTTACATATACTAACGGTGGGGCAGATGTCGTTGTTGACGGGAATATGAATTTTTTTTCAAGCAGTGGTAATTACAACGTTAATGTATTTGGTAATCAGAATTTGACATCTAATAACGGCGATGTCAACATAACTACAGATGCAGGCGTTCAAAATGTGATCATTTCGACAATTGTATCAACACTGGGTAACATAGTTGTAACAACAGCTTTACCAAACGGTGTCAAGTCAGGCGACGTAGTAAGCATTAGCGGCAACTCCACATTTAATGGAGCATATACAGTTGGTAATGTATTAAGTGACAATGTATTTAGACTTACAACTACAACAGGCGCATCCATTAATGGCATAGGTGGACTTTATATCAGAACACCTAATAATGTTATCAATTTAAATTCTTCCACATTTGTGAAAATCCCCAGCGATACCAAGCTTTCATTTGGGGCGACATGCAATAGTATTTCTGCAAGCACTTCAGCCATGATGATTAATTCATGCAATGATATACAATTTGTATTGCCTGCAAATAACGTAATTCGCACACCTGAGGGAACAAAGTTGCAATTTGGAACATCAGGTAGCAATTACATAAATGTCACATCAGGAAAGTTGAACATAAATTCTGCAAACACTATTGCAATCGATGGTGTTGTATTGCAAATAAACACAACAAACACCAGATTTTATGATCCAATTTTGACAATTGGCGACTATACAGCACCAATAAATGATACAAAAGACCGTGGTGTAGAATTCCGTTACTACGATGTATCATCAGGTTCTACAAAACTGGGTTGGTTTGGTTATAAATCAACGTCCGGGTCTTTTGCATTTTTGAAAGACGTTACAAATACTAATGAAACGATTTCAGGGGGTCTAGGTAATATTGAAGCAAACACGGTTACACTGAGTCAACTAAGGTTTAATTCTACAAGCGGAAACAGCGAGATTGATATGAGTTGTGGTGTCATAAAGTCAGTGTCACTCCTTCAAGGTTGCTCTGGTGACATCACCATCCGCGGTTCAAACAATGTTACAATGGAAGCTACTAACAGAATTCACCTTAGCGCCGGAAACAACGTGTTAATTCCTACCAGCACATTTCTATTATTTGGAACATCGGGGAGCTATGTGAGAGGGAATACAATTGGTAACATCGAAGTATCGGCACAAAAGAACGTAACTTTCACGACACAAACAAACGGGTCAGTTACTATACCAATTGGGACAAGATTGACATTTGACGGAACATCCGCTGGTAGCAAGAGTATATTTGCAGATACAGCTGGTGATTTGAACATCTTATCAAATAATAACTTGTATTTAACACCTAGTTCAAGTGTTATTATACCATATGATGTCTCTACCCAGTTTGGAAGTTCAACACAAACGTTAACAGGACGCTCAGGAGGTATAACACTTGCTACTCCACAAGCATTACAGCTTTTGGGCAATTCAAATGTCGAGCTATTCGCTTCATCAGGAAATGTTAGTATATCTGCAGTATTAGGTGACATCAATTTATACACTACATCAGGTAATGTAAGGGTTTCTCCGGGAAAGTCTTTAGTATTTGGCATATCAGGAACAAGTAATAGTGTTTCACTAACAAATGGCAATTTGGTAGTTAGAGGAAATGATACAAATCAGATTTCTTTTAGTAATTCGGTGTCAATCAACTTGACACCTTCTATCGATGTGAATATTCCAACATCAATAAAACTAAATCTGTCAAGTGACAAAGCAATAAGTTTATTTTCAAATTCTGCTGGTAATTTGGCAATTACAAATGGTGTTACCAATGGAAGCATCAATATCTCCAGTAACTCTGCTACCAACATAACTAGTTCATCTTTCAATGTAGTTGGTAATACAACAAGGATAAATACTGATAATTTGTTGGTGAAAGATCCTATCATTACAATATCTCATGAATCACCAATAACAAATGACCTTAAGGACAGAGGGATAGAGTTTAAATACTTTGATACAAGTGCAAAGTTAGGATGGTTTGGATACAAGAATAACACGGGTAGATTCACCTATTTATTGGATGCGGCTAATTCAGGGGAAATCATTACAGGAACTAAGGGTGATGTTGAAGTTGGGACGCTATATCTAAACAATATGCAATTCAGTGGATCAACTCCTGGATCCTTGAATATGGCGTGTGGGTCTATAGTGAATGCAAACACTGTATCTGGATGTAGCGGGGTGCTAAATCTTCGAGGTAGTTCTGTAATAAACATGTCGGCATCTGATGTGAATGTTTCTGCTGGTGCTTTAAAGCTTTCAGTAACAGACTCAATAAGAGTCCCGTATAATGTCCCCTTTGTTTTTGACAATGTAAGTAACAGTAGTAGTAGTAGTAATAGTAACAGTATTACTTGCAACACGGTTGGTCATCTTACAATGAATGCATCCAAGATCATTATGAACGCGGATGTTCAGATCAATGGGACAACCACAAATATACATAGCACTGTAACAAACTTACATGATCCTATATTTTCACTAGGCGGTGTTATAGGTCCAATAGTTGATGACGGAAAAGACCGTGGAGTAGAATTCAAATGGTTTGGGGGTGCTAGCAGCAAGACTGGATTCTTTGGTTACAAAAACTCTATAGGACGATTTGTGTTTATAAAGGATGGAACCAATAATAACGAAGTTTTCTCTGGGAGTTATGGTGACATACAAGTCAACAATGTGTATGGAAATGGTATAATATTATCAGGGAGTGGTGTGATCAGTGGCGTGAGTGAACTTTCTGGAGGTGCAATACAAATATCTACATCTAGTGGAAACATAACAATAAGTCCAACTAGTGGGGCAAGTGTTGTATTGCCATATGAAACAAAATTAGTTTTTGGAAACACCCAAAACAGTATCTATGGTGTGTCATCAGGAGCCTTGGTAATATCATCCGGGGACAAAACTGTCATAAGCACTGGATCATTAGATATATCGACAACAAAATATGTAAGTATCCCAGGGGGCATTCCAATCTATATTGGAGACGCTACTATACAAAATAGTAACGGCAACCTCGGAATCAGCACTATCAACAACATTTTACTTAACCCGAGTAGTTCAGGGGGGAGTGTAATAATTCCTGAAGATACATACTTGGAATTTGGATCAAATGGTAACAGCATATATAGTGACGGTGACCAATTGTTAATTAATGGGTATAACGGTGTGAGCATATCATCTGGAAACATTACAATATCGGGAACTATTAACATCGAAGGAGAGTTAAGCACAGATACATATATATTTCCTTTGGGGACAAGTCAAACATCAAAAGTTACATCAATTGTAAATAGCACTGTAGGATCTAGATTAATAATAGTAAAAACAAACGATCCCCATTACTTGAGTGTAAATGACAAAATAACATTAAAAAATACTAACTCTGTGCCGGTAGTTGATGGAGAATACACTGTTAATTCTATCTTGGACTCAACGCGAATCACGGTGTCTGTCCCATTGCCATTTACCACTTTGACTACATCGGGAACTGACGGTATACTAAAGGGTGTATTAAAAGTGAATCAAGGAAAAGATGTTGGTATAAGTGTTAATTATTGGGCTGACAAGGCGGGTAATGGTGTAACAGCGGGTAGCATAAATTCCTACACTGGATTTTTTGGATACAAGCTTAATACAGACAGATGGACATTCTATGACAGGTCTATAATAATGAATGACGTTGTCACAGGGACATTGGGAAATATAGACGTAAATAAAGTCTTCACAAACAAAATGAGCGGTTTTATCTTAGAAGGTGGAATATCAGGTGGTTCTAATGCAATAGCAGGGTCCAATTTTGTAGTGGCAGGAGGAAGCATAAATAATACGCCAATAGGTGGGACAACTGCAGCTGCCGGGAGATTTACAACGTTAAGTAGCACTGTAGAGGCGTCATTTAATAATGTGACGCTTCAAAGGTCGTTAGTATATTCTATAGAAAGGTATACAGTAAATGCAGTGACGATGCCTACAAGGAATCCAACTGTAGATTTTGTAGTGTCGTTGATATCTGTATCAGGAGCAAATTATACAACTTCAAGTGGAACGATGCCTTCGCTTTTGGTAGCGGATGGCACATACAAGATCTTGACATGTGCAAGCATTGGCACGGGGTGTGCACATACGATACATTTTGGAATTGGCAAGATAATCGCACCATCACATGACACCAGTCCGTCAAAGTTGGTTTTTAAGAGGGCAGGTCAAAGTGCCCAACTGATGTTTTCAGCAATAGATAATGCATGGATATTGATAAACAGCGGCGCATACGTCACGTAAACTGTGTCTTTAAAATAATTGAATATGAAAATGCAAATAACACTCTATGAAATGGCTACAACACCGCTCACAGACACTCAAAAGTCCAATTTAAACATTGGATATTGTTGCTTAAATATGAATCTTCGTTCTTTAGGTATTTTTACCTCAAGAACGTGTAGGCTTGACACTATAAAAAAATTAGGAATAGAATATAGCTACGAATTAGCTGAAGCAAATCTGAAAGACCTAGCTGCAATTTTACGTTGGAATTACAACAACGGGATCTTTCTTTACAGGATGTCAAGTGAAATTTTTCCATTTGCAACACATCCAGAATACTCGCAGAATTACGATTTGGACAGATTTAAAGGTTTACTTCAAAAGATAGGTGGATGTGCAAAAAAATGGGGAATTAGATTAACTTTTCATCCAGGTCAACATTGTGTATTAGCTTCATCGTCTGAAAAGGTTGTGTTCAGTGCTTTGTGTGATATTGATTTTCATGCAAAGGTTATGGACTTTATGTGTCTCGATAAAGATGGGGTAATAGTCATTCATGGCGGTTCAAAACAAGATGGCAAAGAGGCAGCATTAACCCGTTTTGCACAGAATTTTAGTAGACTCACGGAAAGTGCAAGGGAGAGGCTTGTGATAGAAAATTGTGAGATGATGTATAGTATTACAGACTTGATTCCGGTATCTAGAGATCTGGGAATTCCAATTGTGGTTGATTATCATCATCATAACATAAACAAGGGTGATATTTCAGACAACGCGAGTTTACAAGCGTGCACGGAAAAGGTGTTAGAAATATGGGGGAAAAGAGAGATCACACCTTTGTTTCATTTATCAGAGTCTAAACCATATGTTAAAGAAAGTGACAGCATTACAGCACGCCGAGCTCATTCAGATTACGTAATAAGATTCCCCGATGTGTTACTAGAACTTGTGGAGACTAAACGTATAGATTTGGATATTGAAGCAAAACACAAAGAAAAGGCTGTTTTATATCTAAAAAAGAATTATTACTAATTTAAGTTCCACTCTTGATTAAAAAATGTAGTGTAATAATAATCCTAAACCCGACAAGATGACACAAACATCAAACACTTTTTACAATTACTTGATGAGGAATAGATGCGATGAGAAAGTCCTAAAGTTTTTGGATGAATTCAGAAATGAAATTGACAATATAACGGAGGATCTTATTTCATCAAAACAAATAATGAAAGCGATTAATATTAATACACCTAATAGATTTAAGATTTTTCAAAATGTTTTCATGGACTATTTTGCATACAAAGTAAAAGAAGAATTGTAAATGTAAATCGAGAAATAAAAGAACCAAAAAAAATACACTAAATTATTTTTGTTGGTTAATGGTAATAAAGTAACTAAGATCAAATGATTATTTCTTCTCTATTTCTTGTTGGTCTAGTAGTTTTCCTTACAGGTTACTTCTTTTTAGGCAAAAGTCAAGCTGAGGCTGAATGCAAAGAACCAAACAGAGAATACTTTTCAAATCCAAACTTTACCGGTGGTTTCGCAGGTGTTGCTATCGGTGTAATCTTTATCATTTTTGGTTTTGCTCTTCAAGCAGCTGATAAAGTAAAAGCATTTGAATCTAGAGCTATAACGTCTTTGCGTTAATCCAACATCTTTGCGTTGATTCCAGGTCCAACGTCATTACGTAATTCTAAAGTCTAATAATTAAATCCTAAACCCAAAAAATTGATACATTATTGCACTTAAAAAAATGCAATAATATAATCTTAGCAGTAATTTACGATGACACTTGCATTAAAACATCATTACCTAAAAATATACATGGGTTGCATGTATTCAGGCAAAACTACTTCACTGTTAAACGAGAAGTCAAGGTATGAAACAATAACCAAGAATGTATTGATGGTGAATCATAAGTTAGACACAAAAAGGCATCCTGATATCACCATAAGCCCTGAAGGGTATGGGGAAATAAGAACTCATAGTAACAGATTTGTTGATGGTGTTTTAATGGTAAATAAGTTATCCGAAATTCTCGATTTGCATTACAGCGCTTATATAGGAGCAGATGTCATTATTATTGATGAAGCGCAATTTTTCGATGATCTTTTTGTATTCTTGAAAAGTGAAATGGAAAAAATGACAAGTGCAAAGATATTTATCATAGGAGGGCTTTCAGGTGATTTTAAAATGCAACCTATTGGGCAGATTCTGCAAGTCATTCCGTTAGCGGATGAAGTCATTAAACTGAATGCATATTGTTCTATTTGCAAAGATGGCACAAAAGCATCATTTACGAAAAGGCTGATCAATGATAGAGAGCAAATATTGATAGGTAAAAATGACATTTATACACCAGTTTGTAGAAGACACTTTTAGAGTCAATTACATCCAACTTTAATTTGTTTGAGTTTAATAGAAATCTAATGAAACGTTATAGGAGCCCAATAAAGGAATACCGCAGGTCTCAGTTCACAACAACGGCGCGTCCAAAGTCTCCGTCACCTAAACGAAAGGACTTCCCCAACAAAGTAAAGCTCCACAATGACGGAGTATCAAGATGCACATACATACATCCACTTACTGGCAAAAGGTGTCGCAACAAGTTAGAGATGTATCCACAGTTTTGTGAAATGCACACGATAGAAATAGAAAATGTATATATAAGTAAATCAAACATAGAAAATGCAGGTAACGGTTTATTTGCGGGCAAAAAGGGCTTCAAAAAAGGCACTATTATAGGGATTTACAGTTATCCATGGAATAAAGTGAGCTTGGGCAATGTGCAAAACAGATGTGGTGAAAACAGTGAGTGTTGGGCGTATATATTTTGTGAGCATGGCAACGAACGAAATACAAAATGTTATGATGGCTTAGATATTAGAAGCACATTGATGAGAAACATAAATGACGCTCACAATTCAGGTCAAAGAAACAATTCATACTTTGATGTCATTAGGGGCACCGTATACGTTGTTGCAAGCCGAAACATTAAGCCAGGCAAAGAAATACTTGTGAGTTATGGGAAAAACTACTTTAGTTAATTAATTACTTTTTGAATTTCAAAAAAAATATTTATTGCTTTATAATATAAAATGATTGAAAACTTTATCTCAAACCTTATCGGTGGTGCAGCTAAAAAGTCCAAATCACCAAGACGCAGAAAGTCTGCCCCAAAGCGTTCACCAAAGAAGATGTCATCAAAGAAGATGTCACCAAAGAAGGCAAAAAGCCCAAAGAAGATGAGCTCTAAAAAGAGATCTGCAAGGAAGTCTGCTAAGAAGTCCCCAAAGAAGGCAAAGAGCCCAAAGAGAAAGTCTTCAAAGAAGGCAAAGTCTCCAAAGCGTAAGAGCTCCAAGAAGAGATCATCCAAACGTAAGTCACCAAAGAAGGCAAAGTCTCCAAAGCGTAAGAGCTCTAAGAAGAGATCATCCAAACGTAAGTCACCAAAGAAGGCAAAGAGCCCAAAGAGAAAGAGCTCCAAGAAGAGATCATCCAAACGTAAGTCACCAAAGAAGGCAAAGAGCCCAAAGAGAAAGAGCTCCAAGAAGAGATCATCCAAACGTAAGTCACCAAAGAAGGCAAAGTCCCCAAAGCGTAAGAGCTCTAAGAAGAGATCATCCAAACGTAAGTCACCAAAGAAGGCAAAGTCCCCAAAGCGTAAGAGCTCCAAGAAGAGATCTGCTAAGAAGTCACCAAAGAAGGCAAAGAGCCCAAAGAGAAAGAGCTCCAAGAAGAGATCATCCAAACGTAAGTCAGCAAAGAAGGCAAAGTCCCCAAAGCGTAAGAGCTCCAAGAAGAGATCATCCAAACGTAAGTCAGCAAAGAAGGCAAAGTCCCCAAAGCGTAAGAGCTCCAAGAAGAAGTCCCCAAAGAGTGCACCTCTAGTTCAGATGGGAGCTGGTTGGATGAAAAAGTACTATTAAGTCACTTCCTAGAGCAATGTGGACAGCACTGCAATAACAAAACAAATAAACCCTATTTATACAGAATTTTATAATACTTTTCTCCATAGTAATAATTAATACCAATATTATAAGACCTAACGGTATGTCCATTAAGAAGGCTGTATTAATTGGTATTAATTACATAGGAAGTGATTCGCGTTTGAATGGTTGCATAAATGATGTAAGAAATATTTACAAATTCTTAACAGAAAGTTGCGGCTACAAACCAGCAGACATTCGTATTCTCACGGAAGAAGATTTCATCAAGCCTTCAAGGAAGAACATGGAAGACAATATGCGTTGGTTAGTTAATGGTAACAAAGCAGGGGATACAATGTTCTTTTATTATTCAGGGCATGGTTCAAATATTTCTGATCGAAATGGTGATGAAACTGATGGAAGAGACGAGGTCCTCGTTCCTTTAGATTACACAACAGCAGGTGTGATTACTGATGACTGGATTCTTCAAAATATGGTATCTAATGTGGTTAAAGATGCAACATTATGGGCATTTACCGATTGTTGTCATTCAGGAAGTATGATAGACTTGAAATTTAATTATAAATCGTTATGTGAATATAAATCTGGGCAAGTCAAAAAGGGTGCGCCATACAATACATTAGAATGGACAGATAAATTTACATTTTCATTAGAAAGAGGACGTGATATTCCTGGTAAAGTGATTTTGTTTTCAGGATGCCAAGATGCAGAAGTATCAGCTGATGCAAATATCAATAAACAAGGTCAAGGCGCGTTTTCCTACTGCTTAGGTGAAACACTTAAACAAAACCTTGACGACAAAAGACAATTCAAAAAAGGAATATTAAAACTAAGAAATATATTAAAAGAAGTTAATTGCCGTTTAGATATCAATGGATTTACAGGCCAGAACAGTCAAATGTCACTCTCCAACGTCGCACTTCTCGAGTCCACATTTGATCCTTAAAATGAAAGTGTCGACAAATCAATATATGGCGAGTTCAAAACTTACACGTGAACGCAATTTCGCGTTCAATTTATATTGCCACGCACTATAGGCATTTATACCTAAACCCTAAACCCTAGAGAGTATTATAACATCTCTCATAATATCAACATGCCTAGTCCTACAAATTGTCACAGTATGCTAATTACATTAGGAAAAAATTACCTAGCATGTTCTTTTGAAGTCCAAATATAAGACTAGAAAAGAGCACACTTGGTGAATATATTTGATAATCTTTACTGAAAGCATTTGATGTGCTTATATGAAGAAAATATGAAACACTTAAAACAACAAACAATTGTAAGAAACCAAGAAGGCATGACTTTTCTACTCTAAGTTGCTTTTGCATTTTTCTAAAAGACTCGTCTATCAAAACTCCTATTACAAGAGAGGTTCCAAAAACTACAAAGCCATGTGACATGAAATTTAGATATAACATCTTCTATGTTCTCTAACTTCGTTACTATAACATTACAAAATTTATTACAATAAATAATCAGTATGACATTACATTGTAATTAGCTTATTTTATTTTGAAGACAATTTTTAAAAATTGCAATGAACATTATCAAGACGATCAAGTCTGTGATGTATTTGTCCAAAAGTAAACATGCCATTACAATTCCTATTGACGAATTATTAGCTTCAGCCAAAAGATGTATGATGTCTTATAAAGATCCAAATGAATTGTTGGATATAATTGATGACAAAATGCCACACAAGATTTCAGAGTTCATTAAAGAAGAACTAAAAGACATAAGCCCAAGATTTATTACTGATAACACAAATACAGATGCACAAGCCTATGTTTACTCAAAAAAGAATAAAGGCAAGAACGTGCACATTGTATTCAGAGGAACATCCAGTTATAAAGATGTTATTCACGACGTTCAATTATCATCTATTCTGTATGGCACTAAAAAAGAACGGAGTATACGCATTCATAGTGGATTCATGTGTCAATACAATTCTATCAAAAATGCGATCTACGACTTTATTCGAAATGAACTTGGAGACACCGTTTACGTTAGTGGACATTCGCTTGGCGGTGCATTGGCGCAAATTGCTGCCGTTGACATATCAGAAAGATTTGGTTGTAAAGTTGTTTGCCATACGTTTGGGTCACCAAGAGTCGGTGACTCAGATTTTGTAGAATGGTTTGACAACAATGTTAAAGAATCTTACAGGGTCATAAATGTTAAAGACATTGTTCCCAACATTCCAATGAGACCGTTATGGCATCACAGTATGCGAAATGCTATATCGTTAAGTAAGGACGGGTATGTAAAGAAACTTACATATGACATCAGTCCTTTAAAACGACTATACATCTTTTTCAAAACGTTTAATATAATTAAACCTAAAAATGACCATTCTTGTGGCATTTACATAGATCGCCTTGAATTAATTGCAAGCTGTAATTTATGAAATTGAATTTATATGAAAACATATCGTTATATATGAATATCATCAAGCCTATAACGAACTCTGAAAGTAATAATGTTTACCTTCAATACAAAAACTTTTTAGAGTATCCTGTAAACAAGACAGTATACTCAAGTTGTAGAGACATATTTGTTGATTATCACATTGACCACCTTATGGTATCAACACCTTTCTTGGTGGGCTTTGATATAAGCAAGGACATATTACCACCCAATTTTTCTTTTAGATCGACAATTACAAGTAAATGCTTTCTGATTATAGACATCGTGAGCCAACGTAGTGAGCGAATCGAACACAGAAATCATTGTAATGATCCCGTTGAGGCAGAACACATCGATCACAACATTCAAGCATTTCGTGATGTAAACGGACATGTAGTTAAGATTGTCGCTCAATTACCATCTTTGTATTTCTGAATCACTTTAGCATTGGTAATTACAATTTAAAAACAATTGTAATTACATTCATATACTTGATTTTTACTTCCCCGATGTCAAGTGAAGAACAAGACTTTATCAACAAGTTATACAACAGAATACAAAGGGGGGAAAACATCAACGATGTGATATCTATAATTAATGAAGTTTACACTAACTCCGTTGTAATTCAATACTACTTGGGATACTACTACGACAAAAAAGGATACATTGATGAAGCGGAGGTCCAATTTAAGAAGTGTATTGACATAAACATGTTTTACCCACCACCATACTTTAACTTGATCAGTTACATGTTGGGAAGAAATGAAGTGAAAAGTGCATATGAATTGGCGTCACTTATTTTCTGCAAAAAGGTTATTGACCCAATTACTGGTAAAAAGATATTTAGTTTTCCGATGAACTTTCAATTGTGTGCATTACTTTTTGATCCTATGATCAAATCTAAACTTTACAGAAAAGCAGAGAAAATGTATCTTACAATGTTACAGCATGTCCAAGATGTTAAGGACAAAACATTTATCCATGTCGTGGGTATAAAAAATTTGTGTTTAGGATTAGGATCATTGTATACAAACACTGCCGCACCTGAAACGGCATTTCGGTATTACAAGCTTGGTCTAAATACGAACTACCAAAATACCACTCAAAACGAAAAAGAAAACATAGCTTTTCTCGATAAGTCATTACTCCAGGGTTACTACCTTACAACCAATTACATTCCTACGAGCTTTAAAAAGAATGATTACCAAAAAGAAAAGTTACCAATTGACATCAACGAATTATTTAAAACAAAAACTTACAAATTTAATTCCAGTTTGAAAGAAGCGGACTCCAAAATCAAAATAGGTTACATTTCACCGGATTTTAACAAAAATGCTGTGGGCTTGTTCGTAACGCCGCTATTAAAACATTTCGACAGCTGTAAATTTTCAGTGACATGCTACTATACAAATAAACAAGATGACGAATACACAAAGGTATTAAAAAGTTATCCTAATGTTACATGGAAAAATTTGAGCAACTTTACAGACGAAGAAGCATTCTTAGAGATTAAATACAAAGACTCAATAGACATTCTTGTGGACCTTCTCTCTATGGGAAGTGGCGGACGCCTTGACCTAATTGCAATGGCGCCGGCACCTGTTATCATTAATTACCTGGGCTTTCCGGACACAGGGCGATTGACGTCGTTTACACATAGGATTACGGACGGCGTAGCCGATCCCAGCTTTGCTGACAATGAAGCGACACCGAGCGTTAATTATCATTACGTAGAGAAATTAATAAAACTAAATCGTCCATTTTTATGTTACAGTTTATTTGAGAATGAGATGATACCGGAAATAGACTACAAGAACGAATCGGAAAAAAATGTTTACCTTGGTGTATTTAATAGATACACAAAGCATCACAAAATCGTTCGTGAAGTTTGGAAAGACATCTTGTTATCAAAAAAGAACTACGTATTGTGTGTCAAACTTGCGGAGGGTGAAACGGAAGAAGACACGGTATTAAAGGATCTTTATTCAGACTTTCCGAAAGGACAACTTAGATTTCTTCCTTTTACAAATAATCTACAGGGTTATTTCAAACAGTTTAACCAAATCGACATTTGTCTTGACACGTTCCCATACAGTGGCACAACAACAACATGTAGTGGATTGCTAATGGGTGTGCCTGTGTTTACATTGTATGATCCTAAAAACCATCATGTGTCAAATGTAACAGGAAGCATACTAAAACATTGCAACTTAGAAGAATACATATGTAATTCGATTACATCATATAAGAATAAGGTGATGTCGTTTAAACTTGATAGAACCAATCAGAATGAAAAGAGACGATTTATTCGCAGTCAATTTCTCGAATGCATGAACCCCAAAATGTTTATGGAAGAGTTAGAAAAGACTTATATAAGACTTAATTCAGAATACAAAATTAACGAATCCTCCTCTGAACATGTAAATGTAAAGTTCGTGTAATCGGGGCGAGTTCAGTTGTAAAAGCAATCAGTAATTGTAATTGTTAGAAGTGAATTGTAACTGTAATTATAATTATAATTTTAATTGTAATTGTAATTTGACCATGCAAATACGAATTTTCTAAGAATACAAACTAATTACTGCCTCATACAAATACCCAATAATACCACACAAACACGCGATGGACCCTTTTACCTAAGAAGCCCATCCACTGGTCATAGCTCTATTACCTGTGCCAGTTCTTGATATAGCACAAAACTGACCCAACTCGGCTGCCCAGGCCAGACCGGCCCAATTGTTATCAGCAGGACTTGAACGTATGGTCCAATTAATTCCGTCGGGACTTGTCATGACTCTGTTGCCTGTTCCACTTAATGCAACTGCACAAAATAGGGACAACTCTGGGGCCCAAACTACGTTGTACCAAAAGTTATCAGCAGCACTTGCTCTAGTGGTCCAAGTAATACCGTCGGGTGACGTCATCACACGGGTGCCAGTGCCATCGATAGAAACAGCGCAAAACAACGACAGCTTGGGAGCCCAAGCTATGCTTTGCCAAGAGTTATTAGCAGCTGATGCGCGTGTGGTCCAAGTGACACCATCGGATGATGTCATCACTCTGTTACCTGTGCCACTACTTGCCACGGCACAAAGTATTCCAAGCTCAGCCGACCAAGCGACACCATTCCAACTATTATCTGCAGCACTTGTTCTCGTTGTCCAGGTAATACCGTTTGGTGATGTCATGACCCTATTACCAGTTCCTGAAGCTGCGACTGCACAAAATAATCCGAGTTCAGGTGCCCATGTGACACTTTGCCAACTGTTATCAGCAGCGCTTGCTCTTGTGGTCCAAGTGACACCATCGGACGACGTCATCACTCTACTGCCTGTTCCTGTACCTCCCACAACACAAAACAATTGGAGCTCAGGCGCCCATGTCACATTGATCCAATCATTATCTGCAGCGCTTGCACGTGTGGTCCAAGTGACTCCGTCACTGCTAGTCATCACACGAGTTCCCGTGCCTGAATATGCTACAGCACAGAATATACCAAGCTCACTTGCCCAAACAACACTATTCCAAGAATTGTCAGCGGCACTTCCTCGAGTTGTCCATACAATGGGCACACCAGCAGTTGCTTTCCTGTATATTTCATTGGAAAAGTTTGATGGGGCATTTGGTGTTGCAGATCTTGCTTTAACAATCATCGAGTCACCTTTTAGTAATCTTGCTATACTATTATTGTTTGGTGACCTGACATAAACGGCACCAGCATCTTTTGTGTAACCAGTAATTGGTCCGTCATTGACGATTCTAAAAGCTGTTCCAGTTTCAAGTGAACTGGGAAGTGTGACTAAAAGTTTTTGTGACTGCCCTGTAATTACGATAGTGTTAGCGGACGTATTCGCCAAAGCGATACTTGAACTTGTTGTAATAAGCGACCCTGTCAAATTGTTAATTTTTCTATTAACACTACCCATGCCAATTGCAGACATCCTTTTGTTGTTGTTATATTACCTCAACAAAAAAATAACAATTATATTACCCCGAGAATACCCCGAGAATTGCCACAATTGTTTTTGCCTTAATTCCATCCACTGGTCATGGCTCTATTACCTGTTCCATCTGATGAAACAGCACAAAGGGTCCCTAATTCGCGTGACCAAGTGATTCCTTTCCAACTATTGTCAGCTGCACTTGCACGTGTCGTCCAAGTAAGACCGTCGGGTGATGTCATCACCCTGTTACCTGTTCCAGATTGGGAAACGGCACAAAATAGTTTAAGATCACTAACCCATGTCACACCATACCATTGGTTTGTGTTTGCAGTGCGAGTTGTCCATGTAATACCGTCTGGCGATGTCATCACCAAATTCGTCCCGGACCATCCTACAGCACAAAACAGTGACAGCTGAGGCGACCAAGTGACGCTATTCCAAGAGTTGTCAGCAGCGCTTGTGCGTGTAGTCCATGTAACACCATCTGGTGATGTCATCACTCTATTACCTGTTCCTGTCCACCCTACAGCGCAGAATATTCCAAGCTCAGGGGCCCAAGTCACACTGTACCAATCATTGTCAGCAGCAGAAGTTCTAGTTGTCCAAGTAACACCGTCGGGTGACGTCATGACTCTATTCCCTGTTCCAGTACTTGCGACTGCACAAAATAAACTCAACTCGGGGGACCAACAAACACTGCGCCAACTATTATCAGCAGCTGAAGCTCTACTTGTCCACGTAATACCGTCTGGACTAGTGACCACACGATTCCCTGATCCAGTCCATGACACAGCACAAAACAACTGGAGCTCCGGAGCCCAAGTGATACCAAAGTAACTGGAGACTGGTAATGATCCTCTTGTTGTCCAAGTAATACCGTCTGGTGACGTCGTCATTGTGTTTGAAATACCTGATGCACAGAAGAGTCCGAGTTCAGGCGCCCATACTACACTGTAAAAAGCTGAGGAAGGTGTTGTTCTACTTGTCCAAACAATTGGCGCGGTAGGTTCTCTCCTTTTTGCCACAATAGCTTCAAAGTGTGAGGGTTGTGTAGGGGTATTTTGTAGAGCAGTCACAGTAGCGGTGTCACCCTTAAATAACCTTGTAATATTACCCCCTGAATTTGTTCCAATGTATACAGCCCCGGCATCTTTCGTGTAACCAGAAAGCGACCCGTCGTTTGTTATTTTGTATTTGTTCCCGAGCGAAAGTGAACTTGGAAGAGTGACATTAATGCGTTGATTGTGCCCGGAGACTACCACAGTGCTAGGTGAAGTAGAACTAACTGTGATGCTCGATGCTGTTGTAACAAGATTCATAAACTTTGACACAGAAGAATTCACAGCATTCAATGAGATAGCCATGTTCTCTTTTTAATCTTTTATATACTATAAACCTTATATAAAAATTTAATTAATAAAAAGCACACAAAATTTATTGAAAATTGCTTGCATAAAAATAATTGGAAATCTCCTCTAAATTAATTACTCTTTACCACTTGTCATCACTCTATTACCTGTTCCACTACTTGAAACTGCACAAAATAGTCCTAGCTCAGGGGCCCATGTTACACCACGCCACTCGATGTCAACAGTGGTTGCACGTATGGTCCAAGTAATACCGTCGGGTGACGTCATCACTCTGTTACCTGTTCCTGTAACTGCAACGGCACAAAATAGTGATAATTCACTTGCCCAAACTACGTTGAACCAAGAGTTATCAGCAGCACTTGCTCTAGTGGTCCAAGTAATACCGTCGGGTGACGTCATAACTCCGTTACCGGTTCCTGTAACTGCAATTGCACAGAATATTCCAAGCTCAGCTGCCCAGGTTACACCCACCCAATCGTTATCAATTGCGCTTGCGCGTGTCGTCCAAGTAATACCGTCTGGAGACGTCATAACTCTGTTGCCTGTCCCGGTTCGTGCAACAGCGCAAAAGATTCCCAGCTCTGGGGCCCAAGTCACACTGCGCCAATTGTTGTCTGCTGCGCTTGCACGCGTGGTCCAAACGATTCCGTCTGGTGACGTCATTACCCTATTACCGGTTCCTGTAAGTGCAACAGCACAAAAGATTGACAGCTCAGGGGACCATGCAATGCTCCACCAATCATTGTCAAAAGCACTTGCTCTAGTGGTCCAATCAATACCGTTTGGCGACGTCATTACTCTATTACCTGTTCCTGATGCTGAAACAGCGCAAAACAGTCCGAGTTCACTCGCCCAAATTACACTGGTCCAAGTATTGTTAGCAGCGGATGTTCTAGTTGTCCAAGTGATCCCATCGGGACTCGTCATCACTCTGTTGCCTGTTCCAGATTGGGAAACTGCACAAAATAACCCCAGCTCTGCGGCCCAGGTTACACTATACCATTGGTTGTTTGCAGCACTTGCACGAGTTGTCCACACAGTTGGGGGACCATAATTGTTACTTGCTCTTGAAATGGTGGTATACAAGTCATTAGGGGTGGTTGGTGTCGATGTCAAAGGTGTGATCGTGGCACTGTCACCTTTTAATAGTCTTGCAATTGTATTTCCGGATGTAGTGGCAACGTAGATAGCGCCGGTGTCTTTGGTGTAGCCACTAACAGGCCCATTATTAGCGATGGTATAAGACTTGCCAGCAACCATACCAGTGGGTGGCACAGTAACAATTGTTTGAGCGGAAGTTGTGACACTTGCACTTGTTGTGAATCCACTACCGTATTTAGCGATGTAAATCGTGGTAGTCCCTGTGGTAATATTCCCTAATGTCGCAAGTATTGTAGTTCCATTAGTAGCATAAAAGTTAGCTTGGGTTGAAGTGTAGTATCCCGTAGCATACACACCACCGTCGCTGCTTGCTGATACACTTACCCCATAATCATCCAAAGTTCCGTCTATTCTGTTAGTGAAAAGTAAAGCGCCAGCAGAGTCGTATTTAGCGATGTAAATTGCTCTATTACCCAAGTTCCCTAATGTTGAAAGTATGGTAGTTCCATTAGTAGCATAAAAGTTAGCTTGGGTTGAAAGGTAATACCCCGTAGCATACACACCACCGTCGATGCTTGCCGATACACTAAACCCTTGGTCATCATTCGTCCCGTCAATGCGGTTTGTCCAAAGTAAAGCACCAGCGGAATCGTATTTAGCAATGAAAATCGCATTACTACCCAAATTCCCTAATGTCGCTGACACGGTAGTTCCATTAGTTGCATAAAAGCTGGCTGTTGTTGAAAGGTAGTATCCCGTGGCAAATACTCCACCATCTCTGCTTGCTGAAACACTTTGCCCTTGGTCGTTGCCACTCCCATCAATACGGTTTGTCCAAAGTAAAGCGCCAGCGGAGTTGTATTTAGCAATATAAATGGTACCTTGAGTGTTAAAATTACCTAATGTTGCTAACACTGTAGTTCCATTTGTTGCATAAAAATTAGCTGCTGTTGAAGTATAGTATCCCGTGGCATAAACACTCCCATCAGTTGTTGCTGATAAACTAGTCCCAGATTCATCGCGTGTGCCATCAATGCGGTTTGTGAAGAGTAAAGCGCCAGCGGAGTTGTATTTTGCAATATAAATTGCAGAAGTCCCCGCGGTACTTAAGTTCCCTAATGTTGCTTGTATTGTAGTTCCATTCGTTGCATAAAAACTAGCTTGTGTTGAAGTGTAGTAACCCGTGGTAAATACTCCACCATCGCTGCTTGCTGATACACTTTGCCCATAGTAGTCTGCATCAATACGGTTTGTCCAAAGTAAGCTTCCATTTGAAGCATATTTAGCGATGTAAATTGGATTACGTCCTAAGTTTCCTAATGTCGCAAGAATTGTAGTTCCATTAGTAGCAAAAAAACTGGCTTGTGTAGAACTAGAGTATCCCGTAACATATACTCCTCCATCGCTGCTTGCTGATACACTGTTCCCTTCGTCACTGGCTGTCCCGTCGATACGGTTCGTAAAAAGTAAGCTTCCATTGGAAGCGTATTTAGCAATGTAAGTTGCGAAACTCCCCAAGTTACCTAATGTCGCAAGTAAACCTCCATTGGTGCCATACAATCCAGTTGTAGAATTGCAGACTCCTGTGGCGTAAACACTCCCATCAGTTGTTGCTGATACACTACGCGCAGTGTCAGAATTACTCCCGTCTATCCTATTAACCCAACTTATTAAACTACCTGATATTTCAGTGTAATTAACAACACGTCTATACGTGCCTGTGTGCCCGCTGATAACAATGTCTTGTGGAGAACTAGAAGACAATGTAACATTACTACCAGTCACTAACACACCTGAATAATTCTGAACAGAAGTTGCATTAGTTTGTAATGCAGACAATGAAATGCTCATTACGTTGTATTATTATATACTAATATAATAATAAATTATAAATTTACGCTCTAGAGAATTTCTAGAATTTAAATTTGTATGTGTAATTGTAATATACAAAAGCAGGTAAAAGGGATGTCAAGGAGAAGAGCTATAAGGCCAGACGATTTGCCACTATTATTGTCGCCACCAAAGAACCCAAAAGGTTTTACAAAGCCGTATTTTGATCCTGACTTTGAGATATATAGAAGCGTTGCGAAAGCAGTGCCCAATGAAGAAGTCACTTTAGGTTTAGAAAAGAAATGTAAGGAAATGCACAAAGACATGAACTTGCTTTTAAAAAAGATTTCTAAAAGACAAGAACTAGAAAGGAAATACGATAGGATAGAGAATAAGATAAAAGACATGGATAGGGAAATAGAAGAATTACACTCGCAATTGAGAGAGAAATACTAAATGCGCAATGTTAACAATACACAGTTCTATACAGCTCTAATAACAAGACCTATATACAACTCTTAAAATAAGACGTATATACAGCTCTAATAACAATACCTATATACAGCTCTTAAAACAAGACCTATATACAACACTGATAACAAGACCTATATAAAACTCTTAAAACAAGACCTGTATAAAACTCTTAAAACAAGACCCACACAGCTGCATGGTGGCTTCGCACACCATTTCGCAGTGGGCGGGCGGCGATGTAGAGTGTTTTTTGTAAATTTTAACCACACAGTAAGCTTGTTCTAAATTAAACAAATTGAAATGCAACTTAAAGGGGCATATTGTAGTGCAAATACCAGGGCACACATGGACATTTCTGAGAATACTTTACTTCAAACACTTCAAAACGATCTTATTGATTTGAGAGACACCGTTAGAAAACAACAGGAGGGACTAAAACTGTTGAGAGATGATGTAACAGCACTTAAGTGCAAGCGTAATGAAAAGTATTACCAAACATTTTTAGAAGGAGAATTAGGTGGTGGTCATAAAAACACTAAATACGGTGTTACTGACATAACAACTGACGTTTACCACGTTGAGATAAAACATTGGTGTAATTTTAAAGCATGTTTAGGGCAACTGCAAGCGTATAATCATAAGGATAATAAAAAGCTAGTAGCAGCGTTTTTTGGTGACACCACCACCTCAAAGAAACTAGACATCATTCAGCTTTTTTATGACAGTTTTATAGATGTATGGGAGTTATGTGATTTTGACTTCGGGGTAAAAATTATAAAGCACAAAGTAGAAAGTGATAACGATTCGTTTAAGGAGTGGTTACATGAGCATGTTATTTATAACCAAGATTCAATAGTCGCTTTGAAAGACATTTGTTTTTCATATTGTCAAAAAGAACTATATAAAAAAGATAAAGCTAAACTTCGAATGCAAATTGAAATATGGATATCACGAACATTTCCAATGGTTCAAAGCAAGTGTATGGAGTCTCGATTTAATGGTGTAAAATACTATGGATGGAAAGGGTTAAAATTAAAATCATAAATAATTGAATTTAAAGCAATCTATTAAGAAGCAAAATAAGACACACACACACATGGACACCGGTGATAATGATATTACTTACACCCTTGGTAGACATCAAATACAGATCGACAGTATCATTCGCACTGTAAAAGAGCTGCAAGATATTATTACTTCAAAAGTCCACGTTATAAATAAACAAGAGGAACTAATAAGCCAACAAGAAGAAGAAATAAGACTGTTAAAAGATAATGTAGCATCGCTTGCGAGCAAACGTAATGAGAAATTTTATCAAAAGTTATTAGAGCAAGAGTTAGGTGGCGGGCATAAGAACACAAAGTATGGAATAACTGATATAACAACTGATGTTTACCATGTTGAGATCAAACATTGGTGTAATTTTAAAGAGTGTTTAGGACAGCTGCAAGCATACAATCACAATGATGATAAAAAGCTCATTGCTGCTTTTTTTGGTGACACCACTTCATCAAAAAGGGAAAATGTAATAGATTTGTTTAGGAAATTCGATATAGAGGTGTGGCAACTACATGATTTTGATTATGGGGTAAGAATTGAGAAATTTAAAATAGAAACGCAACCTATTCTGTGCGATACAGTAAACATGCAACATAGTATCATGGATACAAATTTGTTTGATTGGTTCAAAAAGAGAATCATCTACAAAGACCGATCATTCATGAGATTGAAAAGTATACTGATATGCTATTATGACCGATATGATTTAATAGGTGTCAAGTCTAAAGCTAAGTTTAGAAAGGATGTAGAATCATATATTCAAAAAAAGTATCCTGACATTGTAAACACATGTGGAAAGTTTACAATTAATGGCTCGAGTGCACAAGGCTGGTGGAATCTTAGTCTGGTGGATATTGAATCTCCTGATAAAAATGTTATACAAGAGTCATAACAGTCATTTTATTCATATTACTTGAACAACTGCTTTTACAACTTTTGAAAAGAATTGTTTTGTGAATATTTTTCTAACATTTTCTAAACTTTTGATATATATTTTAGAAAACGTTGCTCTATTTGATTCAAAACGCATCCATATCTCATTATACCTCAATCTTACCCCATTATACCTCATTATACCTCAATATCTGTTACTTTGATATCTACCTTATTATTTATCATTTGTAATCTTTAATGTTTTTAATATTAAAAGAATATATAAACATAAATATCTGTAGGTTGTAAAAAATCAGAAAAAAAGAGACCATAACCCACCAAACCCGTCATTTACGGTCCAAAACCCGCCAACAATGGTTTGAACCCACCAAACCCGCCAAATATTGCAAAAGTTTTTTTGGAAAAAAAAGAAAAGACAAAAATAAATAATAGATAAAAAGTCCTATCAATGGCGGGTTGGAATTTATGGTCTAAACTACTTTTTCCTTGAAGTATGAATATGGTCGGGAACCCGCCAAACCCGTCATTCACGGTCCAAAACCCGTCATTAGTATACAGGAACCCGCCAAACCAAGGGTTACCTCAACCAACAAACACAATAAAAACATGTCTTATTATAAATAATTTCTAATTTTTAAACAGACCCATCCCCTAACTTTGTCACCATTTAGTGTTGTGTCTTTGTAAAGATGTGGCAGATCAGGGTATTTTGATTTGATATATCTTTCGATCTCTTTTTTATATTTAGAAGATGTCCTTGAAGGCACGCCTGTTTTGCCTAGATATAATTGGCATATGTCCTTGAGATTTAAAATGCCATCAGTATGTTGAATGATATTTTCATCAAGCCAAGCCTCAAACGGGTTATTCTCATCTCGGTATTCATTTGTCTTTACACTGACTTCAACGGGTTCTTTGACGTCTTTGTAGTAATATTCTAGTAACATGTTTGCAAACGTTTGTCGCCAAGACATATCTTCACGCATACGGGAGGGCAGCGTTCTATCAATTTTGTATTCATTATCTTCTTTGGGGTCATCTACGAATCTTGAAGGGAAGTCGATCACACGGATACGTCGCCACAAGGCTGTATCTTCACCTTTGATATCTGGAAGTTCATTACAAGCGAGAAAGAGTTTGGCCTCCATAACAAATGAAACTGATTCTTGGTATAGACCTCGTGCGACGATTTCTTCGGAACCAGTTAGTTCTTTAAGGAGACCGATGTTGATTTTCTCGCCATCTTCAGGTTCACTTAGGAAGGCGAACCGTTTATTCATCAACTTAATTTTTTCAGTGTTCGCTTCGTTGGCGTTATTCCTTTTGCGAGTAAGAAGCGTTACTTCTACTTTCTCACCAAATTCACCGATAGCGAGCTTCATCAAATTCAGAAGTTGACTTTTACCATTAGCTCCGTCGCCGATGAACATAAGGAAGTTGGTGTTAGGAATGTCTCCGTTCAAGCACTCGCTCATTTTCTTAAGGACATAATCACGGACGCCTTTATTAGGAAGAATGTTGTTGACGAATTGATGGACTTCTGGGTTGTTAGCTTTGTCATCATAGTCGTATTTGACGGTATAATTAACATAGTCATCTTTTTTAGTTTTTCTAAATTTGTTATCAAGAAGGTCATAAACGCCATTTTCAAAGGGAACAAGATGTTTTTTAGAGTTTAACATTTCAAAAAAGGTATTGTCGATGTAGAATAATTGAGATTCTTTTAAGATATCTTCTTTCAACTGCGGTTTATTAAGCTTAGTAATTAAACTTTTAATATTTTTAAGAAGTCCCATGGCATTGTCGTCGGTCTTTTTATTTTCATAATGTTGCTTGATTTTGTTAAAGACGCCGCACAACTGCAAAATGTTCCTTTTAAAGTCCAGGGATTTGTGGTCCATGATCCATTTGCATCCGTCAAAGGTATACCAATCGTTACCGGTATATACGTAGTCTTTGTAAAGGTGATTCATGAGCTCTGCCATTTTAGTAATTTTGTGTCCATCGAGAGACTCGTTAATGATCTTTAGTATTTTCTTATCTTTGATGATGTTTTTGTCGAGTTGAACGTCGCACGAGAATTCTTCTTCGCCATTAAAAAAGTTGTTAATGTTGATGTTGACGGTGCCGTTATTGACGAGTTGGGAGTAGTTCATCCAAAAGCTATTCAAGGCTTGGTAACGTTCGCCAACGGGTATAATTTCATGTTTGGGGAAAATGCTATTGCATTCTTTACATTTTAAGCAGTAACCGGTGTCACTAATTTGGTGTTCGACGTTGCATTCAGGACACTTTCCCTTAAGAAGCCTAGACAGAAGCCGATCGGAGACGTCGCCACGGAATACCATTTGTTGTTTGTCGAATTCGATGTCCGTAATTTGTTCGTCGAAGTTTTCAAGAATGTATTCCTTACACTGCTTAATAGCTTTTTCGATGAGTTCTTGTTCTTGCTTGTTGACTTTAAGACAATTAAGAATAATTTCATTTAGTTCTTTAGGGAATTTTTCAATTTTGACTTCATTATGTTTGTAGTCTTTACAGTCGATGTCGTGGCATTTGCGCTTGGAGCTGATGGTATCGATAGTGATGTATTGATGATTTGACTTATGTTCACGATCAACGTTAATACAGAAGCGGTCTTCAAGGGCGACGATGATGCAATTAAAGTTGCGGTCAATGATGATATCACGGATGTCCTTAGCGTTGTAATTGTAGTGCTTTTTAACAAATTTTTTGATGACATTCAAATCCTTAGTGGTGAGGGAGTCTTGTTTAGGATGGATAAGTATATCTTGGGGGTTTGGTTCGATTACTTCCACGTCACAGCTTTCGGCGTCTTCAACTTCGCAACCAGCTTCTCCTTCGAGTAATTCGACATTGTCGACGTTGTAAGCAACAAATGTATCAAGAAACGTAAAGTCATCGGAAAGCTCATAGCATTTGACTAAGGGTCTGTTTTCACCGGATTTTGAACTGAGATAGGTGCGGAAGAGGCCTTCTCTGTAAACTGAGACATCGATAATTTTTTGAGAGGTAAGTTCAGGGAACATACTAGACACAAAAGGTTTAAGTGCCTTGACGCTTTGGAACTTAGTCTTAGAATCATTTAAGTGGACGATGATATGAAATGACTTCTTCAAGTTATTGTGAGACTCTAAAACGACAAATCTAGGGGTATATTTTAGCAATTTAGTAGTAACAGCATTTTTGATGTTATTTACAACATCAACGCAATTATCAAATTCGACAGGGTTCTTAGAGTTGTAAATTTCAACATCAAAGAAAAGGTTGACGGGACTATCCTCAGGAACAAATTCATAAAATGCTGGTGGGGTTGAAGACGATTCTATAAGATCAACAAAATGTTGGTAATTTTGTAGGACAAAGTATTTTAATATATTATCATTACAAAGAATACCGTTACCGACGTGTTTTAGGGCGCTTGCTTTTTTGGCAAAGTAACGCATGTTGTTTATGATTTGTATTACGGTGCTTTGTGTTATTAAGCGAATGTAATATAATTTTAAGTAATAAAAGTTTCTTTAAATTAAAAATAAAATTGCTATAAGAGTTTAGTATACTTGTATTAAACGCAAAATCGCGCTCGTTTAGTATACCTATAAATAAACGTTATTGGCAAACGCGAAATCGCGCTCGTTTAATATACCTATAAATAAACGTTATTATTGGCAAACGCAAAATCGCGTGCTCGTTTAATATACCTATAAATAACGTTATTGGCAAAGGCAAAATCGCGCTCGATTAATATACTTATGAATAAACGTTATTCTTGGCAAACGCAAAATCGCGTTTAATTATAAAAGGTAATGGTAAAATAAATTTTATTAGGTTATAATATAAATTATCTATAGCATGCCATACAATACAGATGCGATTGTGCATGAGAAACAGGTTGTGATTAATGATACAACTGCGGCTGGATCAACAAGTGGAAGTTTAGTTGTAGCTGGTGGTCTATCAACAAAGGATACATATGTTACCGGTCACGTAGCGGTGAACAATGTTAAGATCACTCCTAATTTGAATGACATTGTTCATGAACAGCAGGCTGTTTTGTTACCAGACAGAGGAACTTTTACCGACATTACAGATTTTTATTTCTTGAACTCTGCGGCAAATTCGTTTAGAGCACAAATTAATGTGACTGTATCAGCTGGAATTTCAAAGTATGCATTGCATGAGATTCATGGTATTTACAAAAATAGTGGATGGATGATAACATCGAGTTTCACAGGTGATTTGACAGGTGTGACTTTTGATATTAAAGACACAACTGATGCAACTGGAAACAACATTGGTCAATTGCAATACAAAAACAGTAATATTGGGGGAACTACTACAACAATTAGATATAGGGCAACAACTACAGCACCTCCAGGATCTTCACCAACGGGCTCTACAGGTATTATAAATAATACATCTGGGCCATTTGTTGCAAATGCATTAATTTATGCAAATACAGTCAATACATTAGCAAGCACAGATATCATTTACAATGCAGATGTATTTACAATTGCAGGAACATCTAGATTATTAGGTCAGAATGCAAATGAGTTCACATCATTTTCAAATGGTGGTGCCATTACATCGATGGGAGACATCTCAGCGGCAAAGAAAGTGATTGTGGGACAGAAGATTGGTATTGCAACGACAGCACCAGGTTACGAATTGGATGTGCGTGGTGATATTCATTTCAGCGGTGATCTTTATCAGAATGGGTCGCTATTTTCAGCAGGCGGTGGTGGCAGTTCTGTTTGGAATACGGTAGGCACAACAGGAAACATTTACTATACAAAAGGAAATGTTGGTATCGGAAATACAAGTCCAACAGTTGCACTTGATGTCACGGGTTCAATTAAAGCCTCATCATCAATTTCGGCGGGAAGTGCAAATATTACAAACTTTACTAGCACTAGTATTACAAGTGGAAGTGCAAAAGTTACAGACATTGTAAGTTCAAACATCACAGCAGCAACTTTGATTGCGACAACTGGATTGACAACTGGAACTGCAAGAATTACAGACATTGTTAATACAAACATTACAACTGGAACCGCAAGAGCTACTGATATTATCAGCACTAATCTTACAAGTGGAAGTGCAAAGTTTACAGACATTGTAAGTTCAAACATCACAGCAGCAACTTTGATTGCAACAACTGGATTGACAACTGGAACTGCAAGAATTACAGACATTGTTAATACAAACATTACAACTGGAACCGCAAGAGCTACTGATATTATCAGCACTAATCTTACAAGTGGAAGTGCAAAAGTTACAGACATTGTAAGTTCAAACATCACAGCAGCAACTTTGATTGCAACAACTGGATTGACAACTGGAACTGCAAGAATTACAGACATTGTTAATACAAACATTAC